TATATTAATTAATATAATATATAAATATTATTTATAAAATATTTTGTTTTTAAATTAAAATTTTGTATCTTTGCAAAAAATATGGATGATAAATTAATTAAAGAGATTACAGAATTTTGTTATCTAAACAATATCGAAGACGTTGAGAAGCAGATAAATGCTTGCTTACGTAAAGGTTTTGATATACTGAAATATGGTACATCTCCAATTGATAATTATAAAATAGAGAAGAATATCTATGGAACAGAAAACAGAAAGAGAGATTCTCCTAAAGAAGACAAAGAACTTCACACCACTAACAAAGGAAGCTCAAATGATGAGAAGAAAAGTGATGAACAGGATGGGGAAACAAACAAAAAAGTAGTTAGACGTAAAGTGCGAATTATTAAGAGAAAGAAAAAATATGAAAGTCAATAAGAACGCAAAAGTACAGATTCATTGGAGGGTCAGTCCATATGATTATTCACCAGAAATGGAGAATAACATTATTGCTAAAGCAAGTAAGAAATATGGAATCCCAAAGGATAAAATCAAAGTTTTACCAAATTACATCATGTTGGATGAAAGTGGTAAAAAGATTAGTCTTACAAATGATGTGATTCAAAATATTCAAAATCCATCATTCCAAGTAGAATTATTCAAGAAATATCTTAATATCAACAAAATTAATGGTTATGATTTTGATTTAATCAGAAAGATTGATGCCGATATTAATACGAACATAGATTATAATGTCTATGATAAGTATAGGAGATATTCTGTAAAATGGATTAGATGGAGTAATTTCTTGTCATATGGAGAAGATAATTACTTTGATTTCACTTCAATGAAGGATATTGTACTTCTTAATGGTGAACCAGCAAATCAGAGCGGTAAGACAACATTTGCTATTGACTTGCTTCATTTTCTTTTATTTGGTAAGACAGAGAAAGTTCCAACACAGAATCTTATCTTCAATAAACATCTTTCTAAAGAAACTAATGTTGTTGTTGAGGGTTGTTTAAATATAGATGGTGAAGATTATGTTATTAAGCGTACATTAAGCAGACCTGCGTTAGAAAAGAGAACAGCCAAGAGTAAGGTTACTCAAAAGGTAGACTATTACAGAATAATTGGAACGAATAAGGAAGAGTTAACAGAGTACGTTGACAATGAACAGGAAGAGAATAGCATTCAAACAAATAAAGCTATCAAAGAAGCCATCGGTAGAGAAGATGATTTTGATTTAATTATTTCTGTTACAGAGTCAAATCTGGATGACTTGATTAAGAAGAAAGAAACTGAACGAGGAAGATTATTATCAAGATGGATAGGTCTTTTACCTCTGGAAGAAAAAGATAGATTGGCAAGAGAAAAGTTTAATAGTGATATTAAGCCATTCCTACTATCAAATAGATATAATAGAGAAACTTTAAAGTTAGAATGTGATGCTTTTGATTTGGAAATTAAGAATCTTACATCTAAAAATAAAGAAATAAAAAATGCCAACAAAAAAGTAGAAGAAGAAATAGAAAATCTTGAGAAAAGTAAAAACAATCTTCTTCAATCAAAACAAAGTATTGATACCAACTTGATTAACGTTGACATTATTACTCTAAAATATCAGTTAGAAGAAATTACCAAAAAAGGAAAAGAGAAGAAAAGTAATCTTGTTGAGATTGAAAATGAAATTAAATCTATAGGAGAAATAGAGTTTTCAATAAACGAATATGATGAATTGATTGAGAAGAGAACTAATGAAATCTCTCAGAAGGGAATAATTAGTGAACAATATAAGAATATTAAACATAATATTGAACATCTTCAAAAATCAGAATTTTGTCCTACTTGCGGTAAGAAATTTGATAACGTTGATAATTCAACTAAAATCAAAGAACTTCAAGAAGAAGAAAGAATAATAATCGAAAAAGGTAAAAAAAGTGCTGCACTAATCGAAGAGTATAATACTAAAATTGAGTCATTAAAGACGAAGAGAGACCTTTATAATAAACGAAATGAACTGAATGTAAAAAAGAGTGCAATAGAGGTAAATCTTAGTAATCTCAGAAGTGATTTGATAGAAAAAAAGAATATTCTTGATAATTATAACAAAAACAGTGAAGCAATTGACAAAAACAACAAGCTGGATATTGAGATAAGAAATACTGAACAGCATATCAAAGCTAAACGCCAAGAAAAAGAAAACAATAATTGGCAGTTAACAAGCAATGAAGCTACTATAAAGAGAGATTCGGATGAAATTGTTCAAAGAAAAAATCTTATTAAACAGTTAGAAGAAGAAGATATTAATTTACGTAACTGGAAAATATATCTTCAACTTGTTGGAAAAGATGGTATTTCAAAAATGGTATTGCGTGATGTTTTACCTATTATAAATGCCAAAATTAATATGTTATTATCTGATGTATGTGATTTTGATGTTGTTGTTGAAATAAATGAGAAGAATGACATTAATTTCTGTATGATTAAAGATAATGTGAAATCAGATTTGGCAAGTGGGTCTGGTTTTGAAAAGACAGCATCATCTATGGCTTTAAGAGCTGTTCTTGGTAGTTTGTCAACAATGCCAAAACCAAACTTTATAGTTTTAGATGAGGTCTATGGTCGTGTTGCAAAAGAGAACTTAGAAAACATCCATAAACTTATAAATAAAGTTTGCGAGGATTACGATTTCGTGATTACAGTTTCACATCTTGACATCGTTAAAGATTGGGCTAACACGACTATTACAGTTGTTAAAGAAAACAATGTAAGTAGACTTTCTGTAACTTCCTCAACGAAATAAGAAGTTAATGTTTAACCAATTTAATGAACAGTTATGTAAATGATTTCAACGAAGCAGTAAATAATTATTACGAAAGCTTGAAGAAATGTAAACCAGTTTCACGAGAAGAAGAAAGAAAACTCGTGAAACTGGCAAAACAAGGGGATGTTTCAGCAAAAAATAGAATCCTTGAATCTAATTTGAGATTTGTATTCAATGTTGCTAAAAACTATAAAGGATGTGGTGTTTCATTGAATGAACTTATTTCAGAAGGAAATATGGGTCTAATAAAAGCCATTGAAAAATTCGATTTAACAAAAGAAGTTAAGTTTATATCTTATGCCGTTTGGTGGATTCGTCAAGGTATACAAGCATACATTAAAACAAAAGGTTGTGGACGTTCAGTAAGTACAGTGGATGAAGAGTCTATAAAAGCCGAAGTAACTACTAATGATATTATTGACGAAGAAGATGAAATAATTAATAAGAATGAAACCGTTTTATCAAACGAAGAAGATGAATTTAACAAAGAAATTAAATTTAACCAAGATATTGTAGTATCAAAATTACTTTCTAAATTAGAACCACGAGAAAAATATATTATTGAACAATATTATGGTTTGAATGGCAGTAAATCAAAAAATCTTGAAGAAATAGGTAAAGACCTTCAATTAAGCAAGGAACGTGTTCGGCAAATTAAACTTACATGCTTTAAAACGCTTAGAACTGAAGTTATGATGATGCCAGAAACAGTTTGTCTGTTTAAATAATAAGTAAAATAATATTTATATATAAAAAGTTATAATAATGGCTAAGAAAACAAAGAAAACAGAAGAAGTTCTTAATGAGAATAATGTTAATGTAACTGAGGAGGTAGTTAATGAAAATACTACACAAGAAACTGATGTAACAGATACTAATGTAGCTGAGGAAACTAATGAAAAACCGACAGAAGTAACCAACGATACGCCAGCCGAGGAAATGAATGATACCCCAGCAGAAGAAACTAATGAGGAAAATACAGTTACAGAGGAAGAAACTGTTAACAATGAAGGTAATGATGAGGTAGAAAGTACTTCAGAAGAAGTTGAAACTAACGAGCCAACAGATAACGGAGAAGATAACAACGAGGTTTCAAAAGAAGAAGAACCACAGCCTGTACTTAAAAGACAGCGTTTGACTTGGGAGTGGAATGGAATGATTGCTGATTTTTAAATATCAAAAAAAAAATGGAAACAGATATAATTAAAAAAATGACTAACCGCATTAAAGATATCCAGTTTGAAGAACGTAAGGAAAGAGCTACTGCTAAACCCTTATTTGAAGAGAGCGAGGATAAATCTAATGCAGGACATGCAAATAGTTTCCCGATAAAGAAGTCTACCCCACAATTCGGTGATGTACGTGTTACGCAAGAAGAAACTCTACGTAAAACAATCGCTGAGAACATTAAACTTTCTGAAGATGCATTAAAATATTATCCTGATGCTGATGATTTAACATTGGACGGTGAGATAGGTGCTTTGAATTTGCGTTTTCAATTTAGATATAATGACCCGTCAGGCGATGGTTGCTATATTTGGACAGATGGACTTCAGTTGACCGAAACTAATGCAAGAACACTTGGAAAGATACGTGATGCATTTGCAAATTGGAAAGATTCTTTAACCCAGAATGGAGATTTAATGGAAAAGTTGAAGAATGCTTCTAAAAAAGCAAAATATGAGTAAAAATATAGTTAAAAACCTCCTTTATTAAAGGGGGTTTTTAAATTTCATATATATTTATATAAAACGAAATTTCACAATGATTAGCGACAAAAAGTTACATAAAATCATACAGGAAGAACTATCTAAAACAGAAGTTAATTCTATGATTGACAAAAAGATTAATAGTTCATTAGATTCAAACGATTTTAAAAAAGCCGTTAAAAAAATAAGTGCTGCTGTTATAAGTGAATTATTTAAAACATTATGGCAAAGAAATAGCACATGGGTGGGAACAATATCAAGATAATGAAAATTTATATACCTCAAAATAAAGTACAAGTATTAAAAGAAAGTATCACAAAAGAAGTAACTTTCTTTGAGTTCTTTAGAGATATAAAGAAATTTCTAAAAGGACTACTTGAAGACCCATTCAATGCTGATGTAGAAGGTGTTTTGAAAGAGAGCGGTATTGATAAAAATGATTTAAAAAATACGTTACTCAACCGAGGAATTATAAAGAAAAAGGAAAAAATTGATGAACCTTATGATGAAGTGAGTAAGAAAAAGAAATCAATGTTCCATGTAACTTATAATGTTCCCAAAAAGAACTTTGAACGTAAAATACAAAGATTATATACATATTACTTTGAAATATGAAAAAATTATATAGTTTAACCGAAAACGACCTTCATAGACTAATCAAACGTGTGACAAAGCGGATGATGAATGAAATGGATGGTGGTGTCGGTGGTGGTGCAACAAGCACTATGACAGTAGGTATGAGTGCAGGTAATGGTAACGGAAATGGTTATGAATACGATGCACCAGTTAATAGTGGACAACCACTGAGAAGAAAATTTTGGACTGCTGGAAATGAAGAAGATACATGTGAAACTGCTGGCAGCAAAAAAGAAAAAAAGAACACAAATCAGAAATGGAAATAAACTACAATGACTATTACTCAAACAATGATGTTGTAAAAAAAATACAAGATATTGATAAACAAATAAAAGAGGAAATAGCAAATGGTGAAGATAACGAAAAATATACCAAACTTATGTTTGAACAAATGTTGAGAGGTCTTCACTTGAATAGTGGAAATATAATATAAATAAAAGATAATTTTATGAAAACATTTAAAGTAGGCGAGTTAAGACGTGCCATCAGGGAAAGTGCAGGAGAGAAGAATGAATTTAAGCCTGTTTTTGGTGACAACGTACCAAACGAAGATAAGAAAATTAATGACAAGGCTTACAAGGACATCATGAAAGATACAGAGAACTTCAACAGTAAGGTATCTAAAAAAGAAAGAACGAACTATGATGGAGGACGTTCCAATGATGATAATGCAAGTATGAGTGATTTACGTTACGATAATATATCAGAACCTTTCTCTAAAAGAGTAAAAGCACAGATGAAAGGTTATGCTTCAGAAGAAGCTGAAAAACTCCATAAAAATGATGAGTTTGGAAATGCTACTTTTGAAACAGAAGAGGATGAAAAGAAACGTAAAGAACATGCTGAAAAGCTAAAGAAAGGTAAGACTACTGCTACTGAAATAGGTCTTACTGGAAGCAAACTTGACAAAAAAGAAGTAGAAAATTTACAAAAAACTGTTCACGAAAATAAAATTAAAAGATTAACGTTCCATAGAGCATTCTTATCAGAAAACCACATGTTATCAAATATTCCTGATAGCATGAAAACTGAAAACAATCGCTTCATTATGAGAGATTCTAATAATACTGAATATCTTGTAGAATGGCATAATGAAGGTGCTGATGTTAAGAAGAAAATGGGTGATAAGATTATCAATGAAGAAATGAATCATATTAAACATTTGTTTAATTATAAGTGTTCCGATTATAATAAGAAAAGTACTCCTAATAATAGGATGAACGAAAATACAGAGTTTGATACGATGTTAGACAAAGCTCGCAAACTCATGAAATAATCTGAACATAAAACAATGTTTTTTTAAAAATGAACAAAAATGAAACTGGAACATTGAGTAAGTGGGACAGTATAGTAAATTATATTGTCAAAACTATCCAATGGATTGGACATGCAAAAGTTAGTGAACTTGCAAAAATATTATCATTCTTTACAATCGTAATACTTTTATCAGGTGCAGGTTGGTGGGTCTATAAAATAGGTAATGACCAGAATACTCTTAATAAAATGCTAAATGAAATTGTAAGGAAAGAGAAAGAAGATGAAGCTAATATGAAAATTCGTGATGCGGTAACGCCACGGATAAATAACGAATTAAAAAAAATTCTATACACAAGTAATGCTTCAAGAGTTGCTATATTTGAAGTACATAACGGTAAGGAAAATGCAACTAATTTACCATTTAGATATGTAGACATGTCTTATGAAGCAATAAACGAGAATGATAAAGATATAAATTTTGTAAGTGATAGATTTCAAAATATACCTTTAACTCATTATCAAATGCCTTATTATGTTGCTAAGAATGGTATGTTTATCGGTACTACAGAAGACGCAAGAATGATAGATTCAAGGTTTGCTGGGGTAGTAGATAGTATTGGTGGTAAATATATATCAAGTGTTATACTTAAAAGTGGTGGGCGTACTATTGGTTTTCTTTGCCTATTTTTTGATAAAAATTTACCATTAAGAAATAAACCAGAAATGAGACAATCTTTAGAAAAATTATCAGATATAGTAAGTCCATTACTTGATTTAAAAGTTTTAAAATTAGAAAAAGATAGATATAAGACATGGTAAATAAAATAAAAACCTTGATAAGAAAATATTGGTATATTATTACTGTCTTAACAATAACATGTTTTTTAATAGTTTTAGCCTCTAAGTGTGATAACAATATATCAAAACGAGATAAAATATTAACTAATGTAGAATACACAGATAGTAACGGCACATACCATAAAATATATCAAGAAAAGAAATTTAAAGATTTAAAGAAAGAGAATAAAACTCTATATGATTCTTTAAAAGCATATAAAGAGCAAATATCATACTTGACACAATTCAAATATCAAAAAACTTATAATACAGGTAAAGTAGCTAACAAACCAGTTAGAGAAGATGTAGAAAAAGTTATTAATAAGAAAGATACGATTAAGGTATATGAATATAAAAGTCAAGATAATGATAGCTTATCTTATACTTTAAAAATAGGAAGTATATCAAGACCAGAATGGTATGAACTTAAAACTACCATCAAAGAAAAATTTACCTTGGTAAATAAGACAGCAAGTGACGGTACTAACCATCTAACTATAGATACATCTAATAAAGGTAATATTACAGATGTAACCACTTACAAAAAGAAAGAGAAAAAAAGTTTTTGGAAACGTTTTAAAGCTGGACCAAGTGTAAGTGTAGGATATGACCCAATTCATAAAAATATGGGTATGACTATTGGAGTAGGTATTATGTTTGATATAACAAAATAATTTTTACGTAAAATCCTTAGATTAATTGTTGAAAATCTGAGGATTTTTTTTATTTTTTATAAAAATTATATATGGTATTAAATAGTTTAATTTACGTAGAACTCTTTGTGTTCATACTTTCATTTTTGGAAGTTTTTAGAGAAATATTCGGAGTAATAAAAGTTATAAAAATGAGAAGTGGTAAAGTTGATATTACAGGATGGAGATTAACATTTTTAGGTTTCTCAATATCATATATACTAACCATGATTATTCTTGGATTTTAAAATAAAATAGATAATGTTACAAATAGAAGAATATATTAAAGAATTAGGGGACTATTTTGAAGGCATTGAACGCTACAACAAAGCCTTAATAGTTAAAATACTGTTCCCGAATAAATGGGCAGTATATCCAAGTGAAGATAAACGTATAAAACCAGCACAATCAGAAACTAATCCAAACGAATATTTCTATTATGCTGATTCAGATGACGTTAAATTAGAAGAGATTTTTCAACTCATTATAGAGACGAAAAATATGAATGAAAGTGTTGTAAATAAAGTTCAATTATTAAAGACAAAAATAGAAGAACTAAAAGACTTCTTTAAAGATAAAACAATTGAAGAATTAGAAACACTGAAATTTGTAACTACAAAACCAAAGAAGAAAAGAAAAAAAACAACAAAGAAAATAGATAAGAAAGAAGAAACAAATAAAGTTAATGATTTTGTAGAAGCAAACGAAAATAAAGAATCAGTAATTAATAACACTGAACCAAACGAATTAGAAATAAACGAAGATAAAGAAACAGAATAATGACACTTATAATTTATATTTTATTCGCATACGGATTATCTAATATGCTTGTTTATGCAAGTGGACCACTTGATATTATTGATATATTTAGAACGGCAACAAAACGTTATTTAGGAACAATAGGTAATGTTTTTGACTGCATGATGTGTACAAGTGCAAACGTGGGATGGGTAACATCATTACTAAATATTTTTATCTTCCCAACAGTACCTTTTACAGCAGGAAATATTATCTTTGAAGATAGTTTACCATGGTATATTATTATTTTTATCGACTTATGCTTTACATCTGGTATTGTATGGCTTTTAAATAGCGTACAGGAGGCGTTAGAAGGAAATGACTAACAATGGTAGCTACGAACTAAACAAAGAGCTTAGAGGACTTAAAAATGACCAAAAAATGTCCGAACGAAACATTACTCATCAACAAGAGAATATAGCTAATAAATTAAAGGGTGAAATGGGTAAAGATATGATGGATGTTATAACTGGTAAAAAGAAGATTACCATTTCTAAATTGGATAAATTTAAGTTCTCTATCAAACGAATAATTGATAATATTTTTGAATTTTTCTAATCATGGAACTTACATTAAATAGTTATAAAATATTTGAGTTAGGTAATCATATTTCAACATTTCTTCACGATTGTGGCATAACAAAAGGTGGTACACTCAATATTAATGTTAATAAAGAAGAACTGAGAAAAATAGATGAAGACCTATATTATAGACAAAATCCAAAAGGAGAAGATTTTATTCCATCAGATAATGAAATTCAAATCTCCTTTCCAAACGTTTCTATGATTATACAATGTGCCGTAAAACCCACAAGTCTTTAGACTGAGTGTAGTTCACACAAACAGAAAGCGACAACCATTTAGTTCGTCGCTTTTTCTAATTTCTTGTCTTTGTTCTTTTAATTTTTTGTCTATCCCAACCAGTTTTTTCTTCAATCTTATTTATCCAATCGCCTTTTAATTTACTTTTATTTAAATCCCCACAAAAAGCGATATATCGAAATTTCTCATTCTCACATCTATCCTGTATAGTGTTATATAAACGTATACAATCTTTTTTATTCTTTGTAAGAATTATCTCAATGTTCCCATTGGTATCAATAAGTAATTTATTGTTATAAACTAATATTTGCTTAAAGTTATACTTATTCTTTTTATCCCTATTAATTAAATTGTCAAATATCCATTTAAAATCTTTACGTTCAAATAAGGGATGATAACCGTACACCCAAAAAGTTTCTTCTTTATCATAATCAGCTTTATCAAATACTCTCCAAGAATTATTATTTGTTTCGTAATTTATAAACTTTCCATATTCATCTCTTAATCTAACAACTTCATTTGTATTGGAATCATTATACTCGATAATATAAATTTCATACTTAGTTTCAACAAGTTTTTTATTCTGATGAGTCCAACGAACTGGAAAAAGAACTTTATCACTTTTAGCCTTCAACTCTTCAAAACGACTGTAAACTCTTTCGATATTACCGCACCAGTATATATCATCTATCTGTTTACCATTTTTAGTTAATATAATGTGATATTTATTTTTCTTCGGCTTCATACTATAAAAAATAATAATAAAATGATTTTTTTCGACAAATATTTTGCTAATCTTAAAATAAATACGTATCTTTGCAATGTTAATTTAAAATTTTACTAAATATGAGCAAGAAAATTTTTGCTACAAGTTCAGATATCGTAGAGATTGCTGAAAAGAAATTCCAAGAGACTGGTCTTGCATCAGTAGGTGTTAGACTCAACGTCATGTCAACAACCAAGGCTAATAGTGTTGTAGAAGTACGACAGATTGGTGCAACTGAGAAGTTTAAGACAAAGAGTGAGTCAGGTATTAATATGATTATCTATGAGGATGCGCTTGATAGACTTACAGATAAGATGAAAGAAGACCTTATTGAAGGTGCTTTGTCAAAGGTAAGTTATGATTCAGAGAAAGACCGTCTTACAGTAGATAATAGTCAATATGGAGAACTTCTCCGTATGAGAATCAAACATGATGACTATTTGGACACCATTGAGACTTCTTTAATGACTATTGAAGATATTGCAGAAGAAGAGAAGGAACGTAAGCGTGAGGAGAAAGAAGCTAAGAAGAATAAGAAGAATATGCAAGCATAAAAATATGGGAACTGTTATATAAATGGCTATAACAGTTCCTATTGTTCATTTTACCAATACAGAATATGATGGAAAAGAAATATAAAATTTTAAAAGATGATTATATTGACGATAATTTATATTATGATAGCGATAATGAATCTGATTGTCAAAAAAAATATCGTCTTTATAGGATACAAGCATTACGTGACTTTGGTGATGTTAAAAAAGGTGATTTAGGGGGATATATCCAATCTCAAAAGAATCTAAGCCATAGTGGAAATTGTTGGGTATATGATAAAGCTATAGCTGGAGATGGTTCTAAAGTTAAAAATAATGCTAAAGTGATGGGTAGTGCTATTTTGAGAGGAGGGGCTATAGCATCTAAGAATGCTGTAGTTAAAGACAGAGCTAAAGTTGGTTATTCTGCAATAGTTACAGATAATGCAGTTGTTGCATTTACTGACATTTATGGCGAAAATGTAATTAAAGATAACGCTGTTTTATATAAAGGTGAAATATGGGGAAACTTGGTTGTAAGTGGTAACGCTAAGTTATCTGGTGGGTTTATCTTCTTTGGTTATAAAAATGGAGAAATTAGTGGGAATATAGATTTAGAATTTAGTACGATTAGAAAATCTTTTCGTGATAAATTTGAAACAAATGAAGAACTATTAAAGTTCATTAATAGTTAACATAAATTAATATAATGGGCGATATCGGTTTATTGAATAAAATTAAGGATTTTAAGAGTCCATGGTGTTACCAATATCAAAGACGTTTAGATACTTTAGAAGAAGATAAAGAAATACTTGGATGGACTGATGAAGACATAAAAAATATCAATCTTGATGAATTTGAATTTTCTTTTATTACTACCAAAGAAGAAAAGAAAGAAGCAACTGAATTTATCAAACGTTATGAATGGCTTGGTACTGTAGGTAGTTATCCGACACATTGGTTTGCAGCACGCTATAAAGGTATTTTAGGTGGTGTAATTATTATGGGTATGCCAAATGCTTTCAGTAAACTTTTAGGTGATAAAACTAAAGATATAGAACGTCTTATCGCACGTGGTGCAAGCGCATCATGGACACCGATGAATCTTGGAAGTAAGTTCTTAATGTGGTGTATCAAGTGGATGACGAAGAATACACAATATCGCCTATTTACGTGTTATAGTGACCTACAAGCGAAAGAAAATGGTTCAATATACCAAGCACTCAACTTTTATTTTTTAGGTGCTGGAAGTGGAACAAATGTTAGATGTGTTAACCCCTATAATCCAGAAAAAATTATGACGGATAGAGCTTTTAGGTCAAAAAGTTTCTACAAACGTTATGCTAAAGACCTTGGTATAGAATGGCAAAAGAATTGGTCTAATAGCCGACGTATGCTTTGGGAAAATATACCTGACGACATTGAAAAAGAATTGAGAGATTATTCTAAAAAAATGTTTGCCGAATCTGAAAAGATTTATTTTCCATCAAAATATAAATACGCTTTTGTTTTAGGCAAAGATAAAAGAGAAACGAAACATTTGAGAAATGAATTTTTAAATAAAAACAAAGTTTATGAATACCCCAGAAGAGAAAAATAACGATATTAAAATCGTAAGAAGATTAGACCCTAATCATAATGAAGTAGGTATAACTGATTTTAAAATGACATATTGGCAGGAAGCTAATACGATAGATGGAGACGAATTGGAAGGTGAAAGCCTGACATTAAGTATGATAAACGCATTAGTTGATGAAAAAAGTTGGTTCTTGAAAATAGAAACAGGTAAGGGTGGTTTTAGTTTAAATAAACCAGAAGACCTCCAAGTCATTGTAAATGATTTCTATAAAAGATTTAATGTATGACAAATTTGTTAAAAGACTTTAGAAAATTTGCTTTAGATAAAACAAATGTAAAAAGAGATAGTTTGGATTATCTATCTAAAAACATGACACCATACATCCTTGAAGAAAGAAAATTAAATGTTACACAAATGGATGTATTTAGTCGACTTATGTTAGATAGAATTATCTATTTTAGTGGAGAAGTTACACCAGAAGTGTGCGATATGGTAAATGCACAATTATTATATCTTAATAATTCAGACGGTGATAATGGAAGAGATATACAGTTGTTTATAAACTCTCCTGGTGGTAGTGTTGTTGATGGCTTATCAGTAGTTGACACTATGAATTTTATTGATTGCGATGTTTCTACTACTTGTATGGGTATGGCAGCATCCATGGGTTCTGTATTGCTGAGCAATGGTACTATCGGAAAGAGATATGTATTACCACACTCTCGTGTTATGATACACCAAGTCAGTAGTAGTATGCGTGGAACTGTTAGTGATATGGAAATTGAATTTGCCGAAACACAAAGATGTAAGAAAGACGTATATAATGTGCTTGCACAAAACACAGGACATACATACGAAGAAATGGAAAAACTATGTGATAGAAACAATTGGTTTATTGGTAGTGAAGCCGTTGACGAACTACATATTGCAGATAAAGTAATAGAATGCAATAAATGATAAGATTCTGGCAATAAACGTTAATTATTGCCAGAATCCAACTATTTATAAGAAATAAAGTTTTTATGAAAAAGATAATAAGATTAACAGAAAACGATTTACATAGTATAGTAAAAAATACGTTATCTAAAGTTATCAAAGAAAGTAACAACGAACCAATTGATATTACAGAAGGGGTGATTTCTTCTATTTGGGATTCTAACTATGACTTTGATAGATGGGAAGACGGATGGCATAGAGAAGTAGATTTTGCAAATGAAGCAGGAGAATCATACATATTAGATATATATATTAATCGAGAAGTAAAACCAGGACTGAAGAGTCATGATTACGATGTACCTGACGACCCAGATGAAATTAACGTAACCCTTGATATAGATAACATACATGCTTTTGATGGTGACGGAGAAGAGATATATCCAATAACATTTAATGCAGAACGTATATTAGATAGTTTGTATGACTATGTTGGATGATAATAACATTTAAAAAAATAATTTAATATTATGGCTTGTGCATGTCAAAAAAGTAGAGTAAATAGTGGTGTTCCAAAGGTTAAGAGAACTATAACACGTCCTACTTCACCTATCAGAAATGGAAGTGCTGGTAGAAGACGTATTGATAGAAGAGTTCTTAAATAGTGTTAAAACTATTAGAAAAATTTATAGGAATAAAACTTTTTTACTACCTTTGCAAAAGATTTAAAAACATATCAGATATTGGTTGGAAATAAAACTTGATAGTCAACTATAAGTAGACTTAATAGAAATAATTTAAACTAATCTGATATATGGCTCGATGGCGAAATAGGTAGACGCATTGGACTTTGAGATAAATAAATTCAGTAAATATTTGGTATATTAAAATAATTTTTATATTTTTGCATATTATTATACAAAATATGAAAAGAATTAAATACACCAAAGAACTTTTAGAGGAAGCGGTAAAAGATAGTTACTCAATCGCTGAAACTCTTAGAAAGATAGGACTTTCTCCAGTAGGAGGCAGTTATCAAACATTGAAAAAGAAACTTATTGAATTTAATGTAGATTTCTCACATTTTACAGGAAAACAATGGAATATAAATCCTAAAAACCCTGTATATATAAAAAAGTTTTTACTAAAACTATGTGAATATAGTTCACTTAGTAGTAGTAATGTGAAAACTTTAGTATATAGATTAGGTTTAAAACATAATCAATGTGAACTCTGTGGGATATCAGAATGGCAAGGTAAACCAATTATTTGTGAGTTACATCATATTAATGGGAACTCCACTGATAATAGAATAGAGAATTTAAAGATTCTCTGTCCTAATTGTCATAGTCAAACTGATAACTTTAGAAGTAGAAACAGAGTAAAGGTATGAGCATATAGATAAGAAATTTCTATTATGAATGTAGGCTAATTAGGGGAAGGTATCAGCCTTATAAATGATAATAATCCCTAACTAAATTAAGTAATTTTATTTACTTATAAATGCGTAGAGACTATACACCTACAACCTAAGTTCTTAGAGAATATGGTTAAGAGATAGTCCAAGAGATGACTACACATCTTATGAAAATCCAATATTCAGAAATGGATGTACGGGTTCGAATCCCGTTCGAGCTACTTTTTTATTGTTTCACATTTAAATATAAACAAATGGGGAAGATAATCGTTTATAATTGCAAAGAAGAAGACCATACTTCAAAACCAAATAACTTCTATATAGGAAGAAGTAAAAATGGAAACCCACTTGGTAATCCATATACATTTAATGGTAAAAGAAGTAATCTTGCTAAACTAACATTCAGAACACGAGATGAAGCAGTTGATGCTTATCGTAGATACTTTGATAGTGCTTATGGTGTAGACCCATATCTTACACATGATTTCGATGAGATATATGAACACTATAAAAATGGAGAAGATGTGTATCTACAATGTTTCTGTAAACCGCTAAGATGTCACGGGGATATTATAGCTGAAGAATTACAGAAAAAGTTGCTTAAAGAAAAAATGAAAGAAAGAAAAAGAAATGCAGAGAAATAAATCTCTGCATTTTCCGTTTTTAAAAGAAAGGATTATCTTTTAATGAAACAATTATATTATGATATTTCTTACATATTTCAGTGAATTTATCAACTTCTTCTTTACTTAAATTAAACCATTCATTTAAACGATTATATTTTCTATAGTGACGATGTAACATCTGTTCCAACTTAAAAGGTTTGTCACATTCAAAAAAATTAGCAATTAATAACTTCTCAGAATTACCAGTTTGCAATTCTTTTAAACGTTCATTTATATCCTTTTTACGTGTTGAACCTATTTTATAACAGTTACTATCATTTTCTTCTGTAATTATATAAACAAATGCCATCTTTTTATTAAAAAGTAATGACTTTAATAATTTTATCAATATATTTATTAAAGAGATAATGGTACATTTTTATGTACAATAATAATACTTTTTAGTAAAATATAAACATGACAAGTAACGTAAAAAGACATGTGCAGCTGCCAAGAAGCTCACAAAAAGGTAAGAAGCCTACAGCAGAGGATTTAAAGTATGGTGAAATTGCCGTTAACTTTAACAATGAAGACCCATTCCTTGCAATTAAAGGAAGTGATGACTCAATTATCACAATGGGATTTAAAGATGGTAAAACTGGACCTTGGAAGAAAGGTGAAGGTGAATATTCGGCTGTGTTAGACAATGGAACACCAATCAGTCCGAGTGATAAAGTAAATACTGCAACTGGTAAATTTGCTACCGCTGAAGGTAAAGGTACTACAGCAAGTGGTGACTTCTCCCACGCAGAAGGTAATGAAACTAAGGCTAAAGGTGTAATTTCTCATGCAGAGGGGGATAACACAACTGCAAAAGGTCCAGGGTCTCACGCAGAAGGGGGTCGTACTAAAGCCATCGGCAATCAATCTCATGCAGAGGGTGTTGATACCATAGCAAGTGGTGACACTTCTCACGCAGAAGGAACTTATACAAGAGTTAAAGGTACCAACTCTCATGGAGAAGGAAATTATGAACAGAGTTTAAAATTAGTTAAGAATATTGCAGTTGGAGATACAAAAATATTCATTAATTTTCAAGAAATGAGTATATTTGTTGACGATGATTATCTCAAAAATTGCTATATAGTAAATAATGATAAATCATATAAGATAAAAGGATATGAAACATCGTATGATTTTACTAATTCAGCCTTAGAGCTAACCTTAGATAAACCTTTAGAAAAAGCATCAACTAATGATAATCCTACTGAAGAAACATTTATTTCAGAAGAGTATAAGTTTATAAACATAGCAGTTGGGGATGTAGATGCTGGACATTCAGAAGGTAAGTACAATATGGTTTTAGGCGAATCAGGACACGCAGAAGGTTCATCTAATACAGCAAGTGGTGAAAGTGCTCATGCAGAAGGAAAAAATAATATAGCTAAAGGTATAAATTCTCACGCAGAAGGTCTTGCAACCGCAGCTTTTGGTAAATATGCTCATTCAGAGGGTACAGGTACTATAGCAAGTGGAGATACATCTCATGCAGAATGTTTTAACACTAAAGCACTTGGGGAGTGTTCTCATGCTGAAGGATACTATACTACAGCAAGTGGTGATTACTCTCATGCCGAAGGAAAAAATAATATGGCTAAAGGTACAAATTCTCACGCAGAAGGTTCATCTAATACAGCAAGTGGTGAAAATGCCCATGCAGAAGGTATTTCCACTATAGCAAGTGGTGATACATCTCATTCAGAAGGACGTTTCACCAAAGCACTTGGGGGATATTCTCATGCTGAAGGAGATTATGCTATAGCGATGGGCGATACATCACATGCAGAGGGTTATGAAACTAATGCTGCAGGCATGTATTCTCATGTTGAAGGTAAAGGTAGCATTGCAATGGGTAATGCAACACATGTAGAAGGTTTGCATAGGCAAGCAATGAATTTTACAGATGATGTTACCATAGGAGCAACTGAAATATTTATTTTAGCTTCAGAAGATTATTCAGTCAATTTAGATTATTATAAGAATTGTTTAATAAAAGGTGGCGGTGTGTCCATTGATGTAATAAGTGCAGAATATGCATATAATACTAAGTTCACTGAGTCGAATGAAAACAAACGTATAAAGTTAACTTTAAAAGAAGCATTACCTAAAGCATGTACACGTGCTGAACAAACTGCAGATAACCAAAAAGATGGCTACTTTTCTACACAGGATTACCAAATACATAATAAGGGTACTATAGAGAATTATGGTGGTCATGCAGAAGGTTCATACACAATGGTTTATGAATATTCTGGACACGCTGAAGGTAAACTTTCTATAGCCAAAGGTAAGATTTCTCATGCTGAAGGTTATCGTACTATTGCTGGAGGTCAGACTTCTCATGCGGAGGGTAATGAAACTATTGCTAGTGGCAATGGGTCTCACGCAGAAGGAGTCCATAATACCGCAAGTGGAGAATGTTCACATGCAGAAGGTGCTTCTACAACAGCAAGTGGTGGTGCGTCTCATGCTGAGGGTAACGAGTGTACTGCAAGTGGACTAAATTCCCACGCTGAAGGACAAGGCACTACAGCCAATGGTACCAATTCTCACACAAGTGGGACTTATACTACAGCTGAGAATAATTCAGAGTTTGCTTGTGGTAAATATAATAAGTTTAATGTAAATCAGATATTTTCAGTAGGTGTTGGTACAACTGATAATGCGAGAAAAAATGCTTTATATATAACCACAGATGGTGTTATTGGTGGAGATACACAATTAACAAATGGTGGCACATCAATGTTTGGCTTGAAGATAAATGGTGGTATTCAGGCAAGTGAGGGTATGATATCACCTACTTATTTAAATTCTTCAGACGAGAGATTAAAGAAGAACATTGAAACAATATCAGATGATGACATTGATAAAGTTAAAAATGTTAATTTAAAATCATATGTATTTAAATCTGATAATAGCAAACATTATGGTGTTATTGCACAAGATGTTGAAAAAGCAGGTTTATCAGAATTAGTTACCAATAGTTCTGATGGAATGAAATCTGTTGATTATATTTCTTTATTAATTTTGAAGATTTCAGAATTGGAAAATGAAATAAAGAATTTAAAAGAACAGATTAAAAAATAATATAAATAAATGCATAACAGGGGTTAATAGTTTTTGCCCTTGTTATGTTTTTTAAATTATGTAAAATATTATGATATGCGCACACGATTTATTTACATATGCAGATGTGGATAATGGTTTCCCTATAGGGGGTATATTAAAAGGATATAAAGGTTTATGGAAATGTCAAGAACGTAATGAAGAACAACTTTACAATTTAGGTGTTAGAGTTTTTGATTGCCGAATCTTTTGGGATGATAGTTATTGGAGAGCATGTCATGGTATTGTTAACCTAAGAGTAACATTTAATACTTTGGATGACTTATGTAAACATTTTGATGACATCGGTGATGGGGATTCTATATATAGAGTTATCTTAGAGAAAGATAATAATGGTGGTGAAACCAAGTTTAGAGAGCAGTCAGTTGGTTTATGTGCTAAACATCCTAATTTATGGACACTATTGATTAGATACAAGACATCTAACTGGTTAAATGATGCAGGTATGGTAGATAATAACATTGATGGGTTAGTTGCTCGTGGATATAATTTCGCTAAATTAATGGCATGGGAAAGACCAAACAGGGAATATAATGTACCACCTCCTAATTTTAAAATAGAGAATATTACAAAATATAGTAGTTTTAGTATAAAGAGTAACGCCACTAATGGTTTTTTAGAAAATGGTGAATTTCATGAACCAAATCCTAATCCAACATCATGGGACATGGTTACTAATAAAAATTATGTATATTTTTTAGATTACGCTAACTTATTTATTGGTAATGATAGATGTTTAAATATAAAAGAATTATATAGTAGATTTGACCTTAATTATAAAGATAGCAATGTAGATTTAAAAGAGGTTATTACTGAAAGTGATTTTGGACATAAATTATATAGAATACCAACAAAAAGTGAATTAAAAGAGATACCCCATTTTATTATCAACAATGAAGAAAGATACAAAGATAATCAATTAGTATTCGGTTCAGATATTACATACAGATAAAAAATCCTCCATAAAATAGGAGGATTTTTTGGTTTTTATAAAAATATTTTGTATCTTTGCAAATGTTAATTAATGATATATTATATTTTAGAAGAATCATGAAGAAGAAATATAAGGATATTCCTGGTATGTTTGAAATAAAAGGTGAACCGAAGATTGTAACCGAAATTCGTGCAACCATATTAGATAAGTTCAAAGATTTGGTTTTTGAAGAAGAACCACATATATATTATTTGAAGAATGACAGAAATAAATTATTCAAATCTGTCACAACACGACTTGGTGAATTTGAACAAGAATTTGATTTAGAAATACAGGCTTCCAAATATGCAGAAAAACATGGTAATACTAAAGATTATTGGAAAGATATTTGGAAATTTAATAATTTAAAGGCAACAACAACAGGTACGTTATGTCATGAATATGGTGAATCTTTAGCATATGTAAATGCTGGTCACCCAGAACTTATTTTAGATAGTTGTAAATGTAAATATATTAAAGATAAAAACTGGCTTATCCCAACTCATCCAAAGCAAGAAGCAATATATAAATTTCAATCAGAGCTGCATCCAGATTTGCATTTAGTATTAGCTGAAGCGAAAATGTTTACAGAAGGTATGAAACAGAATTTAGCAGGTACAGCTGATATATTGTTTTACTACGATGACCCAACAGGAGAAAAGAGTGGATTATGTATTTATGACTATAAGACAAATAAAGAATTAATTAAATCATATAATCGACAAGTTGGTAAGACACTTTTACCACCATTTGAAGATTACATTGAAGAACCTCAATCGGTATATACACTTCAATTGTCTACATATGCTATACCACTGCAAGATTTAGGTTTTAAAATTATAACAAGAAGACTGGTTTATTTAAAACCAGATGGCAACTATGAGATTATACCTCTTGCAGATGAATCAGAACGTTTAAGAAAAATATTATAACAATGGAACAGAAAAAGTATACATTAATAAAACCTTATACGGTTGACGGATTAGGAACCTTACCAGAGGGTTCAGATATTATTTTATTTAGAGGACTTGTTTATTTTAACGGGGGGTTGTGTAGTAATTATCATGCACAAATTTTAACGAATCTAATTAATGATAATAAGTTACGAAATGAATATTTGAAAGAGACTCCACCTATTATGAATAAAGTCTAATGTTAAATCCAGAATTACAAAATTCAGGTTTTAATGTTTTTTAATATTTTAAATTTGTAAGATAATAAAAAATATTGTACTTTTGCAGTACTAAAATAGTAAGATGTGGATATCATACAAAATATTAATTTGTTTAATGACATAGATAAATACGATGTTATATTAATAGGTACTAACATTTATAACACTTTATCTCAAGGTTTTCAAAGAGATATAATGTTACATTATCCTTTGGTTCATGAAACAAATCTAAGAACTAATTATGGAGATAGAAGAAAGTTAGGTACTATCAAAGAATGTAATGATGGACATCCATTATTTTCATTGTGTTTTATTACTAAAAGTATGAATTTTAGACCTGACATCGAAAAAGATTACTTAGACTATGACGCACTTGAAAGATGTTTAAAATTAGCATGCGTTTTGTATAAAGGTAAGAAGATAGCCACAACTCTTATTGGGGGCAGTAGATTTGATGGAAATGGAGATAAAGATAAAATACTCACAATTATAAAAAATACTTGTAAAGATGTAGATATAACAATATATGATTATCATCAACTATCTAAGCAAGAAAAGAAGAAATTAGAATATAAAGAAGAACAACTTTTGAAGAAAACAGATTACGAAAAGTATCGGAAAGTTGTTTCGGAAAGAAAGAAACGAGAGAAAGAAATAAAAACTCTCAATGGACACGTCAAATATTAATAAAAAAATAGATATAAAATATGATTAAACATATTGAATTAACAAAAGACCATGTAAAGTTATTACATTTCCTTTATTGGCAAATTGATGGTGATAATAAAATTTTCGTAGATAGAACTCATCTATTCAATTTAGGTTCTCATTTATTAGAGGATATGGCTATGATACTTGGTATGCAAGATACTGCAATAAAGGGTACAGAGGAATCACCAGACGGTCGTGCTTTTCCAGAAGAAATAGAGGAATATCTCCTTGGACTGCATAAATATATTGCCGATAACTTATATTATATATTAAGCCTGATTACGACATTCCAAGGTAATCTAACCGAAGGTAAGTATAAATGTAAGGATAATGATTTGATTTGGACAAAAGAATAAAAACAAAGTGTCATATTCATAAAGTTCCATCTGCCATTTTGTCTAATTTAAATAGTCAAATATGTTCATAAACTTAAAGATTGGTGGTGGTATTAAAGAACGTTCTGAAAGTACCATCAGATATTTCAATGATATAAAAAGCTTCCCTATTCTTTCTAAGAAAGAAGAAAGCGATTTGCTTTATACAGTTCATAACGGTTCTGAAAGAGAAGCGATAGAGGCAAGAAACAAACTTATCAGTTGTCATCAACGATTTGTTGTTGCATCAGCAAAACGTCAAATGACTCCAGGAGTAGAATTGGTTGATTTAGTTAATGAAGCTAATATTGGTCTCATGGAAGCTATTGAAAAGTTTGACCCTAAGAAAAATAGTAAACTTTTATCTTATGCTGCTTATTATATAAAGAGAAATATTGACCAATTTAAAATAAGTTACGGAAAAGTAGTGCGTAAGAAAAATGGAGAAAGAATTTATCATTCAGTAGCTAAAACAAGAAGTAAATTAGCACAACAGTTAGAACGTGAACCAACTACAGATGAAATATCTCAAGCTTTAAAGAAACAATATGGTATCAGAGTACGAAATGCTAATGATATAATTGATGTTAGACTTACACGAATTGATAATAATGAAGATAATGAAGAATGTAATGATTATTCATTATCAGAAATGTATGAATTTAACCAAGCAACAGCAGATTTAAATAACTATAATAATACTGTTAATAGGGAAGATAAATTATATCGCTCTTCACTAATAATGAGTTGTTTAAATAAACGTGAACGAGATATTATTAAAGAAATATATGGTATAGGTAGTCTTAATAATGATAATGAGGAAAGTGATTTAAAATATAACTCGTTGGCAAAAAAATATGGTCTAACAAAAGAAAGAATTAGACAAATACATAGAGAATCTATTCAGAAAATGAAAGAATATGTTGAAGAACATTCAATATAATAAAAAAGGTGGTAAGATTACCACCTTTTATGCTATTTCACTGGTATAATACCTTGAGAAATCATTTTATTAAGTTTTCTTGCAACTTTATATGTCATAGGGCGTTCATGTTTAAGAATTTTTCTTAACTGAGACTGGGCACCTTCTGGAGTATGAGAAGAAAATACCTTTCTTGCTGCAGCTGCTAAATCTAAAGTATCCATATTAATTTTAGCAATAATACTATTTGCAAGGTCTTTATTAACTTCAATATTGCTGCGTTTCCAATCATTAAAGTCATAACGTTGAGTACCACCACCAGCAAGTTTACGTGTCTTAATGTCCTTTGTCTTTACAGGTTTCTTCTTATCTTTATTTTTACCACCAACACTATCAGCAGCCTTATCTCCTTTACGACTCTTTAAGAAACGTTTAAAAGCATCTAAAACTTCCTTACTAACAGGACGCTTTGCTTCATTAATAAATATCTTATTTAATTCCTCATTAATTATAGAATCTATTGTATTCATTCTTACTTTAATTTAATCTTTAATTATCATATATAAATATTATATCAACCGCTGTTTTAAATAAAATATGAATATAAAATAAAAATAAATGTTAATTTTAAAAGATATATTTGGTTTAGTGAAAATAAAATAGTATCTTTGCAACATAAAATTAAAAAAAATAAAGATATGTCACAGAATTTATTTATCGAGGCAACAAAGTACAATCAGTATACTTTTACTGAGAATGGTGCACTTACAATGGTTTCAACAGGAAGCGAGTTAGCTAATCAGTTTGGTTTAGCTGGTAATTATCGTGGACGTAATATTTCAGATGTATTCTCAGACCAAGAGAAACTTTGGAATGAATCACATGAATATTCTACACGTTTTCCTTTCTATCTGCGAATGATTACACGAAAGGTTAAAGTTAATAATGATACCACTACAGACAATGTACAGAGTGGACAAGGTCAGCGTGACGAAACTTTTAAAAGACTTCTGTGGCTTGCAAAGTATCATAAGGATACTTTCAATAATAACGTGTGGATTTTGCCTCTTATTGGGTCTTGGAAGGATTTATGGGTTATCATGTATTACGATGAGAAATTTGAAATCAATGCTATTGATAGAGAAATCATCTACAGAATAATTCATGAAGGACTCAAGTGTGATGCACATGTAAATCTTGTTAAGAAGTTTATGCCTCGCATTAAGTCAAAATCTCACATTAAGACTGATTGGAATAAGCTTACAAATAAGTATGCCAAAGAATTTGCTAAGTTATTCTCATTGTCTTACAAAGAGTATAATCATCTTAAGACTTCTGGAACATCTCATGATTTCCAAAAGTTGATGTGTTCAAGAAATTATGATAAGATTAAATGGAATACAATTCCAGGACGTGCATTGAGTATAATCACCAATGGTAAATTCTTGGGAAATCATAATCTTGTTGATTCATATACCGAGTGGGTTCTTAAGCAGGATAATATCAAGTTTACAGGTTATCCATATGAGTTAATCAAAAACTTGAAGAAACATTGTTACGTTTATTATAATAGAAAGGATAATATTTCAGTTCTTCCTAAGTACGTTACAGCAACTATTAATAAGCAGTTTAATGAGTTGATTGAAAAGGGAAAGAATATTGGAGGTGTAAATGGAAATGTATGGTGCGCCTTAGATACTTCTGGTTCTATGAACACAGGTGTACATGGTGATACTACAGCATTAGATATATGTCTTTCATTAGGACTTTATTTTTCAACACTTAATACAGGTGCGTTCCATAAGAATGTAATCATGTTTGATGATACTTCTCGTGTATTGCAGCTTAAGGGTGAGTTCTGTGATATGATGAAGCAGATTCCTGATAATGCAATGGGCGGAACTAATTTCCAATCAGTTGTTGATGAGATTGTAAGAATCAGAACTAAACATCCAGAGATTCCACTTACAGATTATCCTCAGACACTTTTAGTTGTTTCAGATATGCAGTTCAATGCTACAAATATTTATTGGAAAACTTCAACAGATGTAGAAAATACAACTAATTATGAAGAGGCTAAGAAGAAGTTGAAGAGTGTATTCCCAGAGGAATTTGTTGATGATTTTAGATTTATTTGGTGGAATTGTGCTTCTCGTCAGAAAGATTTCCCAGCTACAATTAAGGATGGCGGATGTTATTTCTTAAGCGGTTTTGATGGCTCTATTGTTTCTTTACTGTTAGGTGGAGAAGAAGTAGATAGCAATACAGGTGAAAAGAAGAAATTAAGTATGGAAGAGTTAATGCATAAAGCACTTACTCAAGAGATTCTTAATTATATTGTAGTAGAATAAATAAGTATCGGATGATGTAGAATTAATAATATTTTACATCATCCATAAAACAAACTTTTATGAAAAATTGGGAAAAAATTTTTAATACAATGGTATATTCTACCCTACAATATCTAAATGATTATGGAATTAATAATATGATTTTAGGTATTTCTGGTGGTATAGATTCAACACTTGTAGCTGCTATTTGTCATGAAGTGGTAAAACGTTCTGATGGAAAAAAGAAGTTATTAGGCTATTCTCTTATGTGTTCTACTAATCAATCAGATGAAGTAAAAGTAGCAGAAATGGTCGGTAAGTCTTTATGCACGGAGTATCAGAGTATTAATTTGGAAGAAGATTATAAAACTATTTCAAGTAGTTTATCAAATCATTTCAAAGTGGATTCACCAATTGCTAATGGTAATATTAAAGCAAGATTGAGGATGCTATATCTTTATCATTGTGCTTCAATTTATAATGGTATAGTTATGGACACTGATAACTATAGTGAACACCAACTTGGTTTTTGGACATTACATGGAGACGAGGGTGATTTTAATCCTATTGGTAATTTATATAAGACAGAGATATATGAATTATGCGAATGGCTCTGTACCGAATATTATATAAATGATAAAGATATTAGACAAGCAATAGAAGAATCATATAAATTAACTCCTACTGATGGAAATGGAGTTAAAATGGGTGGTGATATGGCACAAATTGCCCCAGGATTAACTTACAAAGAAGTTGATAGAATACTTTCTGTAATTCAGGTTTTTGGTTATTCTAAGAATAATGATGTAATTCTAAAAATACTTTCAGAGGAGAAATGGTATGATGAAGACATTGTGAAAAATGTTATTAATAGAGTTAAAAACAACTCGTTTAAACGTAAACATCGTCCACTGAAAATTGATTTGGGGACAGGTGAAATAACACAGCAAATTTGTAAAGAAGAATGATTGATTTATCACAAATTGAAAATATTTTTTCTGATAATAAAATTTCTACAGGAAGTGTTAAAATAGCATTTTTAATAACTATAGGAGAGTATGTACCATACACGCTTAAAATAGATGAAAATAATTTAGAATATTATTATTCTATTAATGTAATTGATATGACATATTCTCCACACATAGAAGAAATTATTTATCTTTTAAAAGATGATGGATGGGCGTTAACAGAAGATAAAAAAGAATTAGTCAAATATATTGATTATAATTCTTAAAAAAAGTTTATAATTCACATTTTTAATTTAAAAATATAAATAATATGACAAATGTTTTTTCAGTAGGTCGCTTGGGAAAGGACTCAGAGATTAAGAAGACAGGTAGTGGTAAGGATTTTCTTTCATTCACTGTTGCAGTAGACGAAAGACGTAAAGGTGAAACTGTTACAGATTGGTGGAACTGCTCATGGTATGGTGAGAACGCTATCAAGATGGCACAGTGGCTTAAGAAAGGTTCTCTAATTGCATTTAGTGGAGATTTTGCAGGTGCACGAATTTATCAGAATAAGAACAATGAGAATGTAGTTTCTTTGGACCTTATGGTAAATAGTGTAAGTTTTGTGTCAACAGGTAAGGGCAATGGTGAGAATAATACTCAGCAGGCAACTAATACTGGTACTTTTGGACCTACACCTGCAGCAAACCCACAACCAACAGCTGCGCCTCAGCCTGCACCAGCACCTGTTAGTGATAATGATTTGCCTTTCTAAAAATAGGAAGACATAATATGAAATGAAATGGGACGTATAAAATATACCTCCCATTTTTTTTATTTATTCGTAATGAAACATCTTTAAACGATTAACCCAACCATTCAGAAAACGTTTTTGTGTTTTTTCTTTTATTTCTTTTTCAGTCAGTTTCCTACCTAATTTCTTTTCTAAAGCAATAACACTATTTTCAGCTATATTTTGAAAATGTTTTAAACGTCGATTCCATAATTTATCAAATAATTCTTTTTGATTTGGATAATCATTAATTTTCATAAGCGTAAGTTTGCCAACAATACCATCTGCTTTCAGTTCAAGTATTTGCTGCGGTATCTTTATTCCATTGATTCCACTTCCCCATAACCAATCAACAAGTAAATTAGCGATTGACTGATTATTAATTTTATCCGCCTGCCACTTATTCCAAAATCTATTTTTAAAAATATTATCCCACTGTTCTTCAGTTATATTCTTTAAGTCATTTATTGACTTATCATTACCATAAGTTTCTCTAAACGTTTTCAATGTGATACCATACATAGTCGCACCACCATTATCTATTGGGTCATTAACGAACCCACCTTCTGCTTTTCTAATAATAGGTTTAAGTTTTCTAAAGTCTGCCATAATATTATTTTAAGATTTTTTATATATAAATATTTTGTTTTATAACGCTATTTTCGTAACTTTGTGACGTAATTTTAAAAATAATAAAGATGACAGTATCTAAGAAGAAGAGTAGTGGTAAGACTACAACAAAAACAAGAAAGTCAGATAATATTCAAAATGTAGAAATATCAAATCTTCCTGCAAAGAGAATTGATGAAAACGGAAACGTTGATACTACTGGTTTGACTACTATTGAGAAGAAGCGGTATAGAGATATAACATCAAGCTTGGATGTAAAGAATCCTATGACTGTTATGTCTTATGGTTCAGATTTGCAAAAAGTAATGGATTCATATTCAAGTGAACTTCTCCAACACCAGATGTCATCAACAGTAAGTGGAGATACTTCAAAACTTATTAGTAAATTAATGGGTGAACTGGAGAATATTGATGTTAATGATTTTAAGGTCCCTACACGCCTTAAAAAGTTCTTAATGTCATTTCCCCTAACTAAGAGTTTTGTTACCTCTGTAGCGGAAATAAAAGCGAAATATAACACAATCGAAAAGAATGTAGAGAATATCAAGCAAAAACTTGAAGCAACACGTACAATTGCTTTGCGTGACAACAATCTTCTCGAACAACAATTCATTAATAACAAAGATTACGTAAACCAGTTGGAACAATTGATTATTGCAGGTAAGTTCAAAGCGGAAGAACTGGAAGAAGAACTGAAAACTATGTGTACCAACGGTTCTGATATGATTGAGATTAATGATACCAATAACTTTAAAGAAGCGTTGGAGAAGCGTGTCACAGACCTTGTAATGCTACACCATGCTTTCAATCAATCATTATATCAGATTAGAATTATTCAACAAACCAACCTGCAAGATGCAAATAATACAGAATCACAGGTTTTAATGCTGATTCCTTTCTGGAAAAATCAGTTATCACTAACAGTAGCATTATATAACCAGCAGCAAAGTATTAAGGCGAAGCAAGCTGTTTACGATGCTATTAATAAATCATTAGTTAGCAACTCAGAAATGATGAAGACACAATCAATAGAAGTTGCAAAACAGAATCAACGTACAGTTCTTGATGCTGAAACACTGATGAAGACAACAAGAGATTTAATTGAAACAATTCAAGGTGTACAAAAAGTACAGGAGGAAGGCAAAAAGAAACGTATGGATGCAGAAGCAAAAATTATTGAATGCGAGAAACAAATGACTCAAGCAATTAATGGTCTAACAAATAATAATGAAAGAATTGTGAGTCGAGAATTAATTGGTAATGAAAATTAAATAATATGGATGGATGGAACTTAAGAAGTATAGCCTATGAATATCTTGATTTTGACCCACCAAGTAGTTTCTATAAAACTGATAAATGTGATTTAATTGAAGGGAAAGAATATCAGTTAACAGGAACTTCTTGTGAAGGATTTGAAATGAAACCAAGAACATTTAAATTTATCAAATACATTCATTCACATGGAGAAATCATCATTGATGGCGTAATCATGAAACAAATAGATGGAGAAACAGGTATGCTTTTTTCTTTATCTAAGAATGATTGCATCATATATAACATTCCATACGAAAGTAATCTTCAAATTTTTCCATTAACAATGAAATGGGAAATAAAGGATAAAAGAACAAAACCAAATAAAAAGAAACCTGAAAGTTCTTATTATACCACAAATAAAACAAATGAAATAATAAGACATGATATGGAATTTAAGAAAGCAACAGATGTATTTGATAAAACAACTTCTTCAGTATATAAGACATTAGAAGAAATATTTTTAACGAAATAAAAAGTATGGTTATGAATAAAAATATGAATGAAATAATAGAAAAGTTCAAGGAAGAAACAGGGTATACCCTTACTATCAAGAACGGAGAACTGTTTTATGATGATGATATGTGGTTGGGTGGTAGTGAGATTACTCAGTTACCAGATAACTTAACTGTTAATGGTAATCTTGATTTAAGTGGAACAGATATTACAGTTTTACCTAATAATCTAACGGTTGGTGGATATCTTGAATTATGGAATACATGCATTAAGTACCTACCTGACAGCCTTACAGTCGGTGACTCTCTTTTTCTAAATAACACAGGCATTAAGTCACTGCCTAATAATCTAACGGTTGGTGGATATCTTGAATTATGTAAAACGCCCATTAAGTCTCTACCTGATAACCTTATAGTGGGTGGTTCCCTTTTTCTAAATAACACAGATATTAAGTCACTTCCCGACAACCTTATGGTGAGACGTACTATTGAATTAAGAAATACAAGAATTATCTCATTACCAGATAATCTTACAGTGGGTGGCGTTCTTGATATAAGAGATACACGCATTAAATCTCTACCTGACAGCCTTACAGTCGGTGACTCTCTTGACCTAAGGGGTACTGGTATCACCTCATTACCAGATAATCTTACAGTGGGTGGCGTTCTTGACATAAGAGATACAAAGATTACAGATAACGTAGAAGTGAATACGACTCTTTCTCCAGAACAGCAGAAAAAGATTTATGATTTAGAAAATATGGCTCTTTTCTGGGAGAGAAATGGAGTGAGGTACATTAAAGCTGATGGTATTTTCAGTGTTATTGATTCTCATCATGGTAATGTGTATAAGGTACATAAGCTTGGACAAGAGGATAAACCATTTTATCTCATTACAGATGGTGATAACCATTGGGCACATGGTGCAACTATTAAAGAAGCTAAAGCCGACCTTATATATAAGATAAATGATAGAGATACTTCTGAATATGAAAAATTGTCTTTAGATGACACCTTATCTTATGAGAAAGCAATTGCAGCATATCGGACTATTACTGGTGCTTGTTCAGCTGGTACAAGAGATTTTATTGAGAATCGTTTACCAAGTCCTCATAAAGACAAGTACACCATTAGGGAGATTATCAAGTTGACCAAAAACGAGTATGGTGGAAAAAAGTTTGCAAAGTTATTTAAGAAGAATAAAAAGAAATAATAATTTCAATAATAAATAAAAATATGAAAGAAATAATCGAAAATTTTAAAAAAGAAACAGGTTATGAACTGACCATTAAGGATGGAAAGTTATTTTACGATGGTAATCTTAACTTAACCAATTCCTCTATTACAGAGTTACCTGACAATTTAACTGTTAATGGTTTTCTTGACTTAAATAAAGCTGCTATTAATAATTTACCAGATAACTTAACTGTGAAAAATACTCTTTATATAGGTTATACAAATATCAGAGAACTTCCAGAGGGTTTAATTGTAGGGAAAAGTATCTATTTAAATAATACACTCTTAACAGAACTTCCAGATAACTTAACCGTAAATGGTGATTTGAATATGGTAGACGTAAAGTTAACAAAGTTGCCTGATAACCTGACAGTTAGTGGGAGTCTTGACTTAACTGGAGTACCTATCACAGAACTTCCTGACAACTTAAGCGTTGGTAAAAACCTTGATTTGACATTTTCACATATTAAAAAGTTACCTGACGACTTAACAGTACACGGTATTTTATACCTAAGTGGTACACCTATTACAGAGTTGCCTAATAATTTAACAGTTGAAGAAAGTATTATATTAAACTATACTCATATAACAAAATTACCAGATAACTTGAAAATAGGTGAAGGTGTATATTTACTAAATACAGATATTACAGAACTACCTGATAATTTTATATCAGCAGGATACTTAGTTTTAGGTAAAACTCATATTAAAAAGTTACCTAACAACTTAATTGTTGGTGGATGTCTTGATATAAGTGAAACAGATATCACTGAGTTACCTGATAATTTGACCATAGGTGGATACATATGTCTAAATAATACAAAAATTAAAGAACTACCTAATAACTTGACCGTAAATGGTGATATGTACATCAGTAATACAACTATTACAAAATTTCCAGATAATTTAAAAGTTCATGGACATATCTTTATGAATGATGAGTTCTATAATATCAATAATAATTTTTTAAGAGAAGATAGAAATCATGCTATATTCTGGGAGAGAGATGGAGTGAGATATATTAAAGCCGATGGCATTTTTAGTGTTATTGATTCTCATCACGGAAATGTATACAAGGTACATAAACTTGGACAAGAAAATAAACAACTCTACCTTATCACTGACGGAGAAGACCATTGGTCACATGGTGATACACTTGAGGAAGCTAAAGATGACCTTATATATAAGATAAGTGATAGAGATACATCTGAATATAAGAATTTGACATTGAATGACACTTTGTCTTACGAGGAAGCAATTGCTGCGTATAGAACTATCACTGGTGCATGTTCAGTTGGTACAAAAGATTTTATTGAAAATAGTTTACCAAGTCCACATAAAGAAGAGTACACCATTAAGGAAATAATTGACTTGACAACTGGTAGGTATGGTAATGAAAAGTTTGCGAAGTTTTTTGAATAAAAATATAAATAGTATTGATATAAAAATAAAATTCCCTATATTTATTAATGGATGATGGATGAAAAATAACCATATTGTTGCTTAAAGTACAATTTGTTTTACTTTGATTTTTTAGGTTATTTTTCAATGTGGATTTTAATAGAAAGAAGAAAAGAAAAGCTAACAATCTGAGAAGACGTTAGCTTTTCGCATTTTTTAGAAAAAAGTTACCGAAATATTTGGTGGTTTCAAAAAAAGTTAGTATCTTTGCATCACAATTAAGAAATAAGAGTTCTTTGAAAGAGAAATATTAGATTTGTCAAATATAATTAGGAAACATACAGCAAAAGAAATTGAATAGGGTTCATGAGATTTTGGTTCGACTCCAAAAATGTGACTTTTAATAGTAGTTCTGGTGTAACGGTAGCACGCATGTTTTTTTGTTTCCTTAATATGTGACATGGAGAAGTGGTATCTCGGTGGCAAACTTATAGCTGCAGTCACAGGTTCGATTCCTGTTGTCGCAACATTTGAAAACCAATTTTAAATTTTAAATAAAGAAAATGAAGAAGTTTATTTTTATGACACTCATCTCATTGATGAGTTTTGTTAGTGCAAATGCACAGACAGTACTTCAAAGTACAAAGTTGTTGGATAATACCTATGTAGGTGTAATGGGTGGTGTACACACCAACATGAAGCTTAATAAGGTATTTCCATTGAACAGTTCCGTTGGAGTACGTGTCGGAAAAGAGATTAGTCCAGTATTCGGTATCCAATTTGCAGGTGTAGCTGCTCTTGGTGACAATTACGTAAATGACTCTCACACATTTATCAAGGCTGTAAACGCTGAAATGAATGGTACAATTAATTGGAGTAACCTCATTTTCGGGTATACTGGTGTGCCTCGCAGATTCGAAATTAGTTCAGTAACTGGTATTGGATGGTTGTCATTCCTTAATGGCTCACACCGCTCATCAAGTACTAATATGGGTGATGGTGACGAACTTACTGCAAAGACAGCACTTGAATTTGCCTTTAATCTGGGTGATGCAAGGGCATGGCGTATTTTTGTACAGCCTGGTGTTTATTGGAATATGACACATGGACCAGGTGATGCTGTACAATTTGGTAGTTCAGCAGCACAGATGGGTGTTCAGGTAGGTGTTGATTACAAGTTTAAGACATCTAATGGTACACATAATTTCAAGATGTATAACATTGGTGACTATAATACAGAAATCAACGCACTTCGCAACGACCTGTCTAAGAAGCCAAAGGAAGTTACTAAGGTTGTAGAGAAGGTTGTTGAAAAGCAGAATGTTGTTAAGCAGAATGTGTACGTTATCGCTTTCGATAATGATAATGCAGAACTTAGCAATGATGCAAAGACCGTTCTCAATAGCATCGCTACAAATACTTATGTAACTGTAGATGGCTATGCTGATGGCGTAGGTAATGAGTCCTATAATCAGAACCTCTCAGAACGTCGTGCAACTGCTGTAGCTGATTATCTTACACAGCGAAATGTAAATGTACGTAGTGCAAATGGTTTTGGTAAGACAGGCAAGTATTCAGCACGAGTAGTTATTGTTGAACCAGTACGATAATACTGAATTAACTGATACTATTAGGTTGTAAAGATTACTATAGTGAGAAGGATGTTATGGTTTTATTCACTGCAATGAGATTTTCAGACTCTCACGTTAAATAATAAAATGATTCGAGACTGGAGAGTCTTGCGCTATTTTAACTACTTCTCACATAGTGGTCAATACAATTAAAGAAAATAACTATTGGTTACGTACAGCACGAAAAATTATAGGATTTATTTATCTTCTGATGCACGTAAGTTTTATAAACTTATTCAGTTTGAAATCGCTGTAATGATTTCCGTATCCTAATTTAGTTATTAATTAAAAAATAGAAAATATGAGAATTGTTATTATCCTGCTAATTATTCTAATATTTATATCATTGGGTATATTTATTAATGGTATACGAAATTCTAAACGTAGAACAATACATGATGTTATTGAAGATAACGAAAATGACGATAAATTACGTAAGCGTTCAAATCGTAGGAAAAAAGTTACTATCATAGAGGAAATGCCAGATAATGATGATAACACGGTGGAGTAGCTCAACTGAATAGAGCAACAGCCTTCTAAGCTGTGGGTTGCGAGTTTGAGTCTCGCCTCCATCACATCATAACTCAATTTTCACTACAAGTTAGATTTCACTCTGCTTGTGGTGATTTTTTGTATAAAACAATATGCAATTATCAATAAATCCAATTAATCAATAAAAAAGATTGATATGTTGATAAAAAAATCAACTGAAGATATATTTATTAATAAAAATAAATTTATGAACGGATTTGAAAATTGGATAAAAGATATATGTAAGAGAAAACACATGAAATTAAAAGATGTATCTAATAAAATGGGTGTTGAACCTGCTTCTTTAACAAGAACATTGAAAGGTGGGAATCCACGATTAGATACATTGGTAAAACTATCAGAAGCGTTGGAAGTAGAAATAACAGCTTTAATTCCACAGGAAATTAAGCCAGAATAAAAAAAATATTTACAAAATAAGTAACTTTTGATACATAGGTTATATTTATAATAAAATTCATATAAAAAAATGATACTTACATCAAATAAACAAAGTAATCAGCATAACATATTTGTTACATCCAACAAGTATGATAATGATGCTATGTTTTTTGAATACGACATAAATAATAATAGTATTTCAACAATACGGAATTTATATGAATGTATAACCTAAATTAAAAAGGATTTTTGCACTTACTTCACTAAATATATTTCCAAGCTGTTGAATAAACTTAAACAAAAGTTGATTTAGCAGCTTTTTTAGTACAACATAATAAACAATAATGACAGTAGACAACCTTACACCATTATTAAATGGATATGCAAAATTAAGATGTGTTATAGAAAAGAAAATAGCTGAATACAAAATTATAGCTACTGATGGACACGAGTACTTAATAGATATAGATATTAGTGATAAGAAAGATGTAAAACCTCAAAAATGCATAAAATGTGAATATATTAACGATTTACTAAGAAAAATCAACCAAAATAATGATTTTATAAAAATAAAATAAAAAAAATCACTGAAATATTTGGAGGTTTCAGAAAAAGTTAGTATCTTTGCATCACAATTAAGAAATAAAAGTTCTTTGACTTATTGGAACAGCAGAATGCGCTCATAGCTCAGTTGGTAGAGCACAGCACTTTTAATGCTGGGGTCTTGGGTCCGAATCCCAATGGGCGTACATTATTATTACAAAAAGTAATACCCATGTAAATGGTTTTTTAGCTAAGAATGATGCTAAGTGTAATTTTAAACAAAACTAATTCAGTAATTGATAGAATTTAGTCGACATAAATTCTTGATAGCTACGTTGGTAACGATACAACCAATTTACAAAAACATACTCCTATATTAAAAATAGGAGTTAAATTAGTGCATTAGTTCAGTAGGTTAGAATACTGCCCTGTCACGGCATAGGTCACGGGTTCGAGTCCCGTATGCACTGCATAAAATCTTCTGTGTGCTGTTATGGTATCAGACGTGCGAAAGCAGCATTGGTTTAATCCAAAAGAGCAGAGCGTTTAGTTGGTTCGAATCCAACCACAGAAGATACTTACAACCACCTCACTTAGCTCAGTTGGTTAGAGCGACGTTACCAAGAATTTTTCCTGTATGGAAAAGAGCAGCAAAGTTTAAATTTGAATTTTAATCCGTGTGTCATCGGTTCAAGTCCGATAGTGAGGTGGAATTTTATTAGGGGATGGAGCAGAGGTAGCTTGCTGGGCTCATAACCCAGAGGTCGGGGGTTCGACTCCCTCTCCCCCAACAACTTAGGAAACAAACAGCAGATTTTCTCTTTTTTTATGGAATAAAAATAATAATGTTTCCTTAACTTTGAGATATGGTGTAATGGTAACACTGTAGGTTTTGGTCCTGCCATTATAGGTTCGACTCCTATTGTCTCAACAAATGCTTTAGTAGCTCAGCTGGTTAGAGCACCTGACTGTTAATCAGGAAGTCGCAGGTTCGAGTCCTGCCTGAAGCGCATGGAAGTATCTTAAGAAGACTTTCAAGAGAGTGCCACCGAGTAATGCAAGCATAGGTGGACAACACTCTCGTCCAAAGAAGTATGGTATTATGACATTATAAAATAGAGTATTACCTGAATCGCATAATTATTGCAGGATAGAGCAGTGGTAGCTTGCTGGGCTCATAACCCAGAGGTCGGGGGTTCGACTCCCTCTCCTGCAACCATTCTGGAGAGTTGGCTGAGTGGCTTAAAGCGCTGGTCTTGAAAACCAGAGGACAGTAAAATGTTCCAAGAGTTCGAATCTCTTACTCTCCTCTTATATTGGAGATTTAAGCCTAATTGGTAAGGCAGCAGTTTGCTAAACTGCCAGTAATCGTAGTAATATGGTGTATAGGTTCGAGTCCTATAATCTCCGCCTTATTTAAGGACTTGTAGCTCAGTCGGTTAGAGCAGCAGACTCATAATCTGAAGGTCCCTGGTTCAAGCCCAGGCTGGTCCACTTAAAAAATAAATAATATGTTAACAACAATATTAAGTTTATTACTTGGAATTATTATTGGAGTTATACTTTTCCCAATTGGAATATTTTTAAGAGCAAAAAAATCAGGTTGGGATGACAGTAATGTTTTTAATATTTTTCATGTATTATTTCATTTGGCATTACATCCAGATGATTTCACAAAAATGTATTACAAGGATGGAAATAAACCATTCTGGTATCTGACGAAAGATGAGTTCTCAGAAGTTTTAAGAATAAGACCAACTTCAGATGATTAGTTATTAATTTTAAAATAAAACATATATGAAGAGAATTGTTACGTTTATTGCTACTGCAATCTTTGCTATAACAGCATTAACAAGCTGTTCGTTTACAAACCCATCATACGATGAAGAAGTAGCTTTAAAGATGAAGCCATGGTTTGTTGGTAGTACTGGTGTAGACCCTACTCCTGTTAATGACTTAACATGTATTGCATGGACAACATCAGCTGTAAGTTTTTATATTCTTCCTCAAAAGGTGGAGTTCAAGTTCGATGACTTGCTTTCAAACGATAACACACCTTTGGATGTAAGCATGTATATGGTCTTGCAGGTTCAGAAAGGACATACTCCTGAATTGTTGCAAAACTATGGTGAAGACTGGTATAAAACATTCATTGAACCATATTTCAAGAATAAGGTACGTGAATATGTTTCTACGTGTTCTCCATTTGATTTGATGAGCAATCGTGAAGTACTTAATAAACTTGACACTGAAATTGCTAAGTCAATGAGAATTTATATTAAGCAACTTTCAAAGACAAGAGGAAACTTCCCTGTTACTATTCAGCAGGTTACTACAGATAGAGTTATGCCTAATAAGGAACAGCTCGATGAAATGAACAAGACTGCTGCTGCAATTCAAGCAAAGCAGACACAGGAGAAGAAGGCTGAAATGGAGTTAGCAAGAGCCAAAGCTGAAAAGAATAAGGCTATTGCAGATAAGGCTTATATGAATGAGTTGGCACTTTCTCCACAGCAGTTTATTCAACTTCGTGCATGGGATGTTATCGCAAGTAAGCAGGGTGCTAATATTGATGTACTTGTTGGTTCTGGAGAAACTCCTATGTGGAATATTAAACAGAAATGATAATTAAATAATTAATAGCTGAATGAGCACGATTGGTTGTGCAACTGATTTGTAATCAGTAGGTTGTGGGTTCGACCCCCACATTCAGCTCATAATGGGTGATAGCTCAGGTGGTAGAGCGATGGTTTGAAGGTCCATGCGTCGGTGGTTCGAATCCACCTCATCCAACTAATAATTTTTATTGATTTTATAACAGTAATAATTATCTTTTCTAAAAGATAAAAAATAAATAGGTGTCCGTAGCACCGAATTTACGCTTGTGGACTATCCTCCTATGGATGACCGAACTTTATGTTCCTAAAAAGTAGTGATAGGTTGAAGCAAGAAGTGAAAAGTACATAAATCATAGATTTGCGTAGATTTTAATATACGGTAGTTTTCAGAGTGGTCAAATGAGACAGACTGTAAATCTGCTACTTCTATCTTCGGTGGTTCAAATCCATCACTACCCACATTAAAAAAATGCAGATTGCGAGCGTAGCATAATGGTAGTGTTCCAGCCTTCCAAGCTGGGTGTGACGGTTCGATTCCGTTCGTTCGCTCATTTTATAGCCCCATCGACAAGCGGTTAAGTCGTCACCCTTTCACGGTGGAGTCACGGGTTCGAATCCCGTTGGGGTTACTATTTTTTTTATGTTGTTCCAATAAGCAAAAAATATATATTCAACAAAATATTATGGATACAAGTTTTATCACTATTATTATTTGTATTATTGTTGGAATTTTATCTGCAAATTATATCAAAAATAGTTTTAAAGAATGATAGTACAAGATTTAAAGATAGGTTATACGGTTTGTACAGTGACAAGTTTTGGGAGGTTAACTATGCCAATGTACATTGCAGGCATTCTTAATGATGGCACTATTTATCTTGACTTCGATAATAACGAAGGAGATATGTGGGAAGTTGATATTAAAGATATTGCGCCTGTTAGAATTACCGAAGATATTTTAAATGATTTTGGTTTTAAAAGAGAATTAAATACCGAAATGCCTACATATAAAATTCCAGATAGTACTATTGAAAGCTATATAGTTGCTACAGATAATGAATGTACATCTTTCTGGTTAACTAATTCTTGCAACGGAGAATATACAGATAAAAGTATAGGTAATAAGACATTCAAGTACATACACGAATTGCAGGAAATATTTTATCAAAAATTCAATAAACTTTTACTTATCAATATATGAAACTACTTGGTTCACATAATAGTTTAAGTTATCTTAGACCTAAAAAATGGTATATGTATCCTTTCATTTTTACTGCTAAATGTCAGAAAGTGAATTATAAGGAACAATATAAAAACTATAATATTAGAGTATTTGACCTTAGAGTATGGTTTGACAAGGATGGTAACTTAGAAGTACGACATGGTGCAATGGTATATAACATTGACCTAAATGGTGTGTACGAGTTTTTACATTATCTTAATGGGAAAAAAGATACTTATGTGAGAATAATACTTGAGGAAGATAATCTGTCAAAGCGAGAGAAAAATTCTGCTTGGAAAGAAATATTATTCGATAAGTTTTGTACTTCTATTGAAACTTTATTTACAAATGTTTATTTCTTTGGTGGAAGAAGAAAGTATGATTGGTTGAGAATACATGATTTTAAACATGATGATATTCCTCTTTTAGATTTATATTCAAGTACCACAAGGTTTTTTGGTAAAGCAGTGTTTAAAAAAGGGGTTAATATGATTCTGAATATGGCAGATGATTGGTATCCTTGGTTGTATGCAAAATTTCACAATAAGAAAAATTATCAGGAATATATAAATAATGATAAAGAAGAATGTCTTATGTGTGACTTTATAAACATTAGATAGATTATGAAAATAGGATTTTTGCTTGGTAGTTTCGACCCGATACATATTGGTCATGTGCAAATGATTAATAGTGTACTGAATAGTGACTTTGACAAAGTGATAGTTGTGCCAACTGTACAGAATCCATGGAAGAAATATCAACCTACAGAATTTGAATATCGTTGTAAAATGATAGAGAATGCAATTTCACATTTTGGAGATAAATGCTGCCTTTCTAAGGATGAATTATTGGTTGATGGTACACACTATTCATATAAAGTATTATCGCTTCTTAGAGAGAAATACAAAGGCAATGAGTTATTTATTATAGCTGGTTCCGATTGTGTGAAAGAAATACCAAGCTGGAGAAATTATAGAGATTTTATAAAGCCATATTTTGCTATTGTTGGGTTAAAAAGAAATAAGACGGATGAAATTCCAGATTATGCGATACCAATAGAACAAGATATTGTTATTCCTATTTCCTAGACATACATAAGACGAATGGTAAAAGAAAAGAAAATTTTTTTTCCATATATAAATGCTGAAAATGAAAAGTTGATAAAAGACTTGAATTTGTATCATTAACATTTTATTGAACGAGAAATACATATTCATCTACATTTTTTCAAACAACTTTGACTTTAATCAAGAATAATAGCATTTTTATAAAATAGGCATATCAAAAACGATATATATTAAATTCAACAAATATATATTATTGCAAATGAGTTGATTAACGGCTTAATTTGGAAATAATTAGAAAAAAATAGTGAAGTAAGATTTATGTTGAATTTATTAAAAAAGGCATTCAAGTGGTATTGTAATAGAATGGAAATGACGTATGGCAAAGTTATCCAAGCAGGACTTACCCCTTGTATGTAACAAGACAAAAGTAAAGAGTGGCTAATAACCACTCTTTTTTATTTTACTCTTCAATTGGTTTGATTAAATCTTTGTATTGTTCCCAACCATTAGTTGCATTTTTATAAGCATCTACTGCTTCTCTTGGGACAAGTATTTCTTTACAACGATTACCAAATCCTATTTGTGGAGGTGTTGTTGCTAAAATCTTGAGAGAGAAATTACTATTTATACTAAGAAATGCATTATTATCTATTCTTGCTATTGTAGTAGGTAAAGTTAAAGTTTCTAACTCACGACATGATTGGAATACAAATGGCTCGATATTTTTTATATTTTCAGGTAGAATTACCTCCTTTAATTTGACGCACCCTTTAAGCAAAGATTGTTCGAGTGTTTCTAATTTGTGAGGTAAGACAATACGTTTTAAATTTGCCATACCTGTAAAAGAACCTCTTTCTATGACGACATTCATGTCACGGGGGAAAACAACTTCTTCTATATATTGATTATAATACAAAAAAGAGGATTGTATTAATTCTATATTCTTGGATATAGTTATTGAACGTAATGGTACTCTATTGAAAGCCATATTTCTTATTATTTTAACTGTATCTGGAATAGTAAAAGAAGTTATACTTGAACTTTTCATAAAGCCACGACCTAATATATCTCCTTTAAAATGGGACATATCTATATCAGTAACCAAATTACTATTCCTGTATAGACCAAAAGAAAATTCATAATCAGTATTACAATCAAGTACATTCCAACCAGACTTCAATGTTACTTCTTCGTTTTGTGTATTTTCTTTATTTAAAAAACGTAGTAGTTTAACATCCTCTCCTGACGCATAAATTCTTATATAGTTATTGAGAGACTGTTTGTTGTATCTTACCCCCCCCCCCATTTAGAACATAACTAACATGTGGCTCTATATAATCTGAAGAGTTTAAGAATGCCTCACGTAGACTGTTTTCACTGAATAATTTTAAATGTTTCATATATATTAATTTAAATTTTATCATTAATAAATATATATCTGAATATATAATTTAATATTTATTAACTATTATAATTTGGGTAAATAAAAACATTTAGTTAACTTTGCAATTGTTATTTGAAAAGATGATGAAATAAAAAAATTAGTAAATTAGATATGGACATAGTGTTTGATAGTTAATTTTTGAAAGAAAAATGTATTATAAATATTTGTTTATCAACAAGTTATAGATAGTATATTGTTAGAAGTATTGTACCGAAAGGTAATCACAACATACCCTTGATTAAAATATAATCGGTTGTTTGTTAGAAACGTTATACCGCAAGGTAATCACAAGTCAAACCGTTACAATTTGTAACAACTTAAATATATATCAACAAATGATAAAACAAGAAGAAACTAAAATACGAAAGTCTATTTCAGAAAAAATTAAAAAGAAAGATATAAGAAAATTCATATCAGTTACAAAAGTTAGATATGAAGAACTAATAGATATAATATTTTCCTTTTTAAAATTAAAAGACAACGTATTGGATTACACTATTAGTTATAAATTATCCAGATATTCCAATAAAGAGAGTGATATTATAGCATGTGGTCTTTTATCTGGTAAACTTACTAAATTGGTTGATTATTTTACTACAATATGTAAATTATTAGATAATAGCCAATATTATAATATTGAATTAATAAATTTAGATGATGAATAATTTTTCGATAAAAGACGATAAAGGTAAAGAACATTGGATTAGTCGGTCAGTAAGCGTTGTCATGTTTGTGTTTTGCAAGAACTTGCGTGGTGAATGGTGTGTCTTGGCTTCACAACGTGGAGAAGGCACTCCAGACCCAGAGTATATAAATGCATGGAATTTCCAGTGTGGTTATCTCGATTACAATGAAACAACTAAAGAAGCAGCACAACGTGAGACGCTTGAGGAAACAGGAATAAAAGTACCATCACATTTAATTAAGTTTTGGTCATTTAACGATAACCCTAACGATGATAAGCGTCAGAATATTACATTTAGATATTATGCGGTATATCAACATGCAATTATTGATGACTTTAAATTTTCAAAACAGAATATGGAAAAGAATGAAGTCGGTGCAATTGCTTGGATTAATCTAAAAAACATAGATAAAATGCGTTGGGCGTTTAATCACGATAAACTTATAAAAGGTGCTGCTGTGAAAGCAGGTATTATGCCTTTTAAAATGAAATTACGTTTATGGTGGAGTAATTTTAAATTAGGTTTTCACACAAGATTAATTGAGTTACGTCAAGAATTTCATCAAAAAGATAACTTTATATATTAAATTTGCAAAATAATTTGTATATTTGAAATAAATATAGTATATTTGCAAAGTGATTTTGAAATCACATAATAATAACGGTTGAGGATATTACTCTGATACCAATTTTTAATTAAATATTTAAAATAAAATGAAGGCTTTAATTATTATGTTCACAGCTTGCGTAGCACTTACTTTTGCTGCGTGTGGTAACAATGTAAAAACTAATACAACTCAGAAGGATTCTGACACTACTGTAGTTGATAGCGTTGATACTGTTACTGTAGATTCAGTTGTTGCAGATTCTATCGTGAAGTAAGTATTTGCAACTTATGTTCAATTTAGCTTTGAACAACATTTCAGCCTTGGTTATTCCAAGGCTTTTTTATTTTTTTAACATTTTATTTTTGGTAGTAAAACCAACAAGTCTTTATCTTGTCGGGTGTAAGGAACTATCTCTGTTACCTAATGTATTATCTTACTATAATAGGAGTATTTTTACCTTTTTAATAACAAAAATATACGAAAAATTTTTGTTATTGACAAAATAATTAGTATCTTTGCAAAAGATATGAGAAAGATAAATAGAACATACAGATTCAGACTGTACCCGAACAAGGGACAAACCGAATTGCTGGCAAAGCACTTCGGATGTTCTCGTTTTGTGTATAATTACTTTCTCAATCAACGGAAAGAGCAGTATAAGCTCACTGGTAAGAGTGATAATTATTATGCACAGGCTAAAACACTTACCATATTGAAGAAACAGAAAGAAACAGCGTGGCTGAATGAGGTAAACGCACAAACCTTGCAGTTTGCTATCCGCAGTCTTGATAAAGCCTATAACAATTTCTTTAAGAAGCGTACAAAGTTTCCTAAATTCAAATCGAAGCACTCCAAGAATAGTTTTACCGTTCCGCAAACTTCATCTGTCGCAGGTGGTAGACTTGTCATACGAAAGTTCACCGAGGGTATCAAGTGTCGTGTACACCGTAAATTAAAAGGGAAAGTGGGTATGGTAACTATCACAAAGACACCCAGCGGAAAGTATTTTGTTTCCGTCTTCACGGAAGAAGAATACATTACACCGATTAAGAAGACTGGTAAGTCAATTGGTGTGGACATAGGTTTGAAGGATTTGGTTGTCACTTCTGAAGGAGAAAAAATTAATAATAACCGATATACAAGAAAATACGAGTACAAACTTGCTAAAGCACAACAGCATCTTTCTCGTAAGAAAAAAGGCAGCAGAGGGTTTGAAAACCAAAGACTCAAAGTTGCCAGACTTCACGAGAAGATTGCCAATAGTCGTGCTGATTATCTGCATAAGTGCTCTATATCTCTTGTTAGAAGATATGATACCATCTGCATCGAGGATTTAAATGTAAAGGGTATGACGAAAAATCATCGTCTTTCCAAGTCCATTACTGATGCAAGTTGGGGTGGCTTTGTTTCTATGCTGACCTATAAGGCAGAATGGAATGACAAGAAGATTGTGAAGGTAGACCGATACTTCCCGTCCTCACAAACTTGCAATGTTTGTGGATATGTCAATAAAGATATTAAAGACTTGTCTATTCGTAAGTGGGAGTGTCCTGAATGTCATAGTCATCATGACCGTGATATTAATGCAGCTATCAATATTCTTCGTTTCGGATTAAATAATATATCGGCAGGAACTGTCGATTACACGGGTGGAGGGGAAGTAAGAGCCGACCTTTTGGAAAGCCATTCCTCAGTGAAGCCCGAAACTCATGAAACTTTAGTTCAGGGGTAGTTCATCTTTGCATTATAAAATATAAATTAATATGAATAGATTCGATTTAAATTTATCAAAACATGCCATTCAAGAGATACTTGATGCAAATGGGTATGAGATTAAGACATTATTAGTATATTATAGTCCTTTTAGTGATGCATATGATTTGGCAGAAAAAAATACATTTAAGGTATATAGAGATTATGCCTTCAAGAAGGATAATATGCCAGAAGAAGCAGAGCGTGAAAAGCCAAATTTAGAAGATTTAAAAGAATATGAGTTAGACAACGTTTTGAATAAAATAATAACTGAATCAATAGTAAGAATATGTTTAAATTGATTGTTTGTACAAATTTGGTTGGTGCCATTGGAAAAGATAATAAATTACTTTACCATATTAAAAATGATATGGATAATTTCAAGCGTTTTACCGATGGTAACACTGTTATCATGGGTATGAATACCTATTTGTCTTTACCTAACCAGAAACCACTTAAGAATAGAACTAATATTGTTCTTACATCAAATCCTAAATTATGTACTGAGAAATTTGGTAATACAAGTGTCCACTTTGTAAACTCAATTAATGGAGCGATTACATTAATGCGTCATCTTAATATAAAGAATGAAGATGTATTTGTAATTGGTGGTTCTTCCATTTATAAAGCTTTTTTAGAAGAGAATCTTATTAGTGAGGCATATATTACTCTTGTGGAAGATAAAACAGAAGGAGATAGTTACTTCCCTTTAAATATTTTTTCAGATAGTAAGTGGAAAAATATTTACGAGTCTTTGACCCAAGAAGAAAATAACATCAAATTTAAATTTATGATATATAAAAAGAAATAGCATGAATAAAGAAGAAGTTAAATTCAATTGTCAATCTTTATCAAACTTATTTATATCACAATATTCCGATAAAATAAATAATAGTGAGAAATTTTTATTGGGATTTGATAATATATGTAAAGATAAAACCTATATTGAGACAAGTCCTAAAACTCTATCAGAGGATATATATAAGGCTCTCAGCGAGTGTAAAAACAAGTATCAATCCATTGATATTGTGGTTGAAAATAATGGTTTAAAAACGGTTTTAAACACTATAGATATAAAACAATGAGACTTTTTGTAATATCTTGCGTAGTTGCAACAACTATTATATATATACATGTTAGAATAACACAATATGTTAGTGCAATTGTGTTTAAAAATGAAGAGAGTGGACTTAGTGTCATCTCCAACCTAATCTTAGTATTCTTGATGATAATTTCATGGATACTATATCTCTACTATAATTTTTAAAATGAACTATTCCAATAAAATATTAAATCCATTAATCACCAAACTCAATATAAACACAGACGAGGATAACACATTCAAAGAACTTATTTCTTTGACCTATGACAGTCCAAATTATCAGTTATGGGTAGTTAATGCAGTGTATTCAAAATATTGCACTGTAGAAGAAATAAAGAGTATTTTAGCATGGGCAAAGTCACATAAACAGTTGATATGTCAATTAAGTAAGCATACTATTACTGCTTATACATCTCGTTATGCAATTACAATTTTAAAAAAAGAAATAAAGAATATTCAACTAATTGATGATGTTAAATCTTTCATTAATAAATTTAATACAATACAGAGAAATTTACTGAAAGAATATCTCAATTTAGATAGCTATTCAATATTAAATATTAGTAAAGAAAGAGAGTTAAAGAAGTGGCATAAAATATTTACAAAACTTCAGAAACTACCAGACGACCAATTAAATAACTTTATTTCTACATGTTCTGCACTCCATGATATAACAGCACTATTAGATGCTTTCACATGGTGTATGGACTTAAGTTATAAGTGGAATAAAAAAGATTTTATAAGTTTTGTTACTAAATCAACGCCTAATTCTCCTATTGTGTATAACAATGATAATATAGTTATATTACATGTCACATCACATAAAGATTGTAATAAATTAGTAGGAAGTGAAGGACGTACTAAATGGTGTTTCAACTGTAATAAAACTTGTTGGGAATCATACGTTAACGATACTAATAGTAAACAATACTTCTTATTTGATTTCTCAAAGAAAGAAAGTGAAGAAACATCACATATAGCATTTACCATTAATAAAGAACTCGGTCTTACAGAAGCATATACGACACATAATTTAAATATTATAGAACATGGTAATGATTATGTCAATGAAGTTTTCAATGAGAAAGGAATTAATGTAAGTGATTTTATCAGATTAAATCATCCTATTGATTATAAATGGGAAGAAAACAGCATCAAGACTATATTGGAAGAAAATAAAAATACCCAAGTAATTGATAATAAGAATAATAGATTACTTATAAGTTCAGAAAACGATAAAGTTTCACAAAGATTAATACAACACACAATTCTATATAAACGTTTAATAAAAGGGACCTTACAACGAAAACTATATTTTCTTTATGATTTAAACCTAAAAGAAGATGACCCTAATGGATTAATTTGTATAAAAACAACTTTATCATCTAATGGCAGAGAAGAGTTCCTAATGGCATATAATCAATGTTACCTAAAAGTAGATAAAGAATACCTAAAAGAAATACAAGTTGAAATTTAAAATATTAGCACTGCTGGATAACTATAATTCAGTAGTGTTATTTTTTTTATAAAAAAAGTTAATAAAAGTTTGTTAAAATGAATAATTTTATGTATCTTTGCATAGATAAAAAAACTTTTATGAATAATGATAAAAAGAAATGGTTAGACGAAATATGTAATTTAACATATAGAGATATTTTCAATTTCCTTAAAGATTATTTGGAAGAAAATACATGTATAGAAGAAGATAATTGTATTGCCAATTCATTTGAATATATAATGAACATATACAAGGAAAGCACAGGTAAATTTCCATACTAATTAACGGAAAAAAAAAGAAAACAAAATGAGTACAAACGGAAGTAAATTCTTTACAGCTATGGTCGTTGGTGAAAAACCTGATGAATTAATGAAGAAGTATGATAAATCATTAAAAGTTGAACCATACGTTAAATACAAATATCTTGATGCAAAAAAGATGCAGAACGCAACTATTAAGTCTATTGAGGCTATTTTGTCAGACCCTAAAAAGTTTGGTCTTAGTCAATTTAGTATTGATATGTTGACTGAAAGAAAAAAGATTATAAACAACATGACATCTTTTGAATATTATCAAAGTGTTACAGATGGTATGTTTTATGACGAAGAGGGAAATGCATTATGCGAAGATAACCCAAATGGTAAATGGGATAATTGTTCATTAGGTAAAAATTTTGCCGTACCAATTATTACTAAAGATGGTAAAGAAGTATATCAGGCAAGAAACAAAGATATTGACTGGGATAAGGTAATGACCCGTGATGAGTCATTATATAATGCAACTTGGGAAATGGTAGTAGAGGGGCGTGACCCAGAAACTCCAGAAGAAACTTCTATATACCATGCAATGAATGATAAACAGGAATATTTTTCCAACTTTAAGAATAAAGAAGATTACGTAACTTATTCTTGTTCTTATTGGAATTATGCTTATTTAGATGAGAATGGATGGAAAGATATTGATGATACAGGAAAAGAACAAGAATGGATTAAAAAGTTTTATAATAACTTTATAAAACAACTTAAACCAGACGCTCTTATCAGTATATACGAATATAGTAGAAGAAATTAACATATATTAACGATAAATCCTTGATGAAATAAATTATTTTTATTACCTTTGCAACATAACTTTTAAATACATAAAAATGGAAGATTTAGTTACAAAGCAACTTAGGAAACGTTTCCTCAAGGATTTTAATCTACCTATCCAAGTAATACAAGACCCTTACTTTACAGAGCGTCTTGAACTATGTGGTGCTACTCAAGATTATAATAATCTTCTTGAATACATCGACACCAATTATAGTGGTAGTTATAGAGCATTCTTAGATGCTTATGCACAAATAAGAGATGAAATTGTTACTTCATGTTACAACTCAGAAGCGTTTAAACTGTTCAACAACAGTGACATTAAAGGTGAAAATCCATTGATTCCACAACGGAACTTGTATACAGAAGAACAAGATGGAAATAGTTTTGTAAGCGTTGATTTAAAGAAAGCAAACTTTCAAGCACTTAAATATGTTAATTCCGAAATAGTGCTTAATACTGATACGTATGAAGGTTTTATTGGAAAGTTCACGGATAGTGAATATATTAAGAAGTCAAAATATACAAGACAAGTTATTTTTGGAAAACTTAATCCGAAAAAGACTATTAGTATAGAGAAGCGTATTATTAATAAAATTTATAATACGCTTAACGATAAGTTCAATCTGACTGAATATTTAGAACCATATTCTATGTGTACAGATGAAATTATCTACAAAGTGAAAGATAATGATAATAACGTATTGACAGATTTGCTGTGTGATAAATCTTTAATGATGATGGAACAAATTATTAAAGACACACTCGGGTTTGAAGTACGCATTAATTATTTCGGTCTTAAGTTACATCAATTCAAGCTTGCTACATCGGAAGCAAAAGTCAATTCTTTCACTAAATTGAATCATGTAACAAATGAGGTGTCTTATGCGTGTATTCCATCTACATACTATCCACAGATTTACAAATTAATTAATGGTTTAGATGTAACTAAGAATGACCTTGTTTTTTATTATGAACATGAGTTGGCGACATTCTTAAACCCATTGGTAAAAGTAAATAAAGATAATGAAATTTGAAATCAAAGATAAAAAGATAGAAAAAACCATCCATACAATACGTGCACTTATCAAAGGAACCAAATTTGAAGGTGTTACGTATGTTGTAGGTGGTTTTGTACGTGATACGTTAATGGGAGAAGTTTCTAATGATTTAGACATCGTTGTTAATCTCCCGTCTGGTGGAATAGATTTAGCGAATACTTTAACAGAGTTGGATAATAGTCATAGTGACTCTAATCCTATTGTATATCCTAAGTATGGTACCGCAAGCTTTCATTTAAAGAATAATGATGAATGTTCTGATGTTGTTATTGAGTCTGTGGAAACACGGAAAGAGCAATATCATTCAGATTCACGTAATCCAGAAACATGTTTTGGAAGTTTAGAAGAAGATGCATTTAGGAGAGACCTTACTATTAACGCATTATATTACAATATCTCAACAGATAAAGTAGAAGATGTTACTGGAAAAGGACTTGATGATTTGAAAAATCATGTTATCAGAACTACAAATGACGACCCTAATATAGTTTTTTATGATGACCCTTTACGTATCATGAGAGTTATTAGATTTGCAAATAGATATGGTTGGAATATAGAAGATAAAACTTGGCAATCTTTACAAGAATGTGCTTCAAGAATAAAGATTATCTCTAAAGAAAGAATACGTAACGAATTTAATAAGATAATATCTAATAAAGACTGTATTAATGGTTTGAATTATTTAAAAGATAGTGGTATTTTATCTTATATTCTTCCCGAACTATTTGAACAATGTTTTGTTCCATGTTCACAGGACTTTAATAGTATGTTTGATAAAATACTTACAATATGTAATCAAGCACCTACATGTTTATACGCTCGTCTTTCAATTCTACTATCATTTTGCAAAACAGATAGTGTGTGCGAAACTATTCTATCTGAACAAAAACAACCGAATGTAATAATAAAGCATGTGCAAAATGCGCTGTTAGGTAAAAACTTTATAAGAGAAGACGAAGATTTAGAAGTGTCTTTACGTAGATTATATAAGAAATGTTACCAAAATATAGATAATGCATTATGGGTGTATCGAGTTTTTACTGATGAAGAAACATATCAAAAAACAATAAATACATGGTTACAGATAAAAGATAGTGCTAAAATTAATCTTCCGATAGATGGTAATGAAATCTTCTCATATCGTGCAGATGTTACAAATAATGACAGAAAATTACTTATTGATTATCTACACGAAGAACAATGCAAAAATCCTTTCTTAACAAAAGAAGAATGTGTTGAGTTAATTAAACATTATCAGTTACATTAAAAAGTGAACTACCCATGAACATTTAGTACATTGGCTTCGGGCTTCACTGAGGAATGGCTTTCCAAAAGGTCAGCTCTTACTTCCTCTCCACCCGTGTAATCGACAGTCCCTGCCGATATGTTATTTAAACCGATACGAAGAATATTAATAGCAGCATTAACATCACGGTCGTGTCGAGTGTGACAATTAGGACATTCCCATTCACGGACAGACAAATCCTTAATCTGTTTGTTGATATGCCCACAGACATGACATGTTTGTGAGGACGGGAAGTATCTGTCTACTTTCACAACCTTCTTGCCGTTCCATTCTGCCTTATAGGTAAGCATGGAAATAAATTTACCCCAACTTACATCAGTAATGGACTTGGAAAGGTGATGATTCTTCGTCATCCCTTTTACATTCAAATCTTCTATACAGATGGTATCATATCTTCGAACAAGAGAGATAGAGCACTTATGCAGATAATCAACACGACTGTTAGAAATCTTTTCGTGAAGTCTGGCAACTTTGAGTTTTTGGTTTTCAAACCCTCGGCTACCCTTCTTTTTGCGAGAAAGATGACGCTGTGCTTTAGCAAGTTTAATCTCGTATCTTCTTGTGTATCGGTTATTCTTAAAAGTTTCTCCCTCAGAAGTGACAAGCAAATCCTTTAAACCCATATCCACACCAACGGATTTACCAGTTTTCTCAAGAGGATTTATATAATCTTCTTCTGTGAATACGGAAACAAAATACTTTCCGCTTGGTGTCTTAGTAATAGTTACCTTCCCTATTTTACCTTTTATCTCACGGTGTACACGGCACTTAATACCTTCAGTGAACTTGGGTATGAAGAGTCTATTATCAGTGATAGAAGCAAATTGAGGCACAGTAAAACTGTCCTTAGAATGTTTGGATTTGAATTTAGGAAACTTAGTACGCTTCTTAAAGAAATTATTATAGGCTGCTTCAAGACTGCGGATAGCAAACTGCAAGGTTTGGGCATTTACCTCCTTTAACCATGCAGTTTCTTCCTGCTTCTTTAATGTGGTAAGAGCTTTAGCTTGCGCATAGTAATTATCACTCTTACCAGTGAACTTATACTGTTCTTTACGTTGATTGAGAAAGTAATTGTACACAAAGCGAGAGCAGCCGAAGTGCCTTGACAGCAATTCGGTTTGTGACTGGTTCGGGTACAGTCTGAATCTGAAGGTTCTATTAATCTTTCTCATATCATTTTAAAATTTACTAATTATTTTGTTAATATCAATATTTTTTTGTATATTTGCAGTAAAAAATAAATGAATATGAATAAATTACTATTGATTGTTGACCCACAATACGATTTCATTAATGGAACGTTGCCTGTGGATAAAGCTGAACAGAAGATGAATGCTTTGTGTGAATACATTAAGAAACACAATGACTACAAAACTGTGGTTATTACAGCAGACTGGCACCCAGAGAGCCATTGCTCTTTTAAAGAAAATGGAGGAGAGTGGCCTAAACACTGTATCGCCTATACACATGGTGCTGCCATTTATGAACCAATTATTCAAGCTCTAAGAGAACTAAATATTGATTATAAAGTTCTTACTAAAGGAACGGACTCTAAAGAAGAAGAATATTCTGTTTTTCTTAATGATGAGTCATATGATTGGTTGACTAAAACAGTAGCTAAAGAAAATATTGACCAGATTGATATCTGTGGCATCGCTGGAGATGTTTGTGTACATGATACATTAGTAAGCGGTATAAATGAGTTTGGAAACGAGAAATTTAATATACTTATGGATTACTGCCCATGTATAAATGATGATTTTTTACTTAAATCTCTTAATGTAAATAAAACTTATGGCAAGGATTGAAATGGAATATGATGAGTATGAACGATTAGAAAAAAGTGTGAAAGCACTTCAAGATAACGTTTATACATTACAGAACGAAATCAATGAAAAAAATATCTTAATTGACAGTTATAAAGAAACTCTTAAAGATATTAAAGAAAGTACACTTATTGATAGAGTTCTAAATTGGAAAGATTATTTGAATGATATTAATGAGTTAATCAATTAAACAGAAACAAAAATGATTCAATCAATTTTAGATACAGATTTGTATAAGTTCAGCACTTCATACGCTTATTTCCATAAGTTCAACAGAGCGGAAGGTACATTTAAGTTTAACGACAGAAATAAAGAGGATTGGAGAAATTATCCAAACTTTATGGATGAGATGGAGTTGCAAATTGAGAACTTATCCAATATTCGTCTTACAAATGAAGAAAGAGATTGGTGTGTTGAAAACATTGATTATATCCCAGAGAATTATTGGGAATGGTTAGGTACTTTTCGTTTCAAGCCAGAACTGATTAAGATGTGGTTGGATGATGATGGTGTCTTCCAGTGTGAAGTTACAGATAAATTATATCGTGTTACATTGTATGAGATAGCAATTCTTGCCACATATGCCGAAGTAAGAAATCGAGTATTAGGTAACAAAATTAATATGGAGAAAACCATGTTAAAATTAGAAGATAAGATTGCTTATGCTAATATAAATAATCTCTGCTTTTCTGAATTTGGAACACGTAGACGATATAGTTTTAATGTGCAGAATGAAGTAGTTAAAAGATTAAAAGAAAAGTGCCCTGTATGTGCTGGAACAAGTAATGTGTATTTGGCAAAGAAACACCACATGCGTCCTACTGGAACATTCCCTCACGAATGGATGATGTTTCATGCTGCCGTGTATGGATATAAGCGTGCTAACTACATGGGACTTGAGGATTGGATTGATGTATACGAGGGAAATCTTGGTACTGCGCTAATTGATACATATACTACCGAGTCGTTTCTTAGAACCTTAACCCTTCAGCAAGCTTTGCTTTTGAGAGGTTTCCGTCAAGATAGTGGTGATGAGTTTAAGATTGGTAATATGATTATTAAGCGTTTACAAGAATTAGGAATTGACCCTAAGACTAAATTACTTATCTTCTCAAATGCTCTTACATTCGAAAAGTATAAAGAAATTCATGATTATTTTAATGGACGTATTATGGTATCAGCTGGAATTGGAACAAATCTAACTTGTGATACAGATATTAAAGATTATAAGCCAGCAAATATTGTTATGAAATTATCAAAAGCAAGATATAGTAGCAAGGACCCATGGGAGAATTGTATCAAAATTAGTGATGATATAGGCAAACACATGGGAGACCCAAAAGAATTTGATAAAGCCATGAGTGATTTGCATTTATCTGAATAATTTGGCACAGATATTGTAATAATGAAATCAAAAAAAAATAATTTATTAATAAAATATATAAAGTTATGAGATTAGAAGATTTAATTTTTACGACTCCAAAAACTCTTGAAGATGTATTTAAAAGTGTTTGGGAAATGGATAAAAAGAAAGATTTACATAAAGGTGTAAGGAGTGCTTGTGAAACAGGTTTCGATAAAACCTGTGGAGGCATTGGCTCATTATTGGGTTTGAAGAAAAAGTGGAATGAAGATGATACCACATATTCATTTGTTGTTGATTATAATCAGGAAACTGAGATTATTAATTATAAGGTAGATAAGGGCGATTTGTTTGTAAATGTGTCATCAAAAAATGATACAGATAGTTCTTACTATATGCTTTCTATTCCAGAAGATGCACGTAATTCTAAAGTTCACAATGAATATAATGAGTCTAAAAAAACTATGACGTTTACCGTAGCAAAAGATATGTCTACAAAGCGTAAGCAAGAGTATGAAAAGACAATGCAGGATTATCGTCAGAAACTCAAGGAAGTTGAAGAACTTAAGAAGAAAGAAACAGAATTGAACGAGTTGCGAAAGAAATTGTCTGAGTTTAACCAGAAGTAACAATATGATTCACCATGTAAATGGAAACTTATATAAATTCCCGTAAAAACCACAAGTATTTAGCTTGTTAGATGTAAACACATCGGCAGGGACTGTCGATTACACGGGTGGAGAGGAAGTAAGAGCTGACCATTTGGAAAGCCATTCCTCTGTGAAGCCTGAAGCCTATGAACATTTAACTAATAGGTAGTCCACAAACCATTAAATTAAATAATGTTAAAAACGGAGCTATTATTTGGTAGTTCCGTTTTTTTATTGTATCTTTGTAACATAAAATTAATATTAAATCAATAAAGAAATGGAAAAAGAAGAATACGTTTTTGAATCAACCATTTTTAATCTTTCTAAGAATGAAACAGAATCAGTTAGTACAACAAGTAGTTTTAAAGAATATTACTATTAATGTTATGGATAAGTTTAAATTAGTTTTTATTAGTATGATAGCTTTATTAACTTTAGCATCATGCACTTCAGATTATTATTACGATGATTATTACCACGATATTCCAACACCTGAAATAATGATAGGAAAGTGGGTTAATCAAGATTATACATCGCCATACAAAGAGATATACCTATATCGTAATGGAACGTATAATGTTAGATACCATTCAAGCATTTTAACCACAACATTTACTGGACGGTGGTATTACAGAGATAGGTACTTATATTTTGCAGGAGAAATCAAAGATAAATTATACATATATTCTTTAGAATACCCACATATATATATTTCTCAAACGGTTCTGTTTGGCGAAAGATAAGAGTTGAAGGGTGTTAGTTAGTTAATTAGTTAGTTTTTTATTAAAAATTTATCAAAGTTATGAAGACATTTATTAAAGTCACAGTTTTTTTATTTGCATTAGTACTCACATTTACCTCTTGTAGTAAGGATGATATTGCACAAGAGTATAACCATCCAGAAGTAATTGTTGGAACATGGTTTCAGCATGGTGGCGAAAGCTATATAAAGTTTGAATCCAATGGAAAGTATAATAAGGTGGATAAGTCAAAGCGTCCGTTTAGAAGTAGTAACGGTGATTGGGGTCAGAAAGGTAAGTACGTATACTTAATCCAATATAATCACATCATTGATAGTTTGGAAATACAATCCTACTCTCAACTAAAGGATAGTAAAAGTAATTATTATACACGATAAAAAAATAGAGTTATGAAAAAGATTATATTATTATTAGTATTAGTATCTTCATTGATGTTAACTGCTTGTGAAAAGGCAGGAACACCAGTACAAACTAATGGAACAAAACATGAATTTGATGTACAACTTCTATTTGAAGTTGATGGAGTAAAAGTATATCGCTTCTTAGATTTAGGAGAATATATTTACTTTACTAATGCCAATGGTAAGACATCATATGTAACGGGCAGTAAAGTTAGTGAAAGAAAGACGAGTCTTAATAACAGATTAGAAAATGATGACAATGATTAAAGATAAATTAGATGATAAAATTAAAATTGCTTTAAAAGCAGGCAATCATAATGAAAGTAATATTCTTAAATTATTCAAAAGCGAATTAATCAAATATCAAACAAGAGAGGTTAAAGATTCTGATATTCAGCTTCCAGAAGGTGTAACATCTGAAGAACTTAAAGAATATATCATTAACAAGAAGAAAGAGATGAGAACTGTGACTGATACAGTAGAAGTTGACATCCTTCAGAAAATGATTAAAAAGTTAAAAGATGAATTAACTTATGCTGAAAAATTGAATAGGACACAGTTAATAGATGATGTCAAAAGTCAAATCAGTGTACTCGATAATTTCCTTCCATCTCCACCCACGGAAGAAGAAATAATAGAATATTTAAATGAAAAATTTCCTTATGGCTGGACAAAGAAAGAAATAAAATATACAATAAATGCTGTTAAGGAGAAGTTTATTAGCGTTGATGGAAGTGCTGTGGCGAAATTGTGTAGTAGATTAGCAAAGTAATAGAATAAAAAAATGAATAGAAATTCTGTAAAAGTGATGATTTATAGCTATTTTTTAAATTTAAAATCATATATAAACACTTATATATCAGCCACTTATACAGAGTCTATTGTTAGTAATATTAAACCGAAAGGTAATCACAACTATAGAGATTCCATAAATTTCCCAATTACATTGTTAGTAATATTAAACCGAAAGGTAATCACAACAGTGCCTTGAGGTATGTAGTATATACTTTATTGTTAGTAATATTAAACCGAAAGGTAATCACAACAAAAAGTTTGCGCTTCCATTAACTGAATAAATTGTTAGTAATATTATACCGCAAGGTAATCACAACACGATAACCTTTGGTGAAGTCCAGCAGGCAACTGTTAGTAAAATTATACCGCAAGGTAATCACAACTCTGCTGTCTTTGTCTTTAATTTTTTCGCACTGTTAGAAACGTTAAACCGCAAGGTAATCACAACGATATGGATTATTGTGATGTGACATCAAACTGTTTGTAATACTATACCGCAAGGTAATTCAACTGGGTCGAAATCGACCCCTATATAGAATATAAATTTAAACAAAATATAAGTATGATAGATTTTAAAAGTCAAATACTAAATGAAGCTATTGACTCTTGCTTAAAAGAAATGTACAGATGTAGTCAACCTTCAGCTGATTATGACAAATTAAAAGAGTATGTTAAAGAACACCCAGAAGAAGAGAAAGAATTTCCAACATTTAAACGTCATTATCTTTCAAATGAACAGTTTAATTATATTTTCAATAAATATATCGAAGCTTATCATCTTATTCCTGAGTGGAAAAATAACATAGAACTTATCAAAGATGATTTTAAGACAGGAAGTAGGAAGGAAAAATATAAGAAAGATAGTTACGGAGAGATGGTTAGTGAATATGTTACTACACCTCCTTTGAGAGAGCGGATTGGAAATGAAAATACGAAAAAAGTATTAGAAATGTTAGATGAAATATCTAATTTCTATAAACGAGATATGGATGCACGATATTTTTCTTCGGCAATTCGTCTCGGACATTCGCCAACAAGTAATCTTAAATATGTTAAAGAATATTGGAAAGATAAAGGGCTTGAAATAGAATTTGAAGAAAGACATTGTGATGAGGATGTTTTCTATGATATGGATGCATTTGGTGTTACATCATTAAAAGAATTAGAAGAACATTTAATAGACCCAAATGATTAGAAAAAAATCTCCGTTAGCAAAGAAAAAGAAAGTACCTATAGTTATCGGACTCTGTAGGGATTGCACTCATGCAACATTACTACAATGGGATAAAAACCCACTAATTACTGATTGTGAACGTGGTAGAATGGTTGGTAGTATGACTGGTTGCGAGAAATGGGTGGAATGTAAAGATAAACGAGAACCACTACATTTAACACGTGGTCAAATATTTGTTGATAATCAAATTAAAAATATAGAATAATGCGGTATATCAAAGATATATTAAATTTGCAAGTATTTGAAGAAGAAGAAATAACTTATATCAGATGTAAATCATATCCAGGTAAAGTTACTGGCTTTAAATTATTTGGTATTATTTTTTTCGGAAAAGTTTCATCTGAATGGCGTTTTTCAGACGGAATAGATGATTATACTGAAGAAGAATTAGTTAGAACCTATCATTGCTGGATTGATAAAGATAATAAATGTGCCATTAGAAAACCATATATCACAATTCAATATGGCATTCATGATTATGATACAGAAAAAGTATATTTTGAACATTACAGAGAAGCACAAATAGAAGCAGAAAAACTTGTGATGCTATTTAATTTAAAAAAGATAGATTATGATAAATATCAGCATGAATAATATTCCAACAATTTGTAATATGCCAAAAGATAAAATAGATAAATTACTCCATAAATATGTTAATCCAACGTTTTGTGAAAAGATAAAAATTCTTAAAGATAATGATAGATAAATGTAGAACATGCCTTTATCAAAACAGCTGTGCTATAGCTTATTCTAATAATACAATGTATGATGGAGTTAAATTAGCAACTAATTGCACTAAATATCAGCCGATAAATGCAAAGTAAAAGAAAAGATGATATGAATATTGAACGTGAAGTATCACACTTTACTGACAAATATTTATATCCCAAACTTAATTTAAATATAACACGTACAGATGACAAGCAAGAACAACTACAAGGGTATGATTTCATAGTAGATGTGGGTGATAAGAAATGGTATGTGGACGAAAAAGCAGCTATACATTTTACCAATATACATCTTGATAGTTTTGCTTTAGAAGTAAGTAGCCTGAATAATCCTAATGGCTTAGGTTGGTTGTTGGATGATTCTAAAAAAACAACTCACTTTATATTTCTATGGATAGATAAAGCTGACATTCCAAAACTACCCAACGAGTTTAAATATGATTATACTAAAATCGCAAGTAGTAATATAAAACAAATACATTATGCTTTTGTTAAGAAGAGTAATTTACTTAACTACTTAAATGCAATCGGATGGGATAAAGCAACAATAAACCGTCAAACAGCTATTATAAGACGACGTGACGGGTTAAAAACTAACCAATGGGTAAATATACGTGGAGATAATAGAAAGAGTTCAGAAGTTAAATTCTATTATTCTAAGCATCTAAAAGAACAGCCTATTGGTATAATGTTACATAGAAGTGCCTTTGATAAGATTGCAGGCAATATGTGTGGTGATATAATTTTATAAAACAAAAATATATGGATAAAATCAATGTTATAATGTTTACTGATGAATCTAATGATTCTCAGGAAAACGAAACAACGAAAGAATGTTGCAAATCTAAATTAAATGTAGATTTCTTTAAAGAATTGCTTAATAACTGTGATTATCAATACTTACCATCAGTTATTAAATGCTATTGTGATAGCCTTAAGAAATTGGGATATGCAGAAATTGGCATTCAACTTGAGATAGAATTACTTAAAATTTATCAGCGTAATAATGGTATGACTACGAGAGAAGTTGATAATATCACAGAACATCCAACTTTTACTCAACATTATGTAATGTTTAAAACAGGACATGATATACTTCATGAAGTTAGTCGAAGGTTAGCTAATAGATTGAAGAGAGAATATAATATTTCTGAAGAGAATGTTACATGGCTTCCTTCAAGTCAAACACTTAAGATTCTACGTTTCAATTTTGATGTAACACTTGACTCAACTATTAATAAGATTATTCAACAGTTGTTTACATCAGATAATCATTCTGTTAGATTGGACAATATAAACAAGGCTGACTGGGAAATTTTATTCCTCATGGTTACACAACGTCTTACTAATGAACACCGATATGTTAATTTTGAATGGCTTGCTAATGATAGAACTATTCGTCTTACAGGTAAGTTCAAAGAAACAGAAGAATATAAACGTGGATTAATGGTTGATGCATTAGAATTTATAATGAAATGTGTATAGGTTTAAGAGAGAGAATTATAAAAAGATTCTCTCTTTTTTTATTTTTTAACATCTATTTTTCTATTAATTAATATTTTTATTGTACATTTGCAGAGAATTTTAAAAACAATATAATATGAATAAGGAAGAAATAATCAATCAAGTTTATAAAAAATACAAAATCCGTTTGGAAGAAAAAGATGGTATTTTCTATGCTAATTATAAGGTAGTTATAAAAGATAAAAATTATATAACATTACCAGATAATTTATTTGTTAAGGAAATGTATATAATTAACTGTAGTAATATAGTATTACCAGCTAATCTTCATGTGGCAGGTGATTTGTTTATGAATGAATGTAATAATATTACTTTCGATAAGTCTACTCAAATAGATAAAGATTTGATTTTAAAATATAATCAATCTATTAGTATACCTTCATCTGTTAAACTTAATAGGGGTATTAAAGTACGCAATGTTCAATTTAATACATTTACTTTACCATTAGTAGTAAAAGGAAGTTTATTTATCGAAGATACTAATATCACTTCATTACCAGATAATTTAATTATTAGAGGTGATTTGTTAATAGCAAACTGTCCTATAACTGAACTTCCGTTAAATCTAAGAGTGCGTGATTATGTATATATACAGAATAGTACAATTAATCGAATACAAAATGGACTTATCTGTAAAAGACTTCTTCTGCCAGATAACATAGTAATTTTCTCAGATGAATATATTGTTACAAATGAGATAGGTGGTAAGTATGAGGCGTTAGATAAATTAGATTTTAAGAAACATCCATGTCAGAACATTGCTATCCCTGACAATGGCTTCTACGAGCATCCTATTTACGAGGGGTATAGAGCTAATATTTGTATGGGTTTACCTATTCTTATAGAGTTGAAAAAAACTCGTATTTGGACAATGTATGATAAAGAATACATATATGTTAATGATAGAGTCTTAGAAATTATCAAGAAGAATGAAAATGTACACTTTTGCAAAAGTATCGTAAACAATAAAAGAAACTTCTGTATTATTCAAATTGATGAAGATGTATTCATTTGTGGTAAAAACTTAGTAGATGCTAAAATAAAGTTAATAAACCATAGTTTCCAAAATACCTACTATAAAACTATGTATTTTGACGCTAATATGAAAGTTGTATATGATACTGCCAACCAAATATTTAATATGTTTAAACATTATATTAAATTCAACGCTGATGCATCATTACCAATTAAAGACGAATACACTATTGAAGAAATTATAGAATTAACGAATTAAACGAAACTTTAAAAGTTATGACAAAGAAAGATATCATAAAGTTTTTAGAGCAATATAATGATGACGATGATTTGTGTATCGTTTTAGATGAAGATAAAGAGAATAACTTTGTATACACCAGTAAAGAAAAAGAAATGCTGGGTGTATACAAAGAGGTTGTACGATTTCTATCAGAACATAATATAACATTCGATATCATGGAATTATGCGAAATGATTAGTCCTGATAACATTGATAATATCTATTCTCTTGGTTATGTAAATGTAAATCATGTAATAAAGAATAATAAATTACATTTTAGAATATCTAAAAAAGACTTGGAAGAAAATGATAAACTGGAAGATGTACTTTTCGAATATCAAAATGGCTGTGGGGTATATCAAAAAAATATTTGGGAAGATAGTTTCCGTGGTTATATACTTCTTCCATTAGATAATGGACTTAGAATGGATAGATTTCTATGCGTTTATTTTACATGCTAAAAATTAAAAATATATAAGACATGACACAAGAACAACAAATTTTCTTAGCGACATTACATTTTGTTTCTGCTTGGGCAGTAATACATGGTAAGAACCCAATAGATATTCCTGAACATGTGCTAAAACAATATAAAGAAGATGCAGAACTTCTATGTAAAGCGTATAATCTATTGTAATGGAACAAATTATTTGCTCTGCCATTTGGTACAATGATAACAATTACTATCTACATCAAGAAATATATGGTGTGGATAGTGGATTTGTCATTGGTGGTTTTAGACATAATAATATTATTGGTGCTTTTCCTACCAATAATAAACATAGAAATGATGATAAAGAATATAAAACTACACAAGGATTTATAACATCTTGTGGACGATTTGTAACAAGAGAAGAAGCAGCTGAAATAGCATATAATTCAGGTCAAATTAAAAAGCAAGTTAAACGGTTATTTTCCGAAGATTTATATTAAATAGACTATATTTTAAAAATAAAAATGAATAGAAGACATATGAGATTGATATATAAAGGTGAATTTTTGAGTTTTATTTTCTCTGTAAACAATTGTATAACAATTACTTGTAGATAGCATATATTGTTATAAACATTATACCGCAAGGTAATTTTAATACCAGTTGACTACAAATTGTAGCCAATTTAAAAATTATATAAATAATATGAATAATATAAATAAATTACTTGCTAAAAGTAAATTGAATGGTGAACTAAGCCTCATCGAACACACTAAAGGTGTGATAAATATAGCACACTATGCATTAAATTATTTTTTCAATAGGAACAATACCTGGGATATTACCAATATGACTTATGATAAGTTAGAAAAAAGTATTATATCAGCAGCAGCACTTCATGATATTGGTAAATGTTGTGACTCTTTTCAAAATTATGTAAGGAATGATTTTCCTTATAAAAAAAATATTTTGTAATGCGACTGATGATGGTGTTGAACCACTTATTTCGAAGGATATTATTACTCACAATATTCTCAGTTGGGCATTTGCTCTAACTGAAACAGATTTAAATAATCAACCATGGGCATTATCAGCCATACTATATCATCATGTTGTTTATGGACATTTAAGTGATATATCAGCACGTAATATCATGATTGATTTAACAGATGATGAAAAAGAAACATTTTTTTCTTTCCTCAACGAAATCAATCAGTATTTAAGAGAACGTTTTGATTTTTCAATTCAATTAGATGATAGTAACGATGGCTCAGTTACGCCCAATTCTACCACTTTATATTATGATATGTATATAAATCAATCAAGAAGTAACGTAGGGGTACAACTTGAAGGAAATACACTTTATACTGTTGCACGCTCTGTATTGATTTATGCAGATAGACTTGCTTCATCTTATCCTACATTTGCTGATAGATTCGCAAATAATGATATTGAACTTATTAATAGTTTATTGGAAGATGATTTATGTAGTAAAACTATTCCAGATGATAATTATCTTGACTGGGCTTATAATGGGAATACTGCTAACTATGACATAGAACGTTTACAAGAGCAAAATGTTTTGATGGACAAGATTGATAAATGCGACAATAATGTTATCAATGCGAGTGCTGGCTTTGGTAAGACCCTTATCGGACTAAGGTGGATTATGAGGAATAAGAAAAGGGTCTTATGGTTAACTCCACGAAACGTAATTGCTAATGGTACATACGATTCTATTATCAGCGAATTAGACACAATGGGTTATTATAATCGAATAAGTGTTGGTCTATTGTTACAAGGAGAATATAAATATGGAGATGAAAATAGTGATATCATTGTCACCAATATAGATAATTTCTTATCAATGATGGTTAAAAATAATATGGCACATAATCTGTTAAAAGAATTATCAGGAAATGTTATATTTGATGAATATCATGAATTTCTTTGTGAACAACCATTATTTGCTGCATTTATTTCATACGCTTATACACGTACGAATTGGACAAACTCAAAATCGCTTTTTCTTTCGGCTACTGCTATAAGATTTGACGACTATTTCTGTTGGGATAATATTAATTTTATTCGTCCCAAAGCTTACAATGGGGATATGAAAGTCAAAATACATATCAACAAATATAACGATATAAATGAATTTCATTTACCAGAAACGGATAAGGATTCTCTTGTAATCACACATACAGTAAAGCAAGCGCAAATGATTTATAAAAATGTATCTCAAAATCTAAATGATACTTCATTATTACATGCTATGTTCACCGATACAAGGAGAAAAGAGATTGAAGATATGCTTTATAAAACTCATGGTAAAAAGAGTCCTGTAGAACAAAGAAACGCTGTTATCGGCACTAATGCTCTTAGTACAGGACTTAATATATCAGCGCATAACATATACGACTTCATTATTAATCCAGAGGGCACAATACAAAGAGGATGTGGACGAGGAGGACGATTCGGGGAAAAAGAATATGACTGTGTAAATTATCATGTATGTATTTTGGAAGGTGACAAATCATCTGACACATTTATATCAAGAACTTATGATAAAGATTTATATTTTAAATGGTATAAGATGCTGGAAGAGTATAATGACAAAATAATCACCAAAGATAAACTTTATGAATTGTATGATGAGTTTTATTCCAATAATGAATCTTTATTTATGGAATATATATACAATACATTCACAAAAAGCGCATCTTGTCTAAAACATTTCTATCCTTATGCAACACATAAAAAAGATAAAAATAAATCAGATATAAAAAAATTATCAAAAAGTTATTCTTATCGAGGCGAAGGTAATAGTATATATGTAACAGCACGATATACAGATAATGACGAATTAGTATGCGAACCAATCGTTATAGATGTAACACGTATTCTTGAAGATGAAATAAAAGAAAAAGAAGCACAAAAATATCATTATAATGAGTTTAAAAAGAATAGCGACAAATCTTTTAAACATATATACAAAGGATGGCATGCTTGTTTCCCTGAAGATTGGTTCAGAATTGCTTTATCTTATGATACTCCTTTAGCTCTATATTTTGCAAGATACAATGATGAAATTGGATTGATAATGAATGAAAATTAAACAAAAACCATTCGATTAACTTTTATTAACTTGGATTATTTTGATAGTCCAAGTTTTTTGTTTATCTTTGCATCAGAATTAAAACAAATAGTAATTAGTACAACAATTTTTAATTGAGGTGAAGTAATGGTTTTAAAAATGTTTTTTAATAAAACTCTTGAAGAGTTTAAGAAGCCACTTAATAAGGAAGTTAATGGCTTTATTATGGAACTCCTCGGAAAGGACAATAATTATCACGGCAATAAGTCTGATTATTGTGTATCGTCTATACAAGGAGGTGTTTGTAACGATAATGGCACAACATCATTTCCAAATGGTGCTATTGTATCTGTCAGTTCTAACGACCCACAGATTATTGGTAAAATGGTGGAAAGTCTCTTAAATAAGACTGATAAGTTAAAGATTGCTTCACTTACTTATCACAAAATGGAAATGACAGATTATAATCCTTTCTCTGATTATGATGTTGTGAGAAGTATTAGTCCAATTTCTTTGAAATCTAATGGACGTTTCTGTACTTGCGAGGATAGTAACTTTGTATCAGTATTACAGAAACACTGTATTAATAAGCTTATTCAAAGTGGTGTATCTGAGAAAGCAGCAAATACAATCACAATAGAACCTTTTCATTTTGAAGGCGCACGCAAGGTGTGTGTAAAGATTGATGAAGCAAAGAACATCAGTTCAAATGTTATGCTTATCGTGAAGGGTAATAAAAATGCACGAAAGCAACTCTACAATATGGGTATGGGACGTTGTACTGGTTTTGGATTTGGTTTTGTGGAAGTAAGAAACCGAAATATGTTTTAATTTTTAAACAAGATTTTTTAATAAAATATTATACATACATTTTTAAATTTATATTAATATGAAACAAGTATTTTTTAAGCTGAAGTTGAGTGGTAACGGTTGTGTTAATTTTGATGATAGTGCTAAGCAGAAAGATTTACTTCGCAAACTTAGACTTATCAATGGCATGGTTCCTGATAATATCAAGTTGGCAAAGAAGGTCATTTATGACACAGGCAAGAAGGATGAGAATGGTAATCCTATTTATGATTACAAGGTGAAGATTAGTGCAGATTGTTTGCGCCATCACACATTCGAACACGAGGTAGATGTCGTTACCCCTGCAGTACAAATGCTTGATACAATGTATTGTAATTATCTTCTTTCTAATGTAGGTATTACACGTGGATATATGTTTGCGCTAAGTTCAGATGTTGGTAAGTCACTAAAGCGTAAGTCTCCTCTGACTATCGTTGATGCAATTCAGACTAATGGTGCAAAGTCTCAAATGTTTGAGGTTGGTACTACAAGCGGTCCACGCACAGATACATCTCTATTCTCATGTGAAAAGGTGGGTGAGATTGAATATTCAACCCATGGAGTTATTGACCTTAAGACTCTATCTTTTATCTCAGCAGACGAAAAGTTTGACCGCATGGGACTTTATACAGAGTGGATTGATAATGGACTCATTAACAAGGTCATGAAATCTCACTATGGAGAGGATGCGCAGTACGAAACAGGTTTCTTTGTTTCCAATGCTAAGTATTTAACAAACACTTTCGCTGAGTGCGGTGTACGTCTTGGTGATAATGTAGTAACTCAACTTGTACGATATATTCTTCGTAGCTTGCTTAGAATTGATATCCGTCGCAATAATGCTTGGGCACGTGCTATATCACTTGAAGTAAAGATTGTCAACAATCCTCTTGAAGACACATTTGATGATGAGTCTGGTTGGGTTAAGGTAAGCGAAGGTGATATTGATGCACTTGAAATTAAGTGTGATGACTTCTATCATAAGGCAACTGAAGAAGAGGTAAAGGAACTTGTAGAAATTAACGAGTTGTACCTCCAGAACAGTAACGATAAGAAGGCTGCAAAGGAGAAGAAGAAGGAGGAAAATCGTCAGAAGAAGGCTGCTAAGAAAGCTGAGGCTGAAGCTGCTGCAAAGGCTGAAGCTGAGGCTACAGAATCTGGAGAGTAATTAATTAAGTTTTAAATTCCCCTACCTTAACAGGTAGGGGCAAATATCAAATAGTATGAATTATCTTATTCTAAAATTTGAGAATGCTGCACTTGTGACACCATCAAAGCCAAATGATTTCAAACATTTTGTTAGACATCTTGGTTTGATTGAATGTGATATGCCTGATATGGAAACACCAATTGGGGTTGACCAGCTTAGTAATGCACTTCATGTAATGTGTGGACTCGCCCCATGTGCAAGTAAACGCAGTACCGTATTTAAGTGTAACGAAACTATTTACAATATTGCGAAAGGAGCCTATATACGTTACGATAGTTTGTTAAATCAAGAGGGCTTTCAAGACACCAAAATTCAAGACAATTCCACAGCTAAAATTAAGGATTGTAAAGGTAATGATGGAATATTTAATTGGTCTTATTTAAGACGTGCTGCATATTCTTCTCCAAATACACTTGAGGAACTATTACGTCTACTTAACTATGTCTGCAAGGTGGAAGATGTTACTAAAGAAATGACATTTCATCAAGTCGTTGAACTAATGAAAGAAAACATGGATAATGATATTGTAATAGATTTTCTTTTACATAGAGCTAAATTATTTATGAATAACATTGCTTTAAAAGCAATTGAGAAAACTTACAATATTAAAGTAGAACATTTAGAGAAAGGTAATAAACCACGTCTTAATGTGCCTAATCCAATGTGGTATCTACTATTTAATGTTCCTTTTACAGGAAGTAATATTGTTGGAAGTGGTACATATAATCCAAATGCTGCATTACAGGTACGTAGTATTAAATATAGGAAGACTAAGTTTAGTGGGGAGATTATTGTTCCATTAGAAGATGAAAAAATTGTTGAACAAATCCAAGAAAATGGTGTGTGCCCTACCATTCTTGACGGAGGCATGGTTACTATTGAAGGAATAAAAAAATCAATTCCAGAAGTAATTCTACGTAATAATTTTGATAAAATTTTCAGCGAAAAAGTTTCTGAAAAAGCTGAAAATAAGCAAGTTATGTAGAACGTATTGTTAGTAATATTGTACCGAAAGGTAATCACAACGTAGTATCTTTTTGCCCGTTGGTATCTTTGATTGTTAGTAATATTGTACCGAAAGGTAATCACAACGGAAATAGCAGTATTTATTTATATTTTATATTGTTAGTAATATTGTACCGAAAGGTAATCACAACTGTGAAAGAAAGTGAGTGGGGGGTTTAAAAATTGTTAGTAATATTGTACCGAAAGGTAATCACAACGGTGCTTTGATTGCTGCACCATTCGCAACAATTGTTAGTAATATTGTACCGAAAGGTAATCACAACAGAGAAAGTAACGTAATGAGTGAAGGGGTAATTGTTAGTAATATTGTACCGAAAGGTAATCACAACAATCGCAAATATACGCTTATACTTTGGCTTACTGTTAGAAACGTTATACCGAAAGGTAATCACAACGGAGGAACGAAACACCCTGCGCACAAGTGAACTGTTAGTAACATTATACCGCAAGGTAATTACAATAATTGAGGTGAGAAAAAGTAGTTATTAAAATTATACCGCAAGGTAATAACAACAGTAGTTCCCATCGGTGTGTAATACTTTTAACTGTTAGTAATACTTTACCGTAAGGTAATCACAACTCCTTCTGCATTACTTCTGCAAGAAATTTCACTTTTAGTAATCATTTACCGAGAGGTAATCATAACTTTTTGTCTTTGACGTAGAAGTACATACCATTGTTAGTATCCATTGACCGTAAGGTAATTACATCAAACTATAAATTATATATTTTTAACTATAAAAATACTCAATATTCAACATAAATTATTATCTTTGCACTATAATTTAAATATATAAATGATATGGAAAAAGAATTGACACCTCATGATTACTTTTTACAGCTAAAAAGTAATGTAGAAAGTATTAGTAACGAGAAATTAAAACAATCTTTTAATAATATCTGTTTTTTAAGTGAAAAGTATAAAAAAGTAACTGGTGCTGATGAATATGGAATTAGTAGTAGTTCATATCATACTGAGTGTTCAGAACTATTTTAACGTATACACTGGACTGAAGAAGACCCTCAAGTATTGACAGATTCATTTGAGTGTTTTATATGCGACTATATAGATGAACATCATCGTGATGCAACAACTGGTGCTATAGAAGATGAATGGAAGAACTTATCTCGATATAATACAGTTAAGAAAATATTAGGTGAATTAAAAGAAAAGAACATAACAAATATAGAATATTAGATATTATGGATAAAAATAAAATTGAAATTTTGAAAAAGAAAATTGAAGATGCACATCAAAAATTCGATTCAGCTTATGAATTTCTTGATGAATTAAATAATATGTTTGTTTATAAGAAATTTGAATACCGTCCAATAATAGATTTAAACGATGATATGGATTTTATTCTTATTTATGATTGTCTTCATTTAACTATTGCAGATGCGATGACTCTAATGGAAAATTATGGTTTTATCTTGCCTGATGATTTTTCTGACAATGAATATTAAACGTAATGATTATGAAAAAAAGGCATTATTCAAATAAAAATGGTTATATCGAGATTGATTTTGATGGACACCTTAAAGCAGGTTTCAAATTAGAAAATGGTTGTTTAGTTGTTTTAGGTGCTATGGATGGTTATGGCAATTCAATAAAGATAGAAGATTAATATGAAGCGTAGATGTATAAACTGTGAACACTGTTACACTCCCATGCCAGGTAATGAACGTATTGATAATCAGTCTTGTGACTTTGGATTGAAAGAAGGTGCTGCTCCTGTTGGAGAATTTTGTCCTATGGATGGCAAACGATTACATAATTTTAGAAAAGGAGGTGAAAAATGAAAGCAAAAGTCAAAGACACGGGCGAGATAGTAGATGTAAGGTTTGCTATTCATCCTAACCCTGACGTTGCAGACACTTATTGGTGGTGCAAGGATAAAGAAGAAAGTTATCATAAGAGTGAACTTGATTTCATGGAATGTGATATTGATTGGGAGCAACGCAGGTACGAATTAGCAAAAGAAGCAATGAATGGTCTTTTGAGTGCTGTTGTAGATGGAGTTAACCCAAGCCCAAGTGTAGAAGATACTGTAACCCTTTCTGTGACACTTGCTGATGCATTAATCAGAAAACTGAAAGAAGAATAATAAATGTGGAAGGTATGAAAAGAGAAAACTTATTTAGGGCGAAATGTGCTGGTGTCTGGCGTTTTGGACATTATGTACATTTTGATAAAAAGCCAACAAATTCATTCTTTAATTCCAAATACAATGATTTCATTATAACTGAGGACGGACATTGTTATCCAATCACAGATATTTCATCAATAGGTCAATATACAGGTCTAACTGATAAACATGGTAATAAAATTTTCGAAGGCGATATTTTAAGATGTTATAAGTTAGATAGTTATTGCATTAATCCAGATTGCGACCTTGCTTTACAGGGATATTCAGGTAAGATTGTAATGTTAGAACTGCCTGTAGAATATATTTTTGATGGTTTTTGTTTAGATAATGAAACTTGTTACCCAATACCAATATCAGATTGTGGTTTAACTGAAGATGAAATTAATGAAATAAAACAAAATATAGAGAACGATTCTTATTTCGATACCAATGGATATAAACTTGATGATACAATTCTTGGTGTTGAAATCATCGGAAATGTTACAGATAATCCCGACTAATTTTATTTAAGAAAACATGAAGAAAATTTTATTTAATGATAAATATAGTCTTACACAAGAAGTTCGTTATGGAAATAAGACTATGACAAGACGATTGCTAAGAGATAATGTATCTCTTGGTAATTGGGAGGAAACAGCAAAGCACCTATCTTATAAGGTTGGTGAAGTTGTTGCTATTGCCCAAAGTTACAAATCTATATATACAGAAATGATTGAGGAATTTGCAAAACATAACTATCATACTCCAAGAGAAGATGCTGCTGAAAATTTCAAAAAAGAATATGAGAATACAGCTGGATGGAATAACAAGATGTTTGTAAAAGCTGATTTACTCCCACATCATATCAGAATTACAGATGTAAAGGTGGAAAGATTGCAGGAAATTTCTGAGGAAGATGCATTAAGAGAAGGTATTGAAGAATTTTGTTTCGACTATTTTCTCCCAAATGATTATTCTAAACCATTTCTGATGCCACGTGATGCATTTGCTTTCTTAATTGATAAGGTTGGAAAGAAAGGAGATTGGGATAAAAATCCTTTAGTTGCAGCATATACATTCGAATTAGTAGATTAGTGTATGGGCTTGACTAAATCACAACGTCGTAGGAAATGGCTAATGGCAGGACTCGATGAAGATATGGAATATTTCCACGGAACAGAAGAAGTGCGAAAAAAGATAGAAGACAAGTGGAACAAGCATAATAAATAAAATTATGGATAAGAATGATGAGTAATACCTATCATATTCGTAACTATTAATTTTTATACAAAATTGCTATATTTATAAATAAAAACTTATGGTAAATTTTACAAAAATAATAAAGGAAGAAGTCGGCAATATAATCCAAGAAGCAGACCGTCATCGTCCTGGTTACTATAAAGAATATAACGAAAGACGTAAAAAAGAAGGTAAAACTACTGATAGGCATCGTCCTGGGTATTATGAGGAATATGAAGAAAAACGTACTAAACGGGGTAAAAGACCTGATAGACATCGTAAAAATTATTACCACGATTACAACAAAGCACATCCTGAACGTTTAAATAGAGGTTATACCACTGGTTATAAAAATGGTAATGTTTCAGATGGTCCTATAGACCAACAAAATCGTCCAAGAGTAGATTTTATGGGCAGACCTATTACCAATGATAGTTTTAATGATTTATTGAGAAATAAAGAATCACAGTGGTACGATGATGATGTTTTTGGGGCATAATATATTAAAGCAGACATTATTTGTCTGCTTTTTTGTTTTTATTAACATTAATAATTTTGTAATACCATTTATTTTTCTTACTTTTGCATCATAAATAAACAAATAATATAAAGATATGATTCAGCGTATTGATTTTACCGACATTAATAATGCACCTATTAGTTATTTGAGTGATATTGATTTCTTTAAGAAGAATAAGTCAGTTTCTTTCAAATCTGGTGTAAATGTAATAGTTGGTTTAAATGGTTGTGGAAAAACAACATTGTTAAACCTAATTCGTAGATATACTTTATGTCTGAATAGCACAACATCTACTTGTCCATCTGGGAACTTAGAATTTAGTGATTTGTTGACTAAGTATGGAAGTAGTGATAATATTTGCGATGGAGTTAAAATCATTAGCGATTATCAAGGCGTTGTATTTAACATGTTGGAACACAATGTGCTTGAAAGAAGAGAGAATTTCCTTCAAGACCGTGTTAAATTTCAATCATACTTTAATAATCTTCATTGCTCTACAGGAGAAGGTATTTCTAATGGTTTAGACATGCTTTTCAAAACGATGTTTGATTCTAAAACAAATTTGGAATTTCCATTTAAGAAACTAAAAGAAATAGCTAATAGTGATTTCTTTCCTCATCAAGATAAAGCAAAACAATTACTTCAATATTATAAAGAAAATTCATTCCAATACGATAACCCAGCAGATTTTGAGTTTACAGTATTGATGGATGAACCTGATAGGAATCTTGATATAAATAGAGTTAAAGAAATATACGACATTCTAACACATAAGAAAGAAAATACACAAATAATTGCTGTCATTCATAATCCAATTTTGATTTATAAACTTTCAAAATGTAGTCATGTTAACATTGTTGAAATGACAGAGAATTATGTTGAAGATGTTGTTAAATTTGTAGAAGATGCAAAATAATTGATATACGGTATGAAGTTAAATAAATGTGTTGAAGAAATGCAGGCAGCCCTTGAAACAATGGGTGATGTGGACGTTAATATGACGATATTGACCAAAGAAGAGTTGAAAGATACAATTAGTAAAGAGTATGTAATTAATCTTCTTGAAGAGTTTAAGAATACACATTTCAATAATATTGAATGTGATACTTGTTTGAGTGATTGTGAAGATTTTAATGGTTTAATTAATAATATAAAAAATTATGGTATTTGAAATTTCATCAAAAGATGCGTCACAGGATTGGCTGTATCCAATGTTTAGTATTGAAGTTGTAACAAATTCTAAAGATAAGGGATATGACTATAATGAGGTAAATGTTATGACTTATTCGACAGGTCTTATTCATTTCTTGCAAAATAAAAAAGATGAAGCAAATTTTGACTATAAAAAATTTGCAAAAGATTGTCTTGACATTGAAATGATTAGAGTACATATTAGTACAGAACATTTTGCTCATTATCTTCTTATTAAAGAAGTTCGAGAACACTATGAAGCGATAAATAAAGAGATAAATGATATCGTTCAGAAATTCGTTGAGAAATATAATCTCGTTTTAAAATAAAATTAAAAATACTATAGTTAAATCATTTGATTAAAATCTTATGGTTTAACTTTTTTTATTATATAAAATTTGAATATATAAAATATTTTATATACCTTTGTAGCATAGATTTAAATATATAAAATTATGAATGATACTGAACAGAAACTAAATAGTTTAAAGAATCAACTTGAAGTTACTCGTAGAAAGGAGAATGAAATACAAAATGAGATTGAAAAAGTTATGACCTTTTTAGAAAAGAATTTAAAAGTTGGGGATTGTTTTGAACATGCTTCTTCATTTATACGAATATTGGATGTAGAAGAACAATATGTTACATATATGAATTTGGATAATGATAAACATCATGGAGACTTATATATTGATTCGGGATGTAGATGTACAATTAACTTTCTTTTATCAACTTACACAAAAATAACAGAAGAGTGTTTTTTGAAAAAGTTGAATGAATGTTTAAAAGCTGCACTTGAAATAGGAACAAATTTTAATACAAAATAGATTATGTTTGATATAAAAATTAAAGAGTGTGATGCTAAAACGCCTATGTTTGATATAGGAGTGGAAGAGTATGATATTAAATTACATACAAATTCATTAAAGCATCACGAACGACGTGTCAATGATTATGAAGGATTAAGAGAAATATCTTTCATAGCATTAACATCATACAAAGAAAAAATATTAAGTAGAAAATATAATACTTTAACATGGATTCCTGATAATAAAACATATAGAAGTACCTATAAAGGCTGTTGGTTGAAATCTATAGAAAAATATAATGAAAACTACTCACGTTATATTTTTAGAACAGATTTTGCAAATTGGTTAGAAACTTTTGAATAATATAGATTATGGAAATAAAGAATGAATCAGAATTATTAAATATGTTCTGCGATGAGTTTTATAGTATTCCTTTGATGCATGCACCATTTCTTAACACAGAATACAATGAGGTGTGGAGTACTGATGGTCGTGTCTTTATTGGGATTAATCCAGAGATTCTTACTAATGATTATCCTAAAGATAAATACCCTCTTCCTGAGTTAGAGTTCCCTTGTGAAAAAACAATAACATTAGAAGCATTAAATAAAGCATTCGATTTATGCCCTATGATTGATGAAGAAATTGTAGTAGAGGGTGCTGTGGAATGTGAAGAGTGTGATGGAAAAGGTGAAGTATATTGGGAATACAAAGATAGTCACTTGGAAACTCATGAACGTTTGATGGATTGTCCTATATGCTATGGCACTGGAGCAATTGAACCTTGCAAAACAAAGAAAACAGGCAAGAAGATTATAGTAGAAGATACTGTTATAGAAGTCGGAAATGCCCATATCTTTGCTAATCGTCTTAAATTTCTAAAGGCTGTAATGGAGTACTTTAAAGTAGATACTGTTAAGATGGTTCATAATGCCCCTTATGATGCAAGTGAGTTTATTATAAACAAGGGTGTACGTGTTATCATTATGGCTAAGTTACCTGATTTAAATTGTGAATGCAGTGTTAAGTTAGAATTAATTAATTAGTGTATGGAGTTAATAGATGAATCTAAGCCTATCGCACGTAAGGACGATGTTTGCGACTTATGTAACCGCAAAATCCGCAAAGGGCAAAAGTACCGAAGGCAGTTTATCCGAGACGATAGCGGTGAAGTATGGTCTTTCAAAGGGCATGAAGAGTGCTGTGAGCTGACATCAATTATTGATTTCAGCGACTACTACGAAGGAGTCGATAACTACGCTTTTGAGGAAGCAATCACAAATTATGTTCAAGAATATCATAACGATGCAGAAGACGCTCTTAATATTGTTTTTCAGAATCGAAAGTATTACGACTTAGTGAAGATGATATTGGCTGAGCTGAAAGAGAAATGTATTAAACATATTAAATTAATTGGTTAAAACAGACAAACTATGGAAGTTAAATATAAAAGTGGTGATACAATTACAATCCCAGAAGGTTGTAAAGCATCTATTAAGGACGGATGTGTAGTTTTTCAGAAAGAACAGAGTTTCAAAGACGGAGATATACTTGTTAGTGTAGAAAAGAATGTTAGACGAAATGCTTTTATTTACAAAAGCACCGATGATGAAGGTTTTCATTCTTACTATATCGGATTAGACTGCTGTGGACAGCTTTCTTTATGTGAAAAATCTACTAATAGATGGGGCAATGATGAATTATCCTACGCTACCGAAGAAGAAAAACAACTACTCTTTGATAAGATGAAAAAACGCAATTTAAGATGGAACGTAGAAAAGAAACAAGTAGAGAATATAAGATGGAGAGCCGATATTGGTGAATATTACTACTTTGTAGCAACCACTTGCTTAATCTGCAAAGCAGAAAGTAAAAAAGAAGAATTGTATACAGATAATTACAGATACTCGTTTTTTAATCAGTTCCGCACTGAAAAGCAAGCACAAGAAGCAGCAAAGCGAGTGGAAGAAACGCTTGAAAAATATCACAATGAAATCGGAGAATAAAATTCCTACGTATTGTACACACCCTATCTATCATTGTAATGATGGAATAGATACCGTTAATTGTTGGAAATATTTGAATGAGCAATTCAAAGAATGTCCTTATAACAAATGCGAATTTTTTAAAGACAAAACGTATGACTAAAAGTGAGAAAGAAATAATAGAGAAATTCTATAAAGAAACTTGGTGTGAACTTTCAGTTAAGGACGGAAAGTTTTATTATAACGGAAATCTTGATTTGGTTGGTAATAAGATTATTAGTCAGTTGCCAGACAATTTAACTGTTAATGGTTTTCTTGACTTAACTCGTTCATCTATTATAGAATTACCCAATAATTTGACAGTCCATGGTTTTTTGTCATTATGCTGTACTTATGTCACAAAATTGCCAGAAAATTTAAACGTTGGCGGAGACTTGTTTTTGACTAATACATTAATAACAGAGTTACCTAATAACTTAATAGCTAATGGTTCTCTATGTTTGAATTACAGTAATATCACAAAACTACCTGATAAATTAACCGTTGGTAGAAGTATTCACTTGGAACATACGGATATTAACAGTTTACCAGAAAACTTGAGCGTTTCTGGAGACCTTGGCTTAAGTTATAGTGCTATTAAAGAATTACCAGAAAACTTAACAGTCGGAGGATATCTTAATATAAGTTATACAGATATCACAAAACTTCCTGATAATTTGGTCGTTGGTAGTTATCTCAATGCATATCACACAAATATATCCAAGTTACCTAATAACATTATAGTTGGGGAAGGTATGGACCTAAGTTGTACTAATATTACAGAACTTCCTGATAACTTAGTTGTTAACGGTCCTCTTACGCTTCGTGAGGTTCCTATTATGACGCTTCCTGATAATTTGAAAGTTAATGGTGATATAGACCTATGTTATACAAATAATTTGCATCTACCTGATAATTTAATTGTTACTGGTAGTCTCATTTTGGTTAATAGTGATATAAAAAGTTTACCTAACAACTTAACTGTTTGTGGGTATCTTGAACTAAATCGTTCAGGTATTACAGAACTGCCAGATGATTTAACCGTTGTAGATTGTATTTCAATAGATAAACCAGAATTAGTAGATGTTTCACAAGTTAATAGTGTCCTTTCTCCAGAGAAGAAAAAGAAAATACATGATATTAAGAATATGGTTCTTTTCTGGGAGAAAGATGGTGTAAGATATATCAAAGCTGATGGTATTTTCTCAGTTATTGATTCTTATCACGGCAATGTATACAAGGTACATAAAATTGGACGTGAAAATTACCCATTTTATCTTGTAACTGACGGAGAAGGACATTGGGCACATGGTGATACTCTCTCAGAAGCTAAAGCTGACCTTATATATAAGATAAGCTATAGGGAAACTTCTGTTTATAAGAAGTTGTCATTAGACGATACATTATCTTTTGATGAAGCTATCATTGCATATAGGTCTATTACTGGTGCTTGTTCAACTGGTACAAGAGATTTCATTGAAAATAGATTACCAATTCTACATAAAGGCAAGTACAGTATTAGAGAGATTATTGACTTGACTAATGGTGAATATGGTAGTGAAAAGTTTGCTAAATTTTTTAAAGAAAAATAAATAATATGGAAGTAGAATTAACTATAAAGAATAAGTATGATGTACATTATTTAAAAGTAGATGCTGGTGTACGTTATTGGAATGACAGTGATGTCAATGGTGAAGAAGATATTGATTTCTATTACACTGAAGGAGTAGGCGTTCCCAAAATGCCTTGTGCCGTACAAGTCAAAGATAAACCTGAAAGCAACATATACTCGGACCATTATAGATGGCAACCTATTATTGATATAAATAATGGACAAATTATCAATTGGACTCAAGGTGTATCTGCTTTTGTTCATTACAAAGTTTGTGATGAAGGAGAATATACTTTACTTGATAAAGATAATAAAGAAATTGTTTCAATACAAAGTTATGTTCCTTATGTTCTTTATCCAGAAGATGAAGGATATGGTGATTACATTATCATGTCTATAGATGAAAATGGATTTATAAAAAAATGGAAATGTGATAGTAAAGCTATAGAATATTTAGTAAAAAGCGCTTTTGATTAGATGAATATGAAGAAATTCATTTATAACTTTGCTAATAAGTTTAAAAGTTTATTTAGTAAATCAGGTAAACACATTACAACATATTCTAATGGTTGTGGTTGTCACTATTTTGAAGATAATTTATAAAAAATAATATAGATATGGAAGTAACAGTACAAGATGGTGATACCATCAACATCCCACATGGTTTAAAACCAATCATAAAAGAAACATATATTACATTTAAGAAACAACCTATTTTTAAAAATGGCGATGTTTTGGTCATTGATAGATGTCATAGTACAGAACCTGATAATATCTTTATTTATAATGGAGTTAAAGATAAAGAAGGTTACTATCATTATCATGTCTTTAGAAATATTGATGGAACTTTAGATATAGATGGAAAAATTAATTGTGATTCAAGTATGTTCCACCATGCTACAATAGAAGAAAAATATACATTCTTTGAGCAATTAAAGCAAGAAAAATTGAAATGGAACGACAAAGATTATAGACTTGAATGTATAAGATGGAGGGCAAAGAAGAATGAGAAATATTACCATCTTTACTCAAATCTAAAAGTGGATAGTATGACTGAAACTGGTACATGGATTGATGATGAGATGTATGATTCAGGAAATTATTTTAGAACAAAAGAATTAGCACATCAATGCAGGTTGGAATTACTGTCAACATTACGAAAATTTCATGAAGACATAAAAGAATGATATAAAAGAGATAGCAAAATTTGTTATCTCTTTTTTTGTTTATATGAATTTATTTTTGTATCTTTGCAACAGAAATTATTATTTTATGATTTTAGAACATAAATTCCATATTGGTTCTTCTTGTAATATGCAAGAATTAGAAGATAATTCTATCGAACTTGTTGTAACATCGCCTCCATATCCTATGATTGAGATGTGGGACGATTTGTTTATTTCAGGTAATTCTGATATAGAAAAGTGTCTTCAAGATAGACCAATTGATGCATTTGAATTAATGCACCAACAATTAGATTGTGTATGGTCTGAATGTTACCGAGTACTCAAGGATGGATGTTATATGTGCATAAATATTGGTGATGCTACTCGAACAATTAATGGCAATTTTGCATTGTATAATAATGTTGCAAGAATTATTAATAAATGTACTGAATTGGGATTTGTTACACTTCCTAATTTAATGTGGCTAAAACAAACTAATTCTCCCAATAAGTTTATGGGAAGTGGCATGTTGCCATGTGGTGCTTATGTAACTTTGGAACATGAATGGATTTTAATTTTAAGAAAAGGAGATAGAAGAAAGTTTTTAACTGATTCCGATAAAGAGTTGCGTTCAAGAAGTGCTTTCTTTTGGGAGGAAAGAAATAAATAGTTCACTAATATATGGAATATTCATGGTGATTCTCAAAAGATAAAAATATCCTGCGGAAGAGAGAGAACAGCATCATTTCCTATGGAAATACCATATCGCTTGATTAACATGTTTTCTGTAATAGGTGATACAGTTCTGGACCCTTTTCTTGGAACTGGAACAACAATGAAAGCAGCCATGTTAACAGGAAGAAATTCTGTCGGATATGAGATAGATAAAACGTTTGAGAACGTAATTAAAAGCAATCTGAGGGACTTTGTTAAGACAGACTTAAATTCTATCATAAAGAATAGAATAGAGTCTCACAAGGCGTTTATTAAGGTTAGACAAGATGCTGGATTAAACGTTAAACATCATAATTCAACTTATGACGTTGGTGTAGTTACCAAGCAAGAAAGTAAAATTAACTTTGGTACCATATTAAATATAGTTGAAGAAAATAGTAATAATTTATTTAGAGTAGATATATGTTACGAATCAAACTTTATGATTTAGAATACGAGATAGAAGATGTGAAACTATCTTATGAAATTTTTAAACATACAGGTATACAATGTGGTTTCTTCGGTAAAGATGAAGTTTGTTATAGCGAAAATCGTATATTAGATTTAACAGATGACTTATCAGACATTTTGAATTATCTAAAAATAGATGTAACAAATATTTTACGGATTCATTGTAAAAGTATAGATTTTAGTAGTGATGACTTTATTCTACAGGATGTAATTAAAAAGATTATGAAACGTGGCAAAAAGTGCGACGTTTTAACAATATCATCGACGCAAAATGATAAAAAACTATATTTTTATAATTATTTTTTTAGTGATATGATAGAAGATTATCACTTGAACCTATTCAAGTATAAATTTCATTTTGATTACTTTTATTTTAAACAATAAAAAATATGATTTTTAACAAATTAGAAAATGTAACATCGTTTGGTAGTATGAACTATATACCAGATTTTGATAAGATTTTCCCAGAACTTAAAGACCTATCTCGTGATGAACTATATAGAAGATTTTCTAAATCTAACATAGAGTTTTTTATGGTTCATAAAAAGAAAGTACCAGCTCTTTTGCGTTTAACAATGCCGTTGGCTATAATTCTATTATTAATAATGATTATCATGATGCCAATTAATTACTTTGTTACTGGGAGTTTTAGATATGATACCGACAAATATATCAAAGTATGGAACTGGTTTGAAGCAATAGGATTTAAAGTATAAATCATTCATGAAATATCAAGGTTCAAAAAATAGAACAGCAAGTGAAATTATACCACTTATGACAAGTCACCTCAATAAAGAGGATTATTTTGTCGACCTGTTTTGTGGTGGATGTAATTTAATTGATAAAGTTCCTCGTGACTTTATTAGGTTATCCAATGATAATAATGAGTTTCTAATTGAAATGTGGAAAGCACTCCAAAATGGATGGATTGGAGAAACCACAATTGAAAGAGAACTTTATAATAAAGCACGTGATGCATATAATAAACGTGATTATTCAATGTTCACTAAAGCTGAATTAGGTTGGATTGGTCACATGGCAAGTTTTAACGGTCGTTTCTTTGCTGGTGGATATAGTGGACACAATGTACAAGGAAGTAAAGGTAAAGCAAGAGATTATATTTCTGAATCAATTAGAAATGTACTAAATCAATTGCCAGCTATTAAAGATGTCGTTTTCTCTTGTGAGAATTATGACAATTTTATACTTCCACCAGCCGATAAATGTGTCGTGTATTGCGATATTCCATACAAAGGAGTAAAACAGTACAGTACATCAAAAACATTCGATTATGAGGCATTCTATCAATGGTGCAGAGAGCGTAGTAAAGATGGGTATAAAGTATTTGTTTCTGAATATAATATGCCAGATGATTTTGAATGTATATGGGAAAAACCAGTACTATGTTCTTTAAATCAAACAATTACAAAGAAACCAATAGAAAAATTATTTACCATATAAAAAAATATATAGTTATGACAAAATTTTCAACACCAGATGAATTAATTAAAATTGCTGAAGTTAATAAAAATAATGCAGAGAAAATCGAAAAGATTAACATTATCATGAGAGAAACCGCATGTTTTGGAAGACGAGAATGTCATATTTATGACAGTGACTTGTGGAATAATGAAATAATCTCTGAACTAATTAATAGTGGTTATACTGTTAGAGAGGAAGTACAAGGGTTTCTCGAAACTCCATGTCTCCATATTTCTTGGTGAATAGGATTAGTGGGATATGTTTATCGTGTTCCACTTTTGTTTTTTTAACATTTTTTATTTTGTTGTATTGAATAGATTTATTATCTTTGCAGTGTAATTAATAAGAGAATATATGGATATGACGAAAATTCCTTACAACTATAAATCATTTTTGAATGAAACAGAAAGTAAGACATTATTTTACAATAAAATCGAAACTAAAATTACAAATATTGCTTCTTATACAACGATATTAGGAACTGGTAGTTTAGCTACAATCCATAATACTGGAGATGTCGTTGATATGTATTGTCATGGTTGTAATACAAATGTCATCAATAGTGGTGAACATTGTAAAATATCGTTGATGAAGAGAGGTGGATACGTTGAAAACTATGGCAACAATTGTTCTATTATTGTTCATTCCGATTCTCAGACCATAATAAACCATGGTAATGATTGTAAAATCCATACTTTAGGAAATGGAAATCAAGTGAGATGTGATGGTGAAAAATGTACTGTTTATGCGCATGGCTTTGGTGATATTGTTATAGCTTCTCTTGGTACCATCGTTAACATTTCTGACGTAAGATATAATAAAGAAAATAATACATTTGAAACTGAACGAGAATTAATGTATGTTGTTGATGGTAAAACGTATAAACCCGACACATATTATACAGTTAAAGATGGTTTAGTTCAAAAAACTGATGTGAGAGATAAATTCTAAAACGATAACAAATATTATTGAACGTGTAATTTAAAAATAAATTTAATATGACAATTATTTTTGACGAATGTGACCGAATAGATATTCCAAAAGGTTACAAACCAGTTATTGAAGATGGTGTAGTTTATTTCGAACGGATTGAATATCCTAATTTTGAAAGAGAAGATACGATGGTAATGCAAAATAGAGAAGAAACTATTTATGCATTATTTAACGAATATATCACCCCTACCAAAGCTAAGGTGTATTGTTATTTCTCTCCGTCAGAAGGACTTAAATTTGACACTACAGTAGAAATAGATAATACTGATGAATATAAGTGGCAACAAGGCGGATTCGACCATTATGTCTACTTACAAAACATATGTAGAAAATATCAGAATTTAGCTTGGAATACTTATCTAAAAAGATATCAATTTGACGCTAACGAAAATGAACGATTCTTCTATTATGACTTTGACGAAAATACAGTAAAAGAAACAATAGAAGAATTAGTACATAAAAATAGTTTATATTGGCTTGCAGGAAATTATTTCAAAACCAAAGAAGAAGTTGAAAAACTTACTGAAGATAATAAAAAAGTTTTTCTTGAAAGATTTAAAGAAATTGAACAAAGATTTAAACTTTCCGAATATAAGTAAAAAATATGAGAAATAAAATTTTATTTTTTGAATATTTTGTAGATGCTTTGATACGTAAAAATAATTATAAAACAGATACGTTTACAGCACCTAATTTAATTAGGTTATTATTTTTAACCGTTGGTTTGTATTCCACAGATGAGAATAAATACCTAACAGAAATTTTCAATAAGTTTGCAGCAAAACCCTTTGGTCCAGTAGAAGAAGATGTTTGTGAATTTATTGCAGCAGATATCTTATCAAAATACTCTATTACTAATTCCTCCTGTAAAATAAAGAACGATAACATTAGTATTGATTTAGATAATTATAGTAAACAAGTGGTCGATGATGCAGTGAATTTATTACTTGAAAAGAATCCAAACATCCTATATTATCAACCTACTCATTTAGTAGATATTGTTCAGAAATGGTCTTGCTGGGGAATATGTTATGATGTTGCTTTAACAAATGGTAATTTTAATATAATAATTCCGCCAAAAATGATAAGAAATAGTGTTAAATATTATATGTAAATATTAAAAATGTATTAAAGATAATTTATTGTATGGACGAAGATATGAAATCTAATGATAGTTTTGATTACGATGCAAAAATCAATGAATTAAGAAAACTCAATGAACGTCTTGAAAAATTTGAAAAATTTATTGACCCTGATTCGTTGATGACTATAGATGAATATATGGAAATGTGTGATATGTTTTGTAGCAGTTCAATAACTGGAGGTGGTTTTACTCCTGGTGAACCAACTCAATCTGATGATTGTTATGTGACTAAGGGCGACCCTAATCATGGTGGAGAAGATAATTTGTAGTACATAAAAAAGACGGGCTAATGATTTTGTTTCACAGCTCGTCTTTGTGTTTTTACTGTTGTAATGGTAAAATTTTATATAAACCATTGAATCTATCTCTTTGTGTTTTATAAGCATCAACAAGAGATGAATCAACGTATAATGTTAAATCTGATTTATTTATTATATTAATATTAAAATAATGTGAAATAACGTTTATATCTTTTGTTCCCATTATTTTTATTTCTCTAAGTTTTTCACAATCACTTAGAAACAAACTTTCTGCTATTCTTATTAATGAAGATGGAAAAGTTATTGATTCTAAGTTATGACACCTATTTATAGCACCATTTCCAATTTCTTTAACTCCTTCAGGTATAATTAATTCTTTTAATCCACAATTATAAAAAGTAAAAATACCTAAATTTTCTAATTTATTTGGCAAAGAAATATGTTCCAAAGATTTACACTCACTAAAAGTTGATGACTCGAATTTTGTAATATTATTAGATAATGTAATACTACTAAGTGACGAACAATTATAAAATGCATAATAAGATATTGTCGTAACACTATCTGGAATAATAACCGATGAAAGATGTATGCAATAGTAAAAGCTTTGTGCATTAATAGATGTACATTTATTAGTGATTATAGCTCTTACTACATCTTGGCTGTAAGGATAAATATCATCCCTACTTAAAGTTTCTTCTCCTGTAATATATACAGTAGAATTATCTTTCAAAGTCAGAACGCATAAGATGTCAGAGGGGATATTATATCGAGGTTCTACCCCCCCCCCATTTGTACCTTTAATAGCTGAAACATAGGGAGTTATGTATTGTTCGCTTAATTCGTAAGCACCTCTTTGTTCGTTATTATCAAAGAATTTTAGAAATTTTGACATATATAATTTATTATTTAGTTTTTATTTATTATTATTTTATGTTAATGGTTTAACATCAAATGTCTTACCAATAGAATCTCTGTATGTTTCATAAGTTTCAACAAGTGAAGCGTCTACATATAGATTAGTTAAATTGTTAGTTAAATTAGTTGGTAATAAATTTGATATATCTTTCTTACCGATAATTTTTAATTCAGACAAGTTATAATTACCTTGAAAAGTTTCTTCGTCAATCCGTGATAGGGAATCAGTTAATGTTACACTTTCTAAAGTGATACACATATTAAAGGCTCCTTTTTCCAGTGAATTTATGGTATTAGGTAATATGGCTTTCTTTAGATAAATTAATGCATATATACTTGATGTATCCACTTTTTTGACACTGTTTGGTATAATTAATTCTTCTAATCCTGATATTTGACTAATATTTGAAATTTCTGTTATTCGGTCAGAAAACTCTACATTTTTAACATTACCGAAATCTATATCTTGATGATTAGCATTAAAAGTAGAAAAATCAAAAAGTTTATTTTGTTTATAAAATCTTTTAATTGAAGAATCTTTCATTATTAATTTAATATCTGGGACTGAATTATAATAAGTGTCTATTTTACCCCCCCCCCTGACGATTGAAACATATGGTTCTACGTAATAATTACTACTTTCAAATGATTGTCTTTCGCTATCACTTGTAAATAATTTTAAATGTTTTGTCATAATGTATTATAGTTAAAATCTTATTACATATAAATATTTGTAATTGTCTATTAATCATACAATATTTTTTGACTTAACTTTATTGTTAACATTGATATTTATTAATAAAATATCTTATAATGAAAAGAAGAGTTCTAATAAGTGAACAACAACTTAAGAATATAGTTCTTAATATTATTAAAGAAGAGCAAGGACCTTATGGTGATTTTAACGGTCACATGCTTGCTTTGATAAGGACATTTGAAGAAGCGAATACATATTCTGAATACGCAAATTGGAATTTTACCAAAGATAAAAATACATTCCTGAAATTTATACGTTCTGGTGGTTATTTCTATTTTATATTAAAGAAAGACTTTGCTTCAATACCAGAAGAAGAGGGAGATAACACACCATTGGATGAGTACGGTCTATCAATGATTGCTGTGTCATTTAGAAAAGATGGTGAGATTAATAGTGTTACAAGCAGGTGGGGTAAAGAGAATGGCGGAAATGACAATATAATGACTTCTAAGCAGCTTTCTCAACTCATTGGTACTGATATATACTCTGTAACAAAAAATACCGTGTATAACAATATTTCTTATCCTGAAAATTGGAAATTTATTAAGAAGGTAGCCGATAGATTAATGTTATTCTACGATAAATCTAAGCATGATTATTTGGTTACGGATAAATTCTTAGAAGATGTAGAATATTTTCATGGACGTGATGCAATAGTATTGAATAAACATTTTGATTTTGGAAGAGATGTAGTTATAGATTTAACCAAAGAAATTAAACACGATTTAAGAGATAGTGAACAACATACAGATAGTTTGAAGTTAGTAAAAAATTTGAAGGATGGATTTAAATTATTGTATGACAAGCAAGCTAATGATTATCTGGTAACAGATAAAAGCAATTCGGTTAAAAAATACTTTGCTGGTGAAGATGTTATAGTATTGCATGCTGATAATTCTTACGATGTTTGTGCAACTATAAATGGTCTTTCATTCGTTTCTCAATCAAGAACTATGCGAAATGCGTATATAAAAGATAATATTCTTTATATTGAACTTGGGAGAGTCATTGTCAAATTTGATGCAAAAACAGGTAAAGAGATTGGTCACGAATCAATAACGGATTTTTAACATATTTTATATATTGAATTTTTTGATATATTATGTTTTTTCTGTATCTTTGCATAGAATTAAAAAATATATGTTATGAAAAAATATGTATCAAAGACAACTTATTGTATGGCAGAACCTATGAAATTAAAAGATGTACCCGATGGCGTACTTCCATTCAACATGGATTGTGATGAAGAAATGGATGGTTATTTAGTGGAAAATCATTATGGTGAACTTACTTGGACTCCAAAATCATTTTTTGAAGAGAACTTCGCATTAGCTGATTCATTCATTGATAGAATGAAATTAGAACTGGATGAATTGGATGAACGTATTGAAAAATTGGAAAAATTCATAGATTCAGATTCATTTGCTTCTTTAGAAGAAACGGATAGAAATCTGTTGACTGAACAACTTGAAGCCATGCATAGCTATTTAGGTGCTTTGAGTTGCAGAATGGAAAGAGCAATTTCCAACTAAACGAGGGGAATAGTTTAAACACATAACTTGATAGATATATTTCTGTCAAGTTATTTTTTTGTTTTTAATGTCAAATTGGATATTTATTTTTATATATTAAATTAGAATAATGAGAAAAATTATTATAGGGGAAAACCAATTTGCAAGTTTATTTAATAGAAGCCGTTTAATTACAGAGAATCGTGCTTCCAAGAATCAATCGCTTGCAAGACATATGGTTAGAAACTTGTCACCTAATATAGATGATAAAGAGTTTACCGAGAAAGTATTACATGATATTCCAAGCGTGCGTAAAGAGAATTTTCATTTGTTTCCAGCCGTTGTGAGATTTTTACTTCAAAATCCTAAATCTATAAATGCTGACACGCTATTAAAACTTAACAAATTCATTAGTGTTGCAGCATCCAAATCTAAGGAATTAAATCTTGACCAGAATCTTAATGGAATGACATTGGATGAGTTTTTTAGAAACTTTGAAGGTTATGTACATCAAACGGATAAGGCTAATAGAGAAAATACTGCGCATTATGGACAGAGTAATGGACATAATAATGGTTATACCATTGTACCTATTCCATCATTTTCAGAGGCATCTGAATATAGCGATTATACCACATGGTGTGTAACTCACCGTTCACAGGATTTCATAAATTATGTCGGTATAGGTAAGGGTCTGTTTTATTTCTTATTGAAGGATGGGTTTGATAAAGTTCCCAAGAAGGTAGGAGATAATGCACCTTTAGATGAATATGGACTTTCAATGATAGCTGTTTCGTTTAATGAAGAGGGTGGTATTATATCTATTACGTGTAGATGGAACCACGATAATGGAGGTGATGATAATGTTATGACACCTGAACAAGTTTCTGAACTCATAGGAAGTGATATATATTCTATCTTTAATCCAGATGATATACAAAATAAATTTTTGGAAAATGTTGAAATTATAGATGAAATGAATGATGAAGATTTTATGCTTTGTAAAAACAAGGAAAATGGTCAATTATTTGTTTCCTCTAAGGATTATCAGCATCAAGTTTATTTTAAAGATAAACCTTATGTATTCTATCAAAGCGGTTATGATGAAAATGGAAAACGTTTCATAGCTTTAGTTACTAAAGATGGTAATATTTTATTATCTTCAGATGAAAATTCTCTTACATGTGCCGAGTGTGATAACTTATTATTTATTGGAGATACTGATTTGTCGGATGGAAGCGGTATATATAACGCTACAACACTTGAACGAATAAATGACGAAAAGTTACATGAAGTAGATGATAAAGGGGCTGCAATTCAATTATACAACCAAGATGAATCTATTAATTACTTCGTTAAATCTACTAATAAATTATTATTCAATGACTGGTTGGATAACGTTTCTACTGTTCCAATTGGAAATTTAATAATTGCTTTTGATGGAAATATGTTAACATTATATACATACGATACATTTGAAAAAGTTATGGATTGGGTAAATATATTAGCTTATTCAAAAGTAGATTACAGAAATACTATTTTCTTGGTTGAGAATAATGGTTATTATCTTATTTCAAACTATACGGGAATGTTAAACAAAAAGCCAATTACAAAACTATATAAAATAGTTAATCAAGGAAGAATTAATGCAAGGTATATTGCAAAATGTGATAATGAAATGATAGGCATTTCACAAGATTTCGCAACAACAATGCCAGTTAATGAAGATGAATTTGCTATTATCCGTTATGAAAGTGAAATAGTGGAAGCAAACTTGTATGATGAATTTATAATGCATAAGAAATAATGAATATACACAAGATTATAATAACATAGGGTCAATTTTTAAACAATTTCCATAATGGTTGTTTAATCACAGAAAACCGTGCGTCAAAGAATCAATCTTTAGCACGCAAAATGGTACGTTCTATTAATCCATCATTGAATGATAAAGAATTTACTGAAAATGTATTACATGATATCCCAAATGTAAGAAAAGCAGATTTTCATCTTTATCCCGCAGTAGTAAGATTTGTTCTAAACGCAGGTAATAGTCTTGATGCAAACACTATATTAGAGTTGAATAAATATGTTGGTGTTATTGCACCTAAAGCTAAGGAATTAGGTCTTGACCAGAATGCTAATGGTATGTCAATGAATGACTTCTTTAGTCAGTTCCAAGGTGATGTGTCACAGAGTGAAACTGATGACCGTGAAGCAAGCGCACAATATGGAGAGAATAATGAAGGTAATAATAATGGCTATAAGATAGTACCTATTCCAACTTTCGATAACGCAAATGAATATAGCCGTTATACTGATTGGTGTGTCACACAAGGTGAAGAATATTTCTTACGTTATACTAACAATGGTTCAGGAATATTTTATTTCTTATTAAAAGAAGGTTTTGAAAATGTTCCGAGAGAACAAGGTCCAAACTGTCCATTGGACGAATATGGTCTTTCAATGATAGCTGTTTCATTTAGGCATGATGGTTCGATAAATACAGTAACTTGTCGATGGAATCATGATAAAGGTGGTAACGACTCCGTAATGACTCCAGGACAGCTTTCTAAATTAATCGGGGCTGATATATACGGTATTTTTAATCCCGATAATATTCAGAGTTTACTCCCTGAAAACATGGAAGTTTTGGATTATGATTTGAATTATGGTTTGAAGTTGTGTAAAAATACTACCACTGACAATTTGTTCATTTTTAGTTACGACTTTAGTGATAATATATGTTTCCAGAGTAAAGACTATGTTGTCTATCAAGGTAAAACTGATGAAGGATATGATATTTGTGCTTTAATTGGTAGAGATGGATTTATTTATGAGACAGCTGAAGGTGATGAATGGATAGACACGATTGAAAATAATGGTCTTTTATATGTTGCCAATACAGATACAGAATCAGAAGGTGGTGGAATTTATAACGCAAAGACCATGGAAAAGTTAAAAGATATTCCTATTAGGAATTTAGATAACTATCAAAATATACTTATACTAACTGTTGATGATGGTTATAAGCAAGTAATAAATAAAAAAACTAATATCTCTATGTTTAGTAAAAATATAGACAAATGTGTATATCAATATGGAAGATTAGTTTGTTTTAGAGATAATCAAATTTCCGTCATAAATACTGATACATGCGAAGATTATATATGGTTGGCAGATATAATTAGCACTATTGGAGAAGGTGAATATAAGTTATATTTAATTCAAGACGAAGATGGAATGTTTGTTGTTTCTGAAAAATTTGGACTAATCACTCAACTTCCAATAGAAGAAACATTTTATGTTACACCTACAAAAGATGTTCCTAAAGAATGTGTATACTTGATTATGTGTCAAAACGGTGGTATAGCACTAAATCAAGATAAAGTGTTTTTCTCTCACGTTTCATCAAATGACTTCAAGAAACTCAATGAATTTACAACACTTACATCAATGGATATTAGAGAAATATTTAATTAATAGCGTGGAATAACAATATATTTTATAGAATAAACCAGTATATCAACGCACGGCCCTCATTAGGGAAGGTTATCATAAATGTTAATTATTTACATATTGTAACTATCTGATAATCAGCGTGTTGTAATATACATATATAAATACAAAAATATATAAAATTGAGGCGTATTCACGAAGCGTGTTATCCAAAAAATATTTTTTTTATAAATTAAGAGAGAAGTAATAGATTAAGTTGCTTCTCTTTTTTTGTTTTTTTTAACTTTTAATATTTGATTAGTAATGTATTTTTTATTATCTTTGCAGCAAATAAAATCATAAATGATATGGACTTAATGAATAAAGTAAAGAATGCTTCTTATAATGTAATAATTGATGATATAACATATCCTAAAGATGATGTTAAAACTACTAAATTTGAAATCACGCTATCTGAAGAAGATGGTAATTATGGTACTATTGTAATGAGTATTGTTTCAACATCAAAAGATAATACAATATCTCCTGTTGAAAACGAAGTTACAGATTATATCCTGAGACGTAACTGGATTGATAGAGAAGATAAACTTCCTCTCTTACTCAACTGTATTAGTAAATTCTATCTTAAGAATAAGTCTAAAATTGAGTTAGATGACTTAACAACTTTATTTCATTTTGCGGTCGGCATGTTCTTTTGTTTTGATATATCCTGTCAATCCCTTGTACTGAATTACAAATAGCTTTGTATGATGAGATGATAACCTATTTTAAAGACAGAGGGTTATAATAATAATAATAATATACATTTTTTCTTATGGTACACAAGTCAAAACAAAATAGACATATTAAACAACTCTCGTATTCTGTTGATAATTGTAAATGGAAATATTGTTATGGAGATGTTCTCCAAGTATCTTATATTTACAAGCCAATTGATGAAAATCATGGGTTGGTAGTTTTACAAATTACAACAACATTTGAAGATGATACAATAGATAAAGAAGTTTATACATATACTTTATGGGAATATACTACTGAACAATGGATAGAGGAGGAAGATAAAATAAATTTTCTATTACAAAAATTCAACGACTATATTTTACGACATCCAGTGGGTATGAAATCAATCTATGCGTTGGATTTATTTAAAAAAATACCTTCTGTTATTTCCGAAGAGAACTTTGATGAAAAGAGTGTTAATGACAAATATATAAGAAATATTCTGTCACAGATAAAATTAATATATCAAAACTTATGAAAGAAAAAGAAATAAACTATCCAACAAATATTCAAGTGTTTAAAGATGGTTTAAATTTGGGGGATTTATGTCTCACAAAAATGAACTGTAAAATTGATATCCCACTTAAGCGTATAGTACTTAAGATGAAATATAATTATAAAGATGACAATTCCAAATGGACTGAAACTTTCCATATTCTAAAAGATGAAGACGAAGATACATTTGAAATAATTTTAGCGATTTTTGAAAATGCTGTTAAAGAAGCGGAAGGCTTAATGATTATGAAAAGTATTTCTCTTAAAGGTGTGGATATGGATGTCGACATAGCTTTATGTACAATTAAAGAAACTTTTGAACAGTGTTTCTATAAAACTATTGCACACATTCAAAAAGAAAATGTAACTGAAAATATAGATGAAGATTCTATAGTACTCGATGTTATTAACGAAGATAACAAGGTGGATTTTGAAAAAATTTCAATCATTCATTTAAGTTGTTTTTTTGATGCGTTAAGTAATACTCTATTAGTAAAATATAGATACAAATATACAGGTGAGTATTCTACTGATTTTATATATTCAACGACACTTAGAGTTCTTAAAGATAATAATGTTGGAGATATCATAGACTATTATCCAATTTTTAAATTAGCTGTATTTGCTGGTCTAAATAATGCTAAACATGAATATGTGGAAACGGAGAAGTATGATAAGGAAATAGATGCAATAAAAGAAGAACTTAATAAAAGTTTCTTAGTTACATACATACATATTCAAGTGTTTAAAAAATTACAGAAATAAATAAATAAATGACAAATAATATGGAAGGAAAAATTGATAAATTCCCTATCAATGCATGGTTATTTCAAGATGGAATTTATCTTGGAGATATGTATGTGAATAAAATAATGTGTTTCTTGAATCCAGCAAAGAAGTGTATTGAAGTTGGCTATACATGGACTATTCATGGGTATACACAAGAAAATATGTTAGATAAGGAAAAAGTTAAAGTATTCGAAAATCAATCAGAAATGGCTTATGATATTCTTCTTCCAACTTTTGAAAGTATTGCCAAAAAAGTTGAAAAGAATATTAAACAATTATCACCATCTTTCAACCGTGATGAATATTTTCTTTTCCACTATTTCATTCAACAAGAATTTGAAACAGCTTTCTTTAAAGAATATGCACGCATATTAGAAGAAAAGATGAATAATGATGAGGAAGAAAATTCGCCTACTTTGACTCCATATACAATTGGTGTAACAGTGGATGAAAATATTAGTGACATGAAATTCTTTAACATAAAATTTATTGCATGTGCATTTTATCCCGAAGATAATTTCGTTAATGTTAATTATGAATATGTATTGAAAGATTCTTACGATAAAGAAAAACATACAAAGTCTTTTAGAATATTCTATGGTTCAAAAAATAGTGAAATATTAGCTTTTTATGACTACTTTAGAACTGCAGTACACGTAGGTTTGAAGAAATCTTGTCTTATGTGTGACGAAGCTGGTAGTATTGAAGGTGCAATGAAAGCAATTGAAATAGAATTTGAACAAAGTTTTTCAGCAATATATGGTTTAATTCAAACAGCAAAAACAATATAATCACTAATTCATAGTTAAAATGGAGAGATTTATCGAGTCTCTCCATTATTTATTTATATACATTTATACTACGCACCCAACTTAACTTAAATAACTTAAAACCCTAATGAAACATATTATTAATATAAGAACGAGTGATGAATTTAATGATATTAAATCTTCTATCAATAAGCCAAATGTTATCTTAATCAAAGAAGATAACAATAAACTCATTTATAATTTTATAGAGAAACTTAAAGATGTGTATAATTTGGTAACAATACACGGAGATAGTAATGATATATTCATTTCAACAGATGATATACATTGCGATAAAAATCTATCTCAAGTTTTAAATAAAACTATAAAAGTCAATAGATATGGATTTCCAGAAAAATGGCAATTTAAAGATTACAATACTTCTTTAACAGCACTCGATAGATATACTTTAGAGTCGCTTATAGCCACTTATAACACCAATCTGATAGATAAGTTGTCTTTAACTTTTAATGGGCTTAGACGCAAGGAAAATAAGAGTATAAGAGATTATGTGGGACAAGTGACATCGTTTATTGATGCAAGCGGAAATATATTTGTTATTCAATATAATAAAGAAGACAATAAACTAACGGTAAATGACTTTGAAATGTATAAAAATAACTACGTTCCAGATTATAAAATAAAACTTATGATAAACATATCAGATACGTTATGATTGAGATATTTATATAGTATTTAAATAATTCTCAATGAAACACTTTAAAGCAAAGTTAGTTGCAACAAAACCTAAAACAGAATAATAAATAAAATATTAATATAGTACTATAAATTATGAAACATATTAAACTTTTTAAAACACAAACAGAATTTGATAAAACGAATATGTTCTTATCTATTCCTAATGTTTTCCTTATATCAGATACAAATAAACTTATATATAATTTTGAGAAAATCATAACCATAGGGGGGGGGGGGTAATTTCACCTTCGGTGGTCAATGTTATTGCTCTATAGATGACTTATGGATAGATGAATCAGTGTCAAACTTGTATGGTAGACAGTTTAAGACAAATCAACAGTTTATATCACAGAAGGAACTTTCTCATTATACTATATCTGATTACTTAACTATTCTTGATAGAGATAAAACCGAAAATAAACTGTTGTTATTTTATAAATCATTTGTATCAGATACAAATAAATACGTTATAGAGAATAATACATTGACTGTATCTGACGATTTGGGAATAGTAACAAAGATAGAGTTTAACGGTCTTAAAAGAAAAGATAATGGACAAAGAGATTTTATCGGACAAATGACATCATATCTTGATAATAATGGTAATCCATTCATTATTGAAAATAAAACTGTAGAAAGGGATGATGCATATAGAAGAAAGGTTACTCACTTTGTAACGAAAGAATTTTCTGATTATGAAAATGATTATTCGCCAGATAATAAGATTAAATTGTTCTTATGGAATAATGACCATCTATAAATAATAAATTAGAAAACTAAACGAATAAAATAAAAATAACAATATGAAACACTTATTGAAATTACAAAATTTGCCAGATGACCCTACTTATTCAGGCAACCATACGGTAAAATGGGGGGGGGGGTAAAGACTCAAACACACCTTTTGTAATATTGACAACTAATGATAATAAATTGACTTATACGCCTGATAAGATATATCATTTTCAAAGCGGTACTTTTCTATTAGATTCTCATAGTTCCTTTATTTCTGTTGATGATGTCCCTGCTAATATATTAAAAGATGAAGATACTATATGTTTTGAATCACATGGCTACTTATTCTTTAATAAATTCCGTCATTCTATGCAAGAATATTCACTTTACCCTTTAAGGTACTTGAATAGCTTTAGTAAAAGTCAATTTTCTTTTACATATAAGACCGATTCAATAGATATAAAAGAATATGATTATTTAGTCACTACGTTAACTTTAACTGGACTTAAAAGGAAAAATAGTGATATAAGAGACTTCGTTGGTGAAATTGCATCTTATCAGGATAATTTAATAAAAGTGGATAGAACTAATCCAGATAATCCAACCATTCAATTTTTATCATTTGAAAATAGTCAATACAAAGACAACTACGAAAGAGAAGAAAGAGTGAAATTAGCTTACAATTCTTTCGATATGTTATAAATAAACAATAACTTAAATAAATAAAATTATGAAATACATTAACACTTTTAATTCAATGACAGACTTTAACAAGGTTAAACAAACGAATCTGAATCAACCACGTGTTGCACTTGTTAAAGAAAATGGGGGGGGGGTAGACAAGCTGTTCTATATTAAGTTTAAAATATATGAATTTGTTTCTACTACTTACATAAATGGTATGCCAGGTAATGAAATTTCTACTGAAGATATACCGCTTAAAACAAGTGTGCATAAAATATTTGATGACGAAACTCTACAACATACATATATAGATTATGACGGTACTCTTAAAATAGCAACTCTTGCGTATCCTTATAATATACGTTACTGGTTTAATAATTTAACTCCTCATTTAACAATTACATCAGATTCTCTTGATTTGATAGAAGACGGTAGATTAGTGACTAAATTTACATTAACAGGTCTAAAGAGAAAGGACAGTGACCAGAGAGATTTCGTAGGTGAGATTGCTTGTTATTTGGATAGTTATGACCAACCAATCTTATTTAAAGTTGATAGAACTAATCCAGAACACCCTACAGTATCATGTATATCTGATTTTACTCAGTATAGAGATAACTATGAAATAGAGAATCGAATAAAAGGTTTCATTATCAAAAACGACCCTTTGTAATTGAATTAAAGTAAATAATGTAAGAAAATACTTACTCTAATATAGGAGAGAATGTGAATAATATATTTCATGTTCTCCCTTTTCTTTTTTATGGCAAAGGGTATTTCATTTGCAAATTGATATTTATTATTATTAATATATTATTAAAATGTTAAATCGTAGAATTATTATAACCGAAAATCAATTTTCAAATATATTCTTTAATGGTAGATTAATCACAGAGAATCGTGCATCCAAGAATCAATCTTTAGCAAGAAGAATGGTTAGAGAATTATCACCTAATATAAATGATAAGGACTTTACCGAGAAAGTGTTACATGATATTCCAAATGTTAGAAAGGCTGATTTCCATTTGTATCCAGCTGTGGTAAGATTTGTATTGGACAATGGTAATACACTTAATAACGATACAATTCAAGCATTAAATAGATACATAGGTATCATAGCGCCCAAAGCCAAAGGATTAGGTCTTGACCAGAATGCCAATGGAATGGACCTACAATCTTTCTTTAATCAGTTTAAAGGTGATGTCTCCAATAGTGAAGAAGAAGAACGTGAAGCCAGCGCACAATATGGAAATAATAACAATGGTAACTATAATGGTTATAAGATAGTGACAATACCAAATTTCGAAAAAGCGAATGAATATAGTAGATATACTGATTGGTGTGTTACGCAAAGCGAAGATGCATTTTCAAGATATTCGCAAGAAGAATCATTCTTATTCTTATTAAAAGAAGGATTTGAGAATGTTCCAAGAAAGGTAGGTCCAAATTGTCCATTGGATGAATATGGTTTATCAATGATTGCTGTATCCTTTAGACATGATGGTTCTGTTAATACAATAACATGTAGATGGAACCATGATAACGGTGGAAACGATTATATTATGACCCCAGCACAAGTTTCCAATTTAATAGGAACAGATGTTTATAAATTATTTAAACCTCATTTTGAACTTTTGTATACTATAAATCAGTATGGTCTGTATATTTACAAAGATTTAAATAAAAATGATTTATTCGTTACTAATTACAATGTAAATGAAAAAGATAGACATAATGTTATAAAATTTTATTTTAAACATAAAACATATACTATTTTTAGGGGTTATGATAAATCAAATAGTTCTTTCAATCTTTTAATTTCTAATACAGGTAAAATACTTGAATATAGTAATGGATATAATTCTATTAAATGTGTGCAAAAAGATAATCTGCTTTTCGTAAATAATAACTCACAATGTGAAATTTATAATTTAGATACATTTGAAAAAATGTCATTCAATAATATAGATACACAAAATATTAGTATAGAAGGACAAACTATTTTCTTAAACAATAGTAATGGAGAAAAAGAATACATTTTGACAGGAAGTAATAATGGAATACCAAAATTTAATAGAATTATTGATATCCTTAAGTTACGTAGTGATTTTTATATAGGATATATTGACTCTGATAACAATATTACTATAATTGATAATTTATCAATTAATAAAGAAACTATAATTGATAATGAAAAAATTATAAATATTTCTCATGGTATATACTATTGTAAACCAAAAGAAGGAGAAGGAGTAAATCTAATAAATTATTCTCACGGTAAAATGAACTCTGACCCTATAACAGAAATGTACCAGATAAATTACCAAAATAACAATAGTGGACCATATATATTAAAAAACCAGTATAATATTATAGAATTAAAAGAAAATGGAGAGTTTGATAAAAATCTAAAAAGTAGTGATTTTAATACAATGAAATCTTATAATATCTTAAGAAAAGTAGATATGATTTCAACAATTAAATCATTCCGTTAATTAGAAAAAAATATATTTGAAATAGAGAGAGAAACAATATAATAATAATATATTTGTTCCTCTCTTTTTTATATATATAAACATTAAACATTTGCCAATATAAAATATTATATGTATCTTTGCATAATAAGAAAGAAATAAAATTAATTGGAATAAATAATATTAATAATAATAGAATTTATTATGAGAGATATTACAGAAAGATATTTAAACTCTTTAAACGGAATAGATGATGATTCTCCATTGTTCCTTAGTCCTAATGCTGAAAGAGAATATAGAGAAAGCATAAATCAATATAAGAAACATAGGAAAGAAACTATGGCGTTTTATAATGCACTTAAGGAAGGATTAAAACGACTTGATGAAATTAAACAAATAGGAAAGGAATAAAACAAAAGAATAGAATAATAATACATACACTATAAATAAACATATATGTATATAATACAAACTCTCACCTTCCAACTATAAGAAAGATAAAAAATATAGAAGGATAATAATAGAGAATGAATAGAAAGATATATAAGAGAGAAAGATAGATGATATATAAGAAAACATATATAAGGAAAGAATTAATATACTAAAGAAAAATAGAAACAATAAAACAACAAGAAAAATAATATACTATATAAGAAATAACATAATATAAAATAATAAGAATACTATATAAAAGAAGATTTATTATATATAGAAAAAAAATATAGAATAATATACATAGAAATATTTTTAATGAACAATTTTTGAAAAATAGTAAAGAGAAAAAATAAAGATATATAAATAATATAGAATTATTGGATTATAGATATATAGTAATAAAAGATATAGAATAAAGAAAATAACGAATAACATATATAGGAAAGAATAGGATATATAAGATAAATGATATATAACCGTAAGGGAGTACAACTACAAGGGAGGATAGTGGCAGGAAACAGTTTATAGAGAAAGGGAGAATGTGGGGAAGGATTGTGTCATGAACAAATAAACTAAGAGTGTGTAACAGCAAGGGAAATTGTTCTGAGTGATAATTTAAGGGTGTATAACTGCAAGGGAGGACAACGGCAAAGAATGTGTCATGGATGATAATTATAGGGAGTATAACAGCAAGCGTAATGTGATTGCATGATAACTTTTATAGAGTGTATCTGCAAGGGAGTAAAATTGATAGAAACGTGAAGGAAGGACTGTTTGATGTCCATTTTTACCAAAAAAAAATAAATTTTTATAAAATTTTTGAAAAATTAAAAAATTGGGAATATACTATTAAATAGTGTTTATGTTAATTGCTTTATTTATCAATTTAGTTAATGTATGTAAAATTATATGATTTTATTTGGTAGTTTAAAATAAAAGTAGTATCTTTGCATTGTGATTTAGGGAAGACTTGTTCTCCTCTGAGTTTTACTCAGATTCATATATATTTAATGGAAGCGTACAGCAGATTTTTCTTATAAAATAGTATGGCTTATTTAAACAACAATTGCTTCCTATTATAAGCGGACAAGGTGTGATGGTGCACGCTGTGTTAAACCAATACAGAGGAGTGGTTCGATTCCATAGTCCAGCTCGTTTGGTGCGTGAGGAGGCTCGTCTGCTATTTTTATGAGATTGCTGCAATGCAGAGAGACCTCCTCATTTTGTGTATGTATCCTGCTCTCTAAAAAGTGCAAGTTATGTAGAATCTATGTTAGTAATCATGTACCGAGAGGTAATCACAACGTGCGTGAGAGAGTCAATGCTTGACCTTGTTGTTTTTAACAATATACCGCAAGGTAATCACAATATAATTACTTAAATATAAGTTTTAATTTGTTTAGATTTTTAGTTGACTGTGCTTGCCTGAGATAGGTAGGCACTTTTTTTAATAAGATAATATTTATAAAGGATATGAAAAAGAATATTTATATGAGACCATTATGTAGCGTGGTAGAAGTTAGAAGTGAGCTACATTTATTGAGTGTAAGTAATGAGGGCGAATATCGTCCAAAGACAGACGCTTGTGGTAATATTGAGAATGCCACATCTATTGATGAGTTAATTAGAGGCGGTAAGAAGAATGAGAATGGTAACTCTTGTGATGAAACTTGCCCTACTACATTTTCATTTAGTAAGTAACAGTTAAAATCCCTCAATAGGTATATTATTATCTACTGAGGGATTAGTGTTTTTTGTTGTGTATTATTAGTTGAAATTGTTTTTGAGTAGTTGTTTTGTTTCTTTATCTATAGTGTTATGTCCACAGTGCCATTTATTGCATATAGGGCAGTAATATGATTTCATTCCTTGTGCTATTAGTTTGGGATGTTGTTTAAGCCATTCTTCGGCATCATCTTCGGTTTCGTAAGTGACTTTAGTTTTCCATCTATTTTTATCTGTTCTGGTCCAGTGACATTTATCTGGTTCAAACTTTTTAGGTGGTGTTTTTCGGTAGTACGTCTTTTTCATCCGCATTACTTGTTTTTGTTGAATTTATTAGTTTATAAAAAAATAGGCAAGCGAATATGTTGTAAAATCGCTCACCTATAAATATAGAGTTTATGTAATCTTTATATCGTTTTTTCTTCTTTATTATGGCGCTGGTGGAAAATGTTTATTAATTGTTTCTTAGTAATCTTCTAAGTTTAATATTGCTATTTAATTTCTGATATATAAGCATGATTGTTATAACGAATAGAATGTATCGCACTAATAAGAAATATATACTTTCTAATTGAAGTGATACGTTTAATAGAGTTACTAAATAACTTGTATGTAGAATAAACAATAAGAAATAAATAATATATTTTAGATGTCTATCTTCATTTGTTAAAGTACTATTATTTCCCTTTATTTCAATATTTCTATTGAGTAACACGCTATTTTCCGATAGTATTGTTATATCGTATGCAAATAGTGCTATAGAAGGAAATGCTAAGCAAATAAAGAGTGTTAATGGAAAGGAACTTATTGTGGTCGAATAAGTATCCATTAAGTTAGATATTAATAATCCTATACTTAGGAATAAAAATAGTCCAGTAATAATTTGTCTAAAAATATATTTCATTGAATTGTGGTGTTATTTTCTATTGTTGTTTTTTATTTTATCATTAATCTTATATAGTCAGTGAACTACCCCTGAATTAAAAACTCATTGGCTTCAGGCTTCACAGAGGAATGGCTTTCCAGAAGGTCAGCTCTTACTTCCTCTCCACCCGTGTAATCGACAGTCCCTGCCGATATGTTATTTAATCCGAAACGAAGAATGTTGATTGCAGCATTCACATCACGGTCATGATGTGCGTGACAAACTGGACATTCCCACTCACGAACAGATAAGTCTTTTGTTTCTTTGTTGAGGTACCCACAGACATGACAAGTTTGAGAAGATGGGAAGAAACGGTCTATCTTCACAACCTTTTTTCCGTACCATTCTGTCTTGTAGGTAAGCATGGAAATAAATTTTCCCCAGCTTGCATCAGAAATGGACTTGGCAAGGTGATGATTCTTAACCATACCCTTAACATTCAGGTCTTCAATACAAATGGTATCATATCTTCTAACAATAGATATAGAGCACTTGTGCAGATAGTCGGCACGACTGTTAGCAATCTTTTCATAGAGTCGGGCAACTTTGAGTTTTTGGTTTTCAAACCCTCTACTACCATTCTTCTTACGAGAAAGATGACGTTGTGCCATTGCAAGTTTGCGCTCATATCTTCTTGTGTATCGGTTATTTTTAAAAGTTTCTCCCTCAGAAGTGATAAGCAAGTCCTTCAAACCCATATCTACACCAACCGACTTATTAGTCTTTTCAAGAGAAGTTATATATTCTTCTTCTGTGAAGACGGAAACAAAATACTTTCCGCTTGGAGTTTTGGTAATAGTTACCTTCCCTATTTTACCTTTTATATTACGGTGAACACGACACTTTATACCCTCCTTGAACTTGGGTATGAAAAGTCTGCCACTAGCTACAGATGCAGATTGTGGAACGGTGAAACTATTTTTAGAATGCTTAGATTTGAAGTTAGGAAACTTAGCACGCTTCTTAAAGAAATTGTTATAGGCTGCTTCAAGACTACGGATAGCGAACTGCAATGTTTGAGAGTTTACCTCTTTAAGTCATGATGTCTCTTTCTGCTTCTTTAATGTGATAAGTGTCTTACACTGCGCATAGAAGTTATCACTCTTACCAGTGAGTCTATATTGTTCTTTACGTTGATTGAGAAAGTAATTGTAGACAAAACGAGAACATCCGAAATGCTTTGCCAGCAATTCGGTTTGTGTCTTGTTCGGGTACAACCTGAACTTGTATGTTCTGTTAATCTTCCTCATATCTTTTTGCAAATATACTAATTCTTTTGTGAATAATGAAACTTTTTCGTATATTTGTTAGAAACCTCACAATTATAGATTAATTTCTTACATTCTACAAACTAAAGACCTGTGGTTTTTACTGCATATTATCTAAATCTTTCATACCAATTTAATCTTTTAGGACCAATATTGCGACAAAGATAAAGGTTAGCATAGTAATTACACCAGCCTCGTATTTGGTAGATGCCCATAAGTTACATAAAGCTACTGCACCTATAGTAGCTATCAAATATATAACAATTTTGTCATACATATTTTTATTTTTCTTTATCATTTAAATGTTGTGATATGATTAGGGTTAGGAGAATATTCGTAACAAGTAGAATGACTACTAATTGTTGAAATTCCGTTTTACATATATGTCCTAACGCAAATAACATAAAGAAAGTTAGAACTATATAGAATATATTATAAATTATTTTAAACATAATTTCTATTAACTAATCTTTTAAAACATTAGATAAGTAAATAAATGTTAGAAGACCGATTACACCATACTCAAATCTATTACTTCCAAAAATTAGAGACAATACAATTGCTATAATAAAAGGAAACAAGAAGAAAAAAAGTTTTGCCATATTATTTATTCTTTTTATAGTTATCAATAAAATCTCTTATTTCAGAACTTGTCAGTATAACAAAGTATAAAAGAAGAGTTTGATATGCAGTAAACTTAAACAATACTGTAAATAGTAATGTTATTAAGCCAGCAAAAATACAATTACCAATATAATTTTTCATAACTTTATTTTTTATTATAGTTCAGAATATAATTTTGGAACAATTTAATAATTACTCCTACAATTCCAATGAATAATACGATATAGAATGTATATGGTACGCTGTAAGGGTTTATTTTACTTGTTAGATATGTCAGCACCCCTGCAGGTATTAAAGAGGCTGAGAATACAATTAACAGTCTCTTGATAAAGTTTTTATAATTAGTATTCATCATCTTCTTCTTCTTCTTCTTCGTTATTAATATTATTTTCTTCATTGAAAAAGTTACAATCTTTAAATGTTGCTTCAATGATAGGTGGCATTAAGAAGGTAAACATTATTAAGAAAATAACTGTTGTTGTGATTGTGTACAACACTGCGTATGTTTCATTGGCATCAATGAACCAATCCAATCTTCCAAATCCCAATGCGAATGTAATGTATGGTAGTACATAAGCAGGAATACATACCATCAATATAGTTTGAAGTAATATTTTTAATAAATGCATAAATTTAATTTTTTATTTATTTGAAGTATTATTATTTTCTTCTATGTTCTTATATAATGTTTCGATATACTTCACGGTAAGTTCATAGTTTTTACCACTCAATTCGCTATCTTCGTATGCCTTCTTTATAAGTTCTTTGCCTGTACCATAGAAGCATCCAACTTTCCACATTTTATTTGAATGTGTATAAGTAAAAAATCGTCCACTGGACCAATTATTTCTACATACAATATAATCAAATTTATTCTTAATAATTGCATCCTCACCAATTTCCGCCTTGTCGTACACAAATGCATATTCTCTTATTATGGCATCGCCATAAATAATACACTCATCACATATTTTCGCATTCTCATAAACTCGAGCGTTCCCAAAGACTTTAACTTTATCCGTAATTGTAGCATACCCATAAACATAAGCATCACCGTAAACTTTGACACTCTTGTATAGAGTTGCATTCCCGTAAATGTTGGCATTACCCCATATTATTACATCATGGCGAATAGTAGCATTACCAAAGATGCGTGCATTATTTTCCACCAATACATTGTCAAAAATGCGTGCATTATCAAAGATGCGTGCATTATCATATATTCTTGCATTTCCATGTATTTGTGCATTATTTTTAACCGCTACATCATTAAAAAGACAAGCGTTGTCATACACCCAACAATCACCTATTTGGGAAAGATTATCTTCCTTTTCAATCCATCCTCCTAATTCACCTTTATTGACATCAGAGAAGTCTTTTAAAGCTTCAATACGATATATAGTAATACCATTTTCTACCTTTGATAAATCTTTTCTTATTTTATATTTTAATTCGTCCATGATTTTAATTAATTATTATTATGTTTGCAAAGATAGATATAAAAATTGATATAACCAAATTATTTTAGTTAATAAAATAAAAAATAGGATACCTTATTATGAGTATCCTATTGGAAGTGTTTAATTCTTCTTTCTGTTCATAATTTCCTTTTGGTATTGTCTAAGAGTTCTAATAACTCTTCTCTGTGCTTCTTTTGCATCCTCATAATTTGAGAAACAATTATAATGAACAATATCTTTGCGTGCCATTTTCATCCATTCAGAAGATGAAGAGTTTTTTCTACTTCTAACAAGTGGATAAAAAGTGCTATTTACATAATAGTAAGGTTCAAATTCTCCAGATAAATCTTTCTCAACGTTACAAAATTCAAATTCATCTATTGTTGGTCCATATTCAATTTCCTTATTAGGTGTATCTAACTTAATAAGTTTTTCATTTTGAAATTCATAACCATTCTTCTTAATTGCTTCGAATAATATTTTTTTATCTTCATCGTTAGCGTAATAAATTTCAGTTATGTACTTATTATCATCGGTGGATGTTTTAATGATATCATCTACTTCAAATCTATCTTCTTTGGGATAATAAGTCACAACCGAATGCATATATGAACCACTCAACGAACGTTGTCTTGGAATGAATATACTTTCAGTTTCTTCACCTTTCCAATCACGAATTACTAAAACAGTTTCATTGTTTTTGTAATCACTGCTTCCAATGTAAAATTTTTCTCTTTTCATTTCACTTTTTATTTTGAATTAAACAATATATTAAAAATACAACGATTACACTAACTGGAATATATGGTGTTTTCATTGTTACGTAAAAGGGGCTAAAGTGTACTACTGTATGACCCATCATTAATAATGCCATAATGATTAATACATACAAAATTAGTTTCATCGCTTTCTATCCCAATCAAATATTAATTTAAAAATCAAACACACACTTAACGCACCAATAAGGATTGCGCAATTATCTGGTGTATCCAATTGAATATAGAATGGGTTCCAGAATATATGTGCCTGTCCAACTATAAGCGTTATAATTATAATGAACACCATCCATATAATTGTAGATATATAATTTTTCATTCTGTGTAATAAATTTGATTTTGAGGGTTATGTCTATTATATGTGGATAGATTTTTATTGAATACTTTACTGAGTTCTTGTCGATACCACATATCAGCATCGGCTTGTGCTATATCTATTGATTCATATTCACCAAGTTCAATATCATCTGGGGTTAATAATAATATTGTATCTGTACTTACATTATCAATTGTTATAACACCAAATATAGTGATAGCACGCTGATAATATTCATCGCCTTCCCATTGTAACTCTGGGAAGGATTTGATGATATTTTTAATATTTATGATTGGTTTCATTTATCTCTATTTTGGATTTCTTCTTGGAAGTTCATCAGAGTTTCTTTCACTCTTCTGATTGCTTCATCAACATCTTCTTTATTTGTAAAGTAGTTGAAATTATTTAAATCTCTTTTTAATGATTTATCTGTTGTTCTTACCAGTTGTTCGATATTATCATTAATAACATAATATGGTAATGTATTGTCAAGAATATCTTTAGCTACTTTAATATTATGTTCTATCTTGTTTTCAATAGCTTTATCCAGTATATTCTTATCAACATTAGTAGAAGATTTTACTTCAGTAGGAGATTCATCAATTGTTTCATCATCAACCGACTCTTCTTCTTCATCTTCCCATCCCCACCAATAATTTTGATAACCTTTTTCTTTCATGATTTTCCGAAGATTTGCTTTTTCTTCTGGTGTTGAGAAAGCTAATATTGGTAAATTATCGAAATCTAAAACTGGACAATCCCTTAGTATTCCACTAATAGGAGAATATGCAAGTACTGCATTAAACAAACCATATTCATTTAGCATACCGTCATATATCAAGATGTCTTCTATTTGTCCTATCTTGTTATATACAGTAAGAATCTCTCCTTTTGATAACATTTTTAGTGTCTTCAAATTTATTTTATTATAGTCTTCTATTTTATCACTCTTCGTTACTGAATCGTATAATGATGTTTTATTATTTGTTGTATTCATAATTTATCCGTCTATTATTTGTCTTTTTTGAAAATTCCATTTATAACCATAGGCTCTTAAAGCATCCAAAATTTTAATACGTTCTTCGGTTGTTGCTATGACAATATGAAGATATTCTGTATCTACATTATCTTCAAGAATGTTCAATGAATCAGTTTCAACTATATAGGAGCAATAGGTGTCCACAGAAAAGTAGTTAAGTTTCTTAGCAATACAATAGCCATATACTTCATCATGACTATCCAAAATTGTCAGAAATATTCCGTCAACTGATTTATCTTCAGTTCTTGGTCTTTCGATATGTTTTCTATATTGTGCCATTATTTACTTTTTATCAATTGTTTTGCTTTATTATTCCAAGTATAACCATTATCTTTAAGAAATTGAAGGAAATCATTTATCTCTGGTAATGTAGCGTATCTTAGTGTATTATACATTGAGATTTTTTCCTTAGTTAATTTTACGCTTCCTTTGTTATTGAGTTTCATTGTAACCCATGGTCTATAATAAGCGGTATAACTTTTATCATCACACACTATAAAATAATCTTGTTCTTTTAGAATAGATATTTCATTTGTAGTTTCGTTGACAATAAAATCTCCATCATTAAACTCTTGTTTTTCTGGATAGTATTCACCAACATACATCAATTGATGTGTTACTTCATCCCAAAGATAACCAACCCTATTTAATCTTTCAAATAGTTTTTTCTCTTCACTTTTTCTTGCAGGTCTCCATGTGCCTTCAACTTTAAAATCATTAACATCAATATTGATGAAATCATCTTTATCAATAAGTGAAAAACCTGAAATAATGGTATTATTTCGAGAGATATATTCTTTAAAAAGGAAACATTCCCCTGTTGTGTCATTAATATACCAACAATTTTCAATAAGAAAATTTTTAATAACATCCCATGGTCCAATTTGGTATGTATCAATTACTCTACCCTCTCGTTCACTCCAGACATATCCTTCTCTGTGCAAGTAATTAATTGCTTTAATCTTTTCTCTTGGTTTCGCTTTGGTAAAGTGCTTAATATCACTCACAACAGAATTAAGTTCAATCGTAGGATTATCTACATTCCATGAAATTTTAATCCAGAAAGTTATTGTATCTGTATCTTTGTTGTATTCTTTAACAATACCAGTATCAAATACATCGGTAATAATATCTCCGTTCTTAAACTTATTTTCCATATTTTTCTTTATTAAAATTTATAAACATTTGCTTCATTTCCTTTGCGAGTTCCGTTGCATCTTCTTTTGTCTTAAAACAATTGTGTAATAATAGACGTTTTTGGTGTGCCTCACCATCAAACACTTTTGCTTCAATTACATTAAAATGTCTACTAATAAAGAAATATGTTTCTCCATTTTCAGGAACCCAGAATGAGTTTACAAGTTCTTTTCTTTCCTCATCCCACTTGTAATTGTTTTCTGCTAATTTCTCTTTGAACCATTTAATATCTTCATCTGTAGCATGTGTCCATTGATTGATATCGTGACCTGTTACATCTTCCGCTGTAAGAAAGTCATTACTCTTACTGAAGTATTCAACATATACAATAATTTCACCACTCTCTGATATTTCCTTAAAGATTGCTATTGTACTATCATTTTTTGTTTTGATAAAATCACCATCTTTAAATTCTTTGATGAAATAAATTGTTCCATTCTCAATATTTGCTCTATAACCCTCTGGAATATTGATAGGTGGTAATTCATGTGGCTTTTCTACTACAATACTATTAACATTGGTAGATATCATTCTTGGATTTGAGAAGAAATGATTTTCATCCTTATCCCATACATATCCATTTCCTGCCATTATATCAAGAATGTAATCTTGTTCATCACCTGTTGCATATCTCCATGGTATGAATCTATTATAATCAACTAAGATTTTACCATCTGCAGGCGCATGCCATACTTTCATTCTGAGTCTATCAGTAGTTCTTTCCTTGAAAATAACAACCTCTCCGTCTCTGAGTTTAATAATATCACCACACTTGAGTTTGTTATCATCTGCTTCATATTCCTTACGCATTTCCTTTACATCATCATGCCAAACATAACATGTCTCTTTTATCTTACATAAGAACTTTTCTTTATCGTGTTCATCTGAATAATGCCAAGGATGCGCTGGATTAAATCTTTGTACTTCACACTTATTACAAAATTCCTCTATACAATATACTATTTTCCAACCTAACAACCACCCATCTTCCTCGTATCTCATGAAGATAAATGTTTCTTGATTATCAATACTGGTAAGGAAATCACCTGTTTTATACTTTGGTTTATTATCTGTTGAGGCTGTTTCTTTTAATGCTTTTAGGTCAGTTACTTTCATTGAATCAGCATCCCATATATAACCACATTTCAATAGGGTTTGATTAAATTCATTAATTTCAGTTTCATTCATTTCACGGAAGGAACCATCATTGAAATAACTTGAATCTTTATTAAATGAGCCGTTTTCATACCATCTATAATGGGCGATGTAAAATTCTACACCAAAATTATTATCTGAGTAACCTCTAACGATTCCTCTTACATCTCCATTAGTAACGTAAGTACCTGGTTCAAATAATTGTATTTTATCCATTTTATTTCTTTGTTTTAAGTAATTTATTAAATTCTTCTATCTCTCTTTCATTTGCATGATACCACTCTAAATCATCTGTATAAGCCATATCATCAATAATATGAAAATCATACAAATTCATTCTATCACTAAAGAGACATAATTTACCAAAGAATATTTCTTTTGTACAATTCATTTGATGATATTCGGCATAAATCAAACCATCACTACGTACAATGATATCATTTTTCTCTGGAGGATTATTTTTAAAATCTATTGGAGTTCTTTTGCCCCCATAATATATTTCTTTTTCATCTTCAACCCATTCATGACCATGTTCTTTAAGTTCTTGAATGAACTTTTCCTTTTCTTCGCAAGTAGCTAATCTCCAAGTTCCTATATTACATATAAACTTTGTGTCTAAGTAAAACATTCGGTCAATAATTGTATTGTCTTGTTGATGTTTATATACTATTGATAATATTCCCCAATCTACAGGTTCTTCAACAATAACAATATCACCATTAACTGTATTTATAATAAAATCTCCTTTTCGTAAATTAGGTTTACTTTCTGGAGTTAAAAAGTTCTTATCCATTTCATTAGCTACGATATCAAGTTTTTCTCTTATCTTATCAGTATTATAAGCCTGTGCTGCTTCTTTTGCATCTTCTATAGTAATGTATTCAGCTTGGGTTGTATCATTAATATAGAGTTCTGGCTTCATAGTATCTGTATTAATGTTGATATAGAATTTATTATTAAAACCATAAGCTATATTTTCTTTATTCCATTCCAACTTGCCTATCTTATCAATAATATCATTGATAGCAGCTCCATATGTTATCTCTAAGGCGAATAAAGCATCTTTGGTGGGTAATGTATCACCGAAGTTACTTTTGCGCCTTACGTAGTGATTAATGCGTTCTAAGATAGATTTATAATTCTTTTCCTTCAACTTCAAATCCATAGAACAATTCGTTTAATCGTGAGTTATAATGCTCTTGTGATTTTTCTCTTGCTTCATCAATGCTATTGAAAGTAGCATATTTATTACCATTGATAAAGAGTAGATAAGCACCACCTAAATCTGTCGGATATATTTCATATTTCACTTTATATCCGTATGCAGTGTTATCAGTGTCCCATTCCAAATCTTTTATTCTTTCTTGTGCATCACTAACGCCTAAAGAATAGCATACTGAACAATATGCAATAATATCTTTTATTTGGATTTGGTTATCTGATATTTTTTGCTTTAAAAATTTTTCTATATTATTCAATCTCTGAATAAAAGAAGTATAATCATCTATTTTAAGAATTTTCTTATCCATGATTCCTTATATTAGTAATAATTTTATCCGACATAAATCTCATTACTTCATTTATATTTGTTTCATCAATATAATTTGGAAGTTTGATTCTTTCTTTATTAATATATCCTATATATTGATTATCATTTTCTTTCTTGATAATCATATTGATAAAAGGTAAATCAGCTCTAAAACAATATGGTTCTTCGTACCAATGAATCTTTACATTTTGATTAATACATTCAAAACCCTTGATGAAAGCATTTTTGATATCATTATATGTGAATATTTTACTATCATTATTAATGAAATTAGTTTCACCTGTTTTGTCTTTAAATCTCTTATCAGCGTATTCTTTTGCTTTTTCGTTTACATCCATATATTGTTTTTATTTTAATATGGTGCAAAGTTATATTTTATTTTTCATTTATCCAACAAATTAATGTTAAATGTTATTAATATTTTTATGTTTATTTGGTTAGTCATAATTTATTCTTTACCTTTGCATATAGTTAAAAAAATTACATGTGTATGAATTTAATATTTATTTTTTGTGCTTTACTATTTTGTTTATTAGCATTCTTTGTTGATGGTTTATATATTAGAGGAAAGCGTATTATAGGTATTGATATATATAATGCAAAGCGTCTGTTTCTCAATATGATGTTTCTTTCTATTATGTCATTATGTATTGGTGTTATATTGACTATAATTGAGAATTAAATTTTTATTGTTTTATTAATTGTTCCGCACTTTGGTTGTTATATCTTCCATTGTGCGGTTTTTGTTTTATGGAAAATATTTATTGAATATAATAACTTTTAAATATAATATATGATTATGTCTATATCTGAGAATTTAACTGACTTAACTAAAATAAAGGATGGTATTAAGGATGTTGTCAATAAATTCGGTGGTGCTTGTGAGAATGATTTCACTGAATACAGTTTAAATATCGAAAGAGTATTAGTGGAAGGACCTATTAGACTCGGAGAAATTATTGAAATGAATATAAGTGATGGTATTCAAAGAATTAAAGATTACGTTTTCTTTAATAATACTTCAATATCATCTGTGTCCATTCCTAATACAGTTCAATCTATTGGGATATCAGCTTTTCAGAAATGTACAAAACTAACAGGTATTACCATTTCAGATACAGTCACTACAATTGGTAAAGAAGCATTTTCAGAATGTTATAATTTAAAAACCGTAACTTTACCAAATCATTTAACTACTATAGAATATCAATTATTCTATCATTGTATGAACCTATCTTCAGTTACAATTCCAGATAGTGTAACAGTCATGAAAACAGGAATATTCAGTGGATGTAATAATTTAAAAGAGGTAATTTATCAAGGTCCTTTAACGAAATGGAAAGAAATTGTAAAGAATAATTCATTTGATGGTATCTTTCCACATAATGTGAAATTAAAATGTACTGATGGAAACTATAAACTTAATGCTTAAAAGTGAACTTTATTAGTTAATATATTTAACTCTCATTTTCTTGAATAAAAGAGAATGAGAGTTTTTTTTGATATAAGTTGATAAGAAACTAAATTTTGTTATATTTTATATAAATCATTGATGATTATACAGTGAAACATTGTGTAGGTAATAGCAAATAAATATTTTTTTAACAAAATCACACATTCTTATAAAATACCGACGAGATAGAATAAAAATATAAAGTATGTTACGTGCAGTGAAAATAAAATTATACCCGACATCGTTCCAAGCAACACAAATTAATAAGTTGCTTGGTAGTTGCCGTGTTGTGTATAATCAAGTACTTGACTACAAAATAAAACAGTACAAAGAGAATAGTTTTATTGAAAATAGAACAACTCTTAGTCATTGGTTTCATCATGAGCTATTAAAAAATCCAGATTTGAGGTACTTGAAAGAACAAAATTCAAAGGTTCTTAAATGCAGTATAGATGACATGCTAACTGCTTATGATAGGTTTTTCAAACAGCATACTGGTTATCCAAAATTCAAAACAAAACATGATAATAAACAGTCTTGTAGATTTCCAGTTGATGCAATTTCTAAAAGGAATATTTATACAAATTATAAATTATCACTTGCTAATATAAAGGACATTAAGTTCAGATGTAGCAAGAAGTATGCTGAGTACTTGCAGAAACATAAAGCAAATATAAGACAAGCAACCTTATCGAAACTACCATGTGGCGAATATCATTTGTCAATCTTAGTTGACGGTGATTTAACACATAAAGGAATACAAGACACTGATAAATGTGTAGGTATTGACCTTGGTATTAAGAACTTTATTATAACATCTAAAGGTGAAGTATTCAATAACTTACATTTTAACAAGAATGAAGCAAATAAGTTAAAGAGATTACAGAAGCAGTTATCAAGAAAACAGAAAGGAAGTAACAACAGATATAAAGCAAGGATAAAACTTGCTAAAGCAAACAAAAAGATAAATGATAAGAAGCAATACTATTTGCATTCAGTTTCCAATTCACTGATTAACGAAAACCAAGTTATCTGTGTGGAGGACTTGAATGTAAAGGGAATGTTAAGAAACCACAAGCTTGCTGGAAGTATATCGGAAGTGAACTTTGGTGAGTTCAGAAGGATGCTTGAGTATAAAGCAAGGTGGTATAACAGGAAAATTGTATTTGTTGATAGATATTATCCTTCAAGTAAGGCATGTAGCCACTGTGGGTATAAGTACAAAGATTTAACACTCGGTGTTAGAGAATGGACTTGTCCAGAATGTGGTACAAAACATGACAGGGACATTAATGCAGCAATAAATATCTTACATGAGGGAATGAGATTATTAGGTAGCAGTACTACCGAATTTACGCTTGTGGACTATCCTCCTATGGATGACCGTCCAGCAATGGACCTAAAAAGTAATGATAGGTTGAAGCAAGAAGCTAATAAAGAACAAGGTTCTGTCTTTGTTTGAGTTTTAGCATACTATATACCTTGATAATCAATAAGTTCATACTTATATAAGTACATACTGCGCAAAAATCACGTAGAACAAGAAGGTTAAACAATACATTATGTTAAATCGTTTAACTATCCATAATTTATAAATTAGTGTTTAAATATCTTTCATAGTGTTTAACTCGTATGCAATTTTTATGCAAGTTTTCTGTCCACCACCCTACCTATCTCGTGTACACATTATGGTACACATCACCCTACCTGCTCACCTATATTGGCACGTACCACATCACATAATAATAAGAAGGCTGATATAAAAAAGAAGGGATGTCCCGTATAATAGGACACCCCTTAGCATTTACATTAACATTTTATAATAGCAGTATTATTTTTTCTATTTCATAAAATCCATACTTAATTAAGTACATACTTTGCATTTTTTTAATAGATTGAAGGTTTATTATTTATATCTTTATCACATATACTTTTTTATATCTTTCTTCTTTATATCGTATCTATAATTCTCATCTTAATAGTATATATCATATTTGTTTCTCTTTAGAAATCATATCATTATATTAACTGCTTATCATGTGTTCTTTATTGGAACTTGAGATATATGTATCATCTTATGATGGATGTATTATCTTATATCTTTATCGTATCATCATAATCTATGTATACATTATCTTTGCTGGTGTGTCTGTTAAGTATATCCTTATATTATATGTAAGCATTGGTAATCATAAGAGTAGTAGAAGAGAATATATATTTATACACTTATATATAATTCATAACCCTTGGTATATACAATACTCTATATGCATCTTATCATATCCATCTGTAAAGGAATACTTGACACATCCATCCATGTTTATCTATGTATCATCCGAACTATTTCGAGATACTTCTTGTTTATGTTGGATTATTGTAAGGAATTAAAGTAAGTCGTTTTTAATAAATTAGCATTGTACAATGTGATAATGCTTTCTGTGTCTTTGACTTATTTAAGTACACTAATTGTGTTTACCTTGCGCTAAGTTTAATAAAACGTTTTATGGCTTCTGTGCACGTGGGTGTTATAACGCTTTATTCTTCAACGTGCACGCCACTATAATAAATAATAACTTAATTTTAAACTATGAAAAAACTTCATTCAAAATCTTTATCAACCTAATACTTCCTTTTAAGAAACACTTACTTGAACAATTGTATTTCTATATACTTTGAATTGTTCATCGGTTTCAACGTCGAAATAGAACAATATCTGAAGGAGTCCATTTGAATCCAAATTATTGACACCTTCCTTTAATATTGAATGAGTATCTAACCCGTTCAACTTTTCTTTTTCGAACTCTCTGACATGAAGGTTGTAAGCGTCCAGTTGTTCCTTGGTTAAATCAATATTAACCTTCTGCTTATAATCTTCATTATCATTCATATCAGGTGACTGAATATAAGACACCTTTGTTGACTTACAACGATTTATCATACTTAAATAAGTACAGGTAGTGTGTATGTATCCAGAAAGGGACCATTCCTATCGGATATGTGAAAGATTACCTGTTTTTATCAATCACAATGCAAAGGTAAGGGTTTTTATTCGAATAACCAAATAATTCAGGAAATAAATTCATTGAATAAGTATTTTTTAACAGTTATGTCAGATATATGATATTTGGTATAATATTATATATGCATACGTACATTATTAATTGTATTTGCGATTTTAAGTTCCTCTGAGGATGTTTTGTTATCCATGATATAAGTTTATATGTTTGAATGAACAAAACGTCTTAGAATGAAAATAAATAACTTTGTTAAACATAATTAATTAATTTGGATAAATAATTTTTTATTTGTAATTTTGTGACGTTCAAAACTGATATAAATTATGGAAGGAAAGAAATATAGAATTAGAGAAGATATTTCACAGAAAATTGATGATAACGTTATACTTTATAGAGTTGAAGCATTAAAGGACTTTGATGACGTTAAGAAAGGAGACATTGGTGGGTGGGTTCAGAAAGAGGGAAATCTATCTCAAGAAGGTAATTGTTGGTTATATGGTGATGCTGCCGTAGTTCAAGACGCTATAGTTTTCGACAATGCTAAAGTTTATGGTAATGCAGAGATAGCTAACAACGCTCGAATATATGGTAACGCTAAAATATTTGATGAAGCATATATATTGGATAACGCAGAAGTTTTTGATTATGCAGAAGTGTACGGAGAGGCATGGATATGTCAGAATGCAAAAATTTTTGGGAAATCTAAAATTTCGGGTTCATCAAGAGTTGGAGGAAATGATATTTTATCACACACTTATTTGTTCAAATAATCATACTTAAATAAGTACAAATAGAACATGAATGCGATAAACAAGTATAAAATTAGAAAAGATATTTCTAAAAGAATTGGTCCTTTTACCGTTTATAGAATTGAGGCTTTGCGAGATTTTGCCGACGTTAAAAAGGGTGACTTAGGAGGTTGGATTGAAAAAGAGGGAAATCTATCTCAAGAAGGTAATTGTTGGGTTTATGATGATGCTGATGTGTATAATGACGCTATGGTTGCTGATAGTGCTATGATTGGTGGTCACGCAAAAGTATTTGGTTACGCACACGTTTTAAACAATGCTATTGTTACTGGTCATTCAAGAGTATATGGCAATGCTCTTTTAGAAAATGATGTTATAATAAGCGGTCATGCTATCGTTTGTGGTAATGCAAAAATTTATAACCAAGCACAGATTTATAACAACGTAGAAATAATTGGAGATGCACATATCTATGGATATGCCCGTATCTATAATAATGTGCAAATATATGATAATGTGAAAGTCCATGGTCACACTGATATGTACGGAAATTATCATATAGGTGGTAATGCGGATATAAAATCAATTACCGATTATTATGTTGCAAAAAATACATGGAGTAGTGGACGTTTCTTTGTTTACACACGTTCCAACAAGAAGTGGTGTGTTGGTTGTTTCTATGGAACAGGTAAGGAACTTATAGAGAAGGCGTATAAGGATAGTAAGTTAAGCGGACAAGAGTACGAAAGAGTTGTTAAGTATGTTGAAGAAATGTATGCTAATATAGAAAAGCATAATAAGCATACTTAAATAAGTACAAGTAGAATATAAGTGTTAATTTTTTGTTAAATGCTATGTATTATTTGTTTATATAAAAAATATTTCCTATCTTTGTGGTAAATAAATCAAAACATTTATAATTTATGGAAGATTTTAGAAGTATTGCTTGGAAACTAAAACCTACTACTGATTTTTGCATGACTATATGTTGAGGAAATTTAGGTCGGAATGCAAAAATAGAAGTGGGTCAGCACCTTATGCTAATAAGCGTAATAGACGGAAAAAGAATAAACCAAAGAGAAGATAATTAAACAGAATTTATTATGACAAAATTTAGTGCGCTTGTAATTGATACAATGAATAAAGGAATAAATGAACTTACTCTACCACATATCAAGAAGAATAAGAGTGGAGAAGATAAGTTTGATAATTGTGTATTGGAAGAAATTATTCCAAATACTGAAGGAGAACGTGTAACAACTTGTAAGTTACATGAAATTGATTTAGAAGTTCTTAGAACATGTCTACCCGATGTATTAATCATTGATGATGTATATATTGATGGCAAGTTGGTTGAGAAAAAAGATAATTGGGAATATATATGCAATCATCTTTTAAGAGAGGTTCTTACTTATTCAAGTGGTGCTGATGTGTTTTATGTCCACTTACATAAATAAAGTTTTTAGAAAAATTGTACCGCATGGTAATTAACTTTTATTAACTTGAATTATTTGTATAGTTCAAGTTATTTTTTTATCTTTGCATCCACAATTCAATTATATACAAATTAAAATATTAAGAATTATGAGTGAGTTAGTAAGATTTAGTGAAGGTGATGTAAATAATTTGCGTATGTATATGCAAAAGAAATATCGTAATAATATTTCATTTGTTACTAATTGTCCTATTGTTTATAAAGATAATATAGAGTATGATGTATGTAACATTGTACTTAGTAAGGGTGATATTTATTTCCATTGCGTTAATAGACTTGATTGTTTGGATAATAAATTTATCCCTATGTATGATTTATCAAGCGACAATGATTTAAAAGTTATTTATAAGGCTATTTCATTGACTGAAACAATTTATGAATTAAGTGAGAAAGAAAGTGATTTGTCTCAGAAAATAATTGACAAGTTTGCAACTTTCTTAGCGTTAAATAATAATGAAATTATTGCTAATGAGAATGTTCGTACCATACCAAATGTAAATGGACATTTTACTTTTACAAGGGTTGTATGTTTTAATGGTTCAATAAGGTTCTATGATAAGGTTAGTGACAAATGGATATATATAAATCAATTACGATTAAAAGACCAAATTATGTTATATCATATTTTCAAGAAGGTTGTTGAGGAACAATTATTTGATTTAATATGTCCTCCTATGATTGGAGATTGTTAACATATTTTTTTAACATATATTAAATTTAGAAATATGAGTAATGTATATATAAACCCTATTCTATCAATTAGAGAACACGCAAAGGAAATAGAGAACGGCACTTATAGCGGTTTGGAACTTGCGAGAAAATTTCTTACATTCAATAATGATAAGAGTTATTTGGAAAATTGTGCATCTTCAATAGCGGAGGACGTTTACTATTGTAAGAAGTCTGATAAGTCTTGTTATGTTGAGATTAATAAGGCAGGAAACATGGAGGCTATATATGAAATGAATTTAGATTAATTTATATATGGAAAAGGAAATTAATATAAATAAGATAGCCGAAAAGTCGGTTAATCTTGAATGGTTTGAAATGGAAGGTGATTTGTTAGCCGTAACAAGTGAAGGTATATGTAAGATTACTAAATCTTCACGCTTTAATAAAACGTGTTACGACTTCTATATGGAATATGATGATGATACGCCAACTAATAGTTTTGCAACATTAGAGGAGGCAAAGGAATGGGCGAGAAAGTTCTATATAGATAAAGCATTTGTAGAAATGTCAATAGTCATTGATAGTTATAATATCTACAATAGAAACAAGAACATTATAAACGTTAAATAAATGTTAAATGTGGGTTTTTATTTGCCTATTTAAAACTTTATTATTACCTTTGCAATATAAATCAATAAAAACAAATTAAACTTTTAGGAATATGAAGGACGTTAAGGAAACTTTGAATGGGTTAATGAAAGAAACCTATAATCATTATAACTCAACTATTGATTATGTGGCAAAGCACTTAAAGAAACATGGTGAGAAGGGTTTGCCAGTTGTTTGGGACAATTATAATTATGTGGCAGACGCTATTTATGATGATAGCGAGTGCGTTCGTTATGAAATTAACGCTATTCGTGTCTCTCATAGAGTTTACCCCGAAATGGTACTTGAAGTACACGTGGTAAGTAATAACCATGAAGTATGTGATGAGTGGATAGAAATTAGCGATTTTGACATTGAAACAGTCTTTGGTATTATTGATTGTGCTAAATTTTAACAATTCAAACAAGTAATAATTATGACAAATAAGAAGGCTATAGTTAATGGTTATTTAGAAGATATTTCTAATAGCTATCGTAACCTTTTTGATGAGGTTAAAAGTGGTGTTAAGAAGTATGGTACAGAAGGTATTTCTGTTTTAAGAAATAACAACCCATTTAGCTTTTATCTTTTGAGTGGCACAGCAAATAATAAAATTTGTTCTCTCTTATATATCGACAAAGTAAGAGTAAATGAAACTCAATACTTTACATCTATGGAGGGTCATGTAGTTGTTGAGAACGGAAAGAAGTGTGATAAGTGGGTAAATATCGACTCTATGCACATGGAAGATGTTTTAACATTATGTGATAGAATGTATTTTGATTAATTTACCGCAAGTTTATCACAAACAAACAGACAAATATATATTTTGAGTTTATTTTCTAAATTTCTCTACCATTGCTTGAGATAAGTAATGGTAGATTTTTTATATATACACTTTATTTCATTTCTAAAGCGTTATTTTAATTTATCCGATAACTTATATAGATAGTTTGTTTAAACGTCTTACAAGTCAAATAAATAGGTTTATGTATCCCTTCATGTATGTGTATAGAATATTATATATAGACAATAATCATTCAAGTGTTAAATATTTGTTAAACTATCAATTTTATTAGTTCATTTCAAATTAAATTCTTATCTTTGCACTTGTAATCAAATCAATTAAACATTTAAGAATTATGGATAAATCAATGAAATTGAAATTTTCTGAACGTTCAATGAATGCACGAGCAAATTTAGAAAAGGGTGCGGAGGAAGTATTGAATGTTATGCGTGATATTGTTGTGACAATGGGAGGAAAAGTGGAAGTTATTTACTCTACTTTAGCACCTGATTTTGATGGGTGGTCGGATAATTCATTGTTGGATATCAACGTCAAAGAATTGTCAGTGAATGACGAAACGGAAACAATTGATATTACTTATATTGCTAATGGAGAAGAGTTTACAGAAGATTTGAAATATTGTTCTGATTTTCACTATGGTGATTGGTTAGAAATTTTGAATGAACTTGTAGGAACTTATGCACGTATGAAGGAATGATAATGATTTTTATTTTAGTGGTGGTTGTAATCATGATTATAACGTCACGCAGTTATGGGGAGTGGAAGGACTATATAGATAATATGGACGAATAGTTATAATTTAGTTTGTTATTTACATTTATCTATCATTGCTTGTGATAAGTAGTGATAGATTTTCTTTTATATATGGTTTATTTGCGCTATGAGACGTTATAAGTTATGCAATGATAAATTACAAGTCGTGAGTAATTCTCACGGCTTAAAACGTTTTATTTTAAATAGTATACTATATTGCGTGTGCGTATATAGTGTATAACCTATAAAGCGATATGTTAATTAAATGTTAAATACAAAAATATATTTGGTAATTCCAAGTTAAGTTCGTATCTTTGCAGTCGTAAATCAATAAACAAACAAATTAAACAAAGTATTAAGAGTTATGAAGTCATTAAATGAAGTTCTAAAAGAGAATATGAAGAAGTCAGTTGAGTTGATGTTATCTAATAATATTAGTCATATTTCCATTACGGATAATTCTGAGTATGGAAGGCTCACTGATGAGCCATGTGTTATTCTTGATAATCATAATGGAGAATATTATGAAACAGAAGTCACTGATATTAAACTAAGTGAAGGAGATATATACATTAAGGTAGTTAATACCACTGATTTATCTTCAAGTGTTTCTATGGATAAAGAAGGGTATATTAATAGCATTAATTGTTTATCTTATAGCAACAATGAAGTATATTGTGCTATTGAGTTTTATTGTGTAAACTTACTTTATTTTAATGATAAGATTCGTCAATTTGGTAAGGAGATAGAACAAAAAATTATCGAACTCCTAAATGACGAGGACGAGAAAAGTTTTACCTTCAAAGATTGTGATGTGTACTATATTTCTTTAGGTACAAGAGAAATAGGTATTAAGAGAATATATTTGAAAGAAGGGAGAGTTGTATTAGAAACTTCTTCTGATTCTGAAACGTTCCTATTTAATGGAATGTATTTGGAGGAAAGATATGCACTATTACAGCAACTTATGGAATGTATAAAATCTATTTGTTAAATTAGTGTTAAAAGTAAGAAAATATTTGGTAGTTTAAAAATATATGCTTATCTTTGCACTCACAATTCAGTAATAAACAAACAACAAATTAATAAACAATTTAAAACAATTAAGAATTATGAAAAATTTAACTATTCGTGTGATTACATCTTCAAACGTTAATGCGTATGTAATGATTGGTGATACATTGACACTTTGCAATGTTAAGTTTGAGAGTATTAACACATTAAATGGTGATGTTACTTATAAAGTCACACCAAAGGGAGTTGAGGAAGGTATATCTGCAAGGGTTGAAAGTGGTGTTACTATCTTTGACAAATCAAAGGCTATGACAAACGTTATCGCTTACAACTCGGTAGCTGATTACGAACACGATGTGCGTATTGAGGAGGAGTTCTCACTTGAAAACTTCTTGAATGGTTTACATTCTGTACGTAATTTGCCTGCAAGTCTTGTCAAGTTGGGTAACGAAGACAAATATGCTTTCAAGTCTTACAAGTTTGCAAATGGTGATATTGAGGAGGTATGCACATATTTCCCTATCATCTATGGAAAGAGTGGAAAGATTGATAATAACTTTAAGAGTGTTTACAAGACAAGGGAGGAGGCTCTCGCTTGGAACGACATTAAGGTATCAGAGAATGGAACAGAAACTATCAAGGAGGGTGTTCTCAAGGCTCTATCCCTTACAGACGAGCAGAAGGCACTTGTTGAGGAGTTTATGAAGATGAAGGATAAACTCAATGAGAATAATATCAAAATCATTTATGATAATGACGAGTGTGTTATGTCTTTTGTCAACACAAGTAAGTATGATTTGGATTGTGCTTACAGCAAGGAAGAGATACACGACAAGGACACAGAAGGTTATGAGGAAATTTCATACTTGTTAGAAGGCTCACTGAAAAATATCTGTAGCAAAAACCCTACATATGATATTTACGACTTCTACGACGGAAAGTATTTTGTAAGAAAGAAGTAAGTAAGACAACTAATTAAGATGTTTAGGCGGTATATTTGCATACAATTGCTTATATACCGCTTTTCTTTCGTTCTAAACGTATTATTCTATGTTTTAGTATAATCGTTCATTCAGATATATTTTAACTTCTTAAAACGCTTTTATTCAAGTTTGTTATTTCCTTCGTGTATACGTATATATTATATAGCGTTTATGTATTTGTTAATTATATGTTAAACATGTCAATTTATTTGGATGTTTGAAATAAATTATCTACCTTTGCAATCGTAAATGATAAGGGAATAGTCCCACAACAACAAATTAAAACATTAAGTTATGCTACAGATTAATTTTCCAAAGGTTACATCAGATATTTATTCTTTGTATAACAATGAAGTGGAAGATTTGGGTAATATTGAGCTTATAGAAACAGATATTAAACAAGTTGATTTGTCTGTTAATGACATTCAAAATATACTTGGAAAACCAAATTATCAACTTGGTTACTCATATCGTTGGTATTTAGAAAATAATGATGATATTATTCTTATAGAATTAATTAATCTTAAAGAGAATAATTCAAAAACATTTAATAAACTTACTATTTCAACAACTAATACTAAAAATGAAAATTTGGAACTTATCTTGAAATATTTTCTATTTCTTTCTAAGGGTTATAAAAACTTGTTGGGAAAGAAAACAAATGATGAGTTAAAGGAACTTGTTGATACCTATTTCAATGCTGATGTTTGGTATGATTTTGCTTTCGATACTGATAGTGAAACAAAAGTATCTTTTAAGAAGGTTTTGAGAGAGTTTTTGATTAATAAACTTTTAGACGAGGTTTCTTTACATGAACTTATCTCTGACGGATATATTGAACTTGATTATTAATACTTCATAATTCTATAAATTGTTTAGGTAGTGTGTTTTAACTTATATAGTTAGCACACTACTTTTTATTTATTTCAAATAAAGTTTTTGTTTAACATCAATTAACATTAAAAATTTGGTGGTTTCAAAAAATATGCTTACCTTTGCAAGCGTAAATCAATAACAAATAAACAAAACAAGAATTATGGAAGAGATTAAGAATTTAGATGAGTTGAAAGAGTTTTTTAACGAAACAATTTCTACAGCAGTTGACAAGTTATTGAAAGATAGAACAAATAATTTTTCAGAACTTATTTTAACTTTTACACCAAAGATAAAGTTAGAAATTACCGAAGTATCTTTTAATAATAATTCTGCAATACTTCACCACTATAAGGTAGAACGTTTCAGTGTTCCTGAAATAGTAGATAGTTATAAGGAAAATTATGGCTGTTTGGTAAAAGTAGAACGCATAGAGGAAAGAATTGGTAAAGTTTATTACAAAGTGGGGTTATATAAAAAAACATGTCCTTCGTTTGCGAAACTAAACAAGTTTATTCCTAACTTGGGACAATTTTGGTTTTATGAAGTTGGACTACATCGTGAAGGAAAAGATATTAATGAGATTGGAGAAAGAAGGTATCTTTGCTATGACGAGAACGCTTGCAGAAGATTGTACAACACTTTGGAAAGATTAAGCAATACTTATGGTAAGATTGTTGTCACAAAACAGCTAAATGAGATTTGGAATCAAGGTGAAGTTGGTTCTCATGAAAACTTTGGACTGCATATGTGCCGTTTGGTTGTACAATGTTATTCAAAAGAAATGATTTACGACAAAACCCTATTTGTTGCGTTCTAACGGCTTATTTTTGATTTAGAGTACAATTATACAGCTGATGTGGTTATAACGGCTTAGAGAGCAAATAAACGCTAAACTGAGCCGTTTATTCTTTTTCTACTCTACTCAAAAAATTCTGAAAAGTGAAAATTCCTTCAAATTTTTTCGTTTTTCATGGCCTGGCCACGGTAATTTTTAAAATCTAAAGTTGGAATATGATTTTTATTTTTAATAAAAACTTTCCAAACAATGACTTTTCTATTACACTCTGAAAGTTCTAACTTTTTCTTTTTTTATATTTTTTCTTTTTATAATATAATAATATATCTAATAAATTTATTATTATATATTATTTTAATT